AATACGTTCTATCACGTCCATCGACCACACAACCCCAATGAACCTTTTTGCGTGTGGGTGGACCCATGGAACGATTATCACACTAATGATGAGCTCGCAGAAATCGTTCGACGCTGTAATGCCGCAGATAGCTCCGATACTACCAAGATCATCAAAGGCAGTATTATGGGGAACTCGCGCTTTGTGTGGTAAAAGCACCACCAAAAACTGATGACCAATAAGAAAGGAGAACACCATGGAACTCAATGACAAGGCGCAATCCCTCATCACGCGCAGCATGAAGTTGCTGCGTGATCAGCTGGAGGGTGAGAAGAGAGCCGACGATCAACCGATCCTGACTGACATTCTGAACGAGAACATCAGGATGCTCGATGATCTCATCAAACGCGTTGAATTCGAGGGCTTTATCTTCACCCTAACAGACGAGTGGTGAACAGTTCTCACCCATCATCACAAAGCTCTCTGATACGTACAAGCATCAACACCGCTAATCAGAGAGCCCACCCCTCGTGGCGAAACAGGCAGACGCGCTGGATTTAGGTTCCAGTACTCATCACGGGTATGTGGGTTCGAATCCCACCGAGGGGACGCAGAAACAAAAAGAACACAGCCTCTATAGCTCAGTTGGTAGAGCAACGGACTTTTAATCCGTGGGTCCAGGGTTCGAGCCCCTGTGGAGGCACAACACATCTCATCAACAACCACTTACAAGAAGAAAGGCCGCACACATGTCTATTCACCCGCCCGTTATCTTCAGTACACTCACCACGCCGTTTAACCGTCTTGCCATCGGTACTGTCATCGAGGACAGCGAGGGCAATCGATACATGAAGACGTATTGCGACGGCTTCAATCTCTGGATCGATAGCAACAACATCGAATGTGCACATAATGACGCATGGATGCTGGAGCGCATCAATGCAAAGCCCGACTCGTGGCTCATCTGGGTCTGACATGAACATTACATCTATTATCCCTACCCATGTCGCAGGATTTGTACTCACTGTGTTGCTGCTTGTCACTCTTATGGCACTGCCACGCAACATGGCAACAGCGCAACCCACACACCGCAAACGCCATATCGCATTTCTCATCAGTAGCTCTGTTCTCATGAGCTTCTTACTCGTCATCATCATGATTGACATCGCGGCATTGATCGAGCCGATTAAATGACGCACAATTCCATACACCACTACAATCGAAAACCAAAAAGGAAACACTGGCATGTCCTCATGGATCATCATAAACGTCATCACTATCATCCTGGCCCTTTTAATGCTCCCCGGAGATATTGAGAAACACAAACCCATCGCTATCACGATTGACATTGCCATCCTAGTAACGGCTTGTATGTCAATAGTTATATTGCTAATCCCAGAACACTGACAGAACCCACCCAAAAAAGAAGGAGAAACACACATGGCCGACCACAACAACATTGAATTCAAGGACATCCTTGGCGACCGATACTGGATCAACGACGAGACGATCCTAAAGAATCTCTTCGAAGCGAAGATCCTGACTGAGATCCTCGAACTGAATAACCCCGACTCCGAGCCCATCGGTTTCACCGCCACAGTTGATCTCGTTAATAACTACATCGATCGCTACAACCTTGCACACAAGGCTGGTTGCCGCACTGTGAGCGACGTGGCTGATTTCGAAATCATGCGCATCCGCGCTGGTCGAGAATACTCGCTTGATGAGATCTGATCGCTAATCTCTTAGTAACAGTCCGCCTCTACCCGTAGCACATACGCTTGCTATTGGTAGGGGCGGACTTTGCTATACCTCATGCTCTTCAACAATAGGAGAAACCAATGTGCACCATGTGCGAACACCCGTCAAAATCTAACAATATCGACAATTTGCTCGAAGCATACGAACGTCAGCAGCGCGAAATCTACATCAACCGGACGATTCCCGCCATCGACAAACTTGAAGGTATTGCATATGATCTGGCAAATGCATACGAAATGGAATACCGTGCCAATCCCACCTATGAAAACGAAGAACGTATGCGCTATTGGCGATACATGGGAGCAGCCAACTGGTCGAGTAAAAGTAACTTTGACCCGTACACGCCAGCATACAGCGCATACACACAGCGCAAAAATGAATACATCAACTTTCTCCGTCGTCACGGAAAATTAAAAGCTACTAATGCCCAAAAGGGTCTCTTCATTGCCATCGGCATCATCGGTGCAATGATCAGCATTCCTCTATTGATGCATATCCTTCTTGGGCTATCCACCCACATCTAACAAAACAGCAGATACAACAGACAGGACCAACATGTCTCCCATCTCCGCTCTCACCACACTTATCAAACGTTTCAAACCGCGTCGCTACACAACGCTGCGCGTTGAATTCCCCATCATGCTTCCGTGTAATTTCTCCTTTGACGAGTACTCCCACACGGATCTCTTACGCGCGTTCAGCGACGAGATCGAAAGCAAGACGCTCGCTGTCTACACGATTCTCGTCAACACATACGGCATCACACCCAAGCAGCTGCGTGGGACGATCATTCCAGTTCTGAGGGCATCCTCTACGTCTCGTAACAAGATCGTCATCAAATGCCTTGTGCCCGAAGATGCACCAATCGCACTTATCGATGACGATCGTATCCAAATGTTTGGCGGTGACTGCGTGTTCTTCACTTAATTTCTCACACGTTTGGCTGTCAATATCCTCAGTTATCAAGTAAACTGAGACCAGAACGTACTCCTGCTCATCACAGATGCGCAAGAGTCTTCTCTGGGGATGAACCCATTATCCCCAGCACACCCTTCACGAAAGGAAGAGTTACTCAATGAATCTCAACATTTTCAAGAAGCGAAAGTCCGGCCTCACTCTTGTGGTCGCTACCACGCTTCTCTTCGCAGCCCCCGTGGCTGCTCAGGCCGCTACCACCGGGACCGACAACGCTGCTGACACCAACGGCGCAACTTCTGCGTCTGCTGATGGCAACAACGGCATCATCGGCACCGAGCCCGGTGCGTCCACCGCCACGGGCGGCATCAAGATCGTCAAGACCGATGTTAAGGGCCGTTACGGAGACAAGTACTCCGTGAACGCCACGCTCGACATCCGCGTCGATTACACGGGTGACAAGGTCGAAAAGGGTGCCACCTTCTCCGTGGGCCTCGGGGACGGCCTCCAGGTTCCGAACGGATTCAACAGTGTCGATCTCAAGGCCACCGCCTTGGATGGCTCTGAGAAGAAGATCGGTAAGTGCACCGCCGAGAACGGCGCATTCAAGTGTGTCGTCACCGAGGACATCGCCCAGACTCTTGGCGGCAATGGGTCGCTCAAGAACGGCTTCGTCAAGCTCGAAGCCGTGCTGACCAAGTCCAGCGTCGGCAAGACCACGACCAACGTCGTCGTCGACGGTACGAAGTACACCGTCGGTCTGGGCCGAGGCGTCGTCGGTGAGCCCGTCACCAAGGGCGACGGCAAGTTCTGCTGGTCTGATGGCAAGACCCCAGAGGGCCTCTACAAGTTCGGATGCTGGGTTCAGGCCCAGGGCCAGCCGGGCCAGACCATCACGATCACGGAGACTCGTGACGATGCCACCTACCAGGGCGGTGTCACCATGACGACTGTCGACGGTGACTGGGCCAACCCCATCGACTGGAACAACATCGGTGTTACCAAGCCTAAGGTCACGAAGAGTGCAGACGGGAAGTCTGCTACCTTCACGATCCCTAACGAACTGAAGGGTGACCACATGGCTCGTATCCGCGTTGTAGTCGTCACTCCCGAGAAGGAGATGACGAACAAGGCGACGGTCAACAACAAGGAAGTCAGCACCACTGCTACTTGGCGAGCCAAGGGCTCTTCCGGTGCCGAGACTGGCGAGGACGCGAAGCCGGTCACGCCGACACCTGCGCCCACTCCTGAGCCTACGCCGGACCCCAAGCCGTCTGAGCCTCCTGTGACTCCCCCGGTGACGCCTGAGGATCCCAAGCCCGCTCCGACCCCGGACCCGACTCCCGAGCCGTCGACTCCGCCTGCGCCAACTCCCACGCCGGAGCCGTCTACGCCTCCTGTCACCCCGGAACCCGAGAAGCCTGCTCCTACGCCAGATCCGACCCCGGACACCCCGAAGCCGGATCCCAAGCCGACCCCGGAGCAGCCGACTCCTAACCCTGATCCGAAGCCCACGCCGGAGCCCAGTACTCCGCCCGTGACGCCGCCTGCGCCCACTCCTGAGCCTGAGCCGTCTCAGCCGTCTACGCCTGAGAAGCCCAAGCCGGAGCCTTCGAAGCCCTCGGAGCCTACGGACCCTGCTCCTACGCCGGATCCCAAGCCTTCGGAGCCCAGCGTGACTCCGACTCCCGAAAAGCCCGCTGAGAAGCCCAAGGAGACCCCGGCTCCCAAGGAAACCCCTTCTCAGCCCTCTAAGCAGACCCCACCTGCTCCGTCTACCCCGGACAAGCCGGGTAACAGCACGACTGAGCACAAGGGTGCTGTCACGGGTCTAGCTCAGACCGGTGCCAGCGACATGGGCCTGATGATCGCGGGTGCTACTGCACTCGTCACGGCTGGCGGCATTGCGCTTCTGCTGCGTCGTCGTCAGAACAACAACTGACACTGACGTGAGTCAGTAGCTGTGACATAGGAACAAGGAGAGAGGCTCTGGAGATGCAATACTCTCTGGAGCCTCTCTCTTTTCAAGAACAACAGAAAGAGAAACAGGAGAAAACAATGCGCAAGGAATACAAGAGCGTCGAGCTCGTCGATGACATCGACGGTTCGCCCGCTACCGCCACCATCGAGTTCGGTGTGGGCGGCAAGAACTACATCATCGATCTCTCTGAGGCCAACGCGGCTGCGTTTAATGCAGCACTCGCGCCTTATATTGAACACGCTCGCCGTGCTCGCCGTGCACCGGCCAACAAGCGCAAGGCACGCAGCTCCAGCGAAGCTGCTCGCATCAAGCGTCAGCGAAACGCCGAGATCCGCGCCTGGGCGCTGGAGAACGGTGTGACCGTCTCCAAGCGAGGCCAGCTGGGTCAGGACACCATCGCTGCCTACGAGGCTGCACACGCTGCGCCCACTGCCGAGAGCACTGAGAACTCCGAGAACTGACAGGAACGGCACATGTCTACTACTGTTGCGTTTCTTGATAGAAACGGTGAAACCGATCTGAGTTCTCTCCCAGTGGGAACGCTGATCATCACTGTCGGCCCAACTGAGCAGGTGACTCATGAGGACCGTCAGTACATGAAGTGCCAGCGTCACTGGATCAGCCCTGACGGTGGCCACTGGACTGATGAGTCTCTCGCTGAGGATCTGGTCGAGCAAATCGAGATGGGGCGTAGGGCTATCGCCACGTACATCCCCATTTACCCTGCTCATCGATAACTGACAGTCCAGACAGTCAGTCAGCCAATTCATGTTGCCTCCCCTGTGTATATTTGTGTGTACCCCTTGTACATCACAGATGTACCGGGGGAGGTAATGTACACTGGTACAAATACCAACCACTAACCCCTCGTGGTGAAAGTGGCAAACACAGCGCACTCAAAATGCGCCGCCTTTGGCTTGTGGGTTCGAATCCCACCGAGGGGACCACCATGTGTCCGGGCAATGCTGGATGATTAGGACTCAGTTCCTGCCGCTCTGATCAAGCGGATGCACTGGACACCGCGATCGGGGGATCGCGTACGGGGTAGCACTCCGAGGACCAACAATTGCGCCATTGGGCGTTTGTGTGTGAGTTTCTGTTGGTCAAGTTCTACTACGATGATAGATAGCAGAACAGCATCCCCCACATAACCCCGTCCAGGGAGATAATCTTGAGGACGGTAGCGGACCCATTAGAAATCACCTTTCTAATGACTTACCGCATCTGGTTTGCTCTTCGGGCCTATCTACTAACAGAGGTGATCTGGGGCCTGGAGAGCAAACCTGCAACACAACATACAACAGCACGGAATGTGGCGCAGCTTGGTAGCGCACCTGCTTTGGGAGCAGGGGGTCGCGGGTTCGAATCCCGCCATTCCGACGATACAGGCACGAGAGCGGCTTGTGTTGCGGGTGACTACTCGCGGCTAATTGATGACTCCAGCCAAAGGCCCCATACGTTTAATGACAAGCACGTATGGGGCCATAGTCATACAAGGGTCAGTGCGTCGAATTGGTGAAGACACCCGGCGGAGCGCTACGTCGGACACATAAGAAACATTGCAGGTTCAACTCCTGCCTGGCCCACAACTGACGTTCCACAAACTACCACGAAAGACGGGAACAGCAATGAACGACATTCAGAAGATGAACATGCAGAAGACGATCGACAATATTGTCAACGAGTTTCGACAGATGCTCGAAAATGAACTTCTTCCGACCGAATCTACGAAGTTCCTATGCATCGACACCGATGGTGAGGTTGCCATCTTGGATAGTAAGCAAATCCCATCTGGCACACTTATCGGGGGTGACTGTTGGGAAGCATTTCGCGTGCTCGTCTTTGACGATGGCGATGACGAAAAGCCGTGGGTATTGAACACCGGTCTTAAAATGTCCTATGAGACGTTTGCTCAGACAATGCGTGGCCGACGCACACTACCAAGGGTCATCTACTGGTCACTCTCAAGTTCGAATGCTTCCTGAAAAGCTACTAAAGAGGCAGGAAGCCACAACGGCAACAATGTCATGATTATTCACAAAGGACAGTGACATAACCCCACCTACTCGGCCAAGTAACACAATTGGCTCTATCTCGAATAGTGTAAACAACGATGTCGTCAACCCTGCCCTGTGGCACATGGGCCTCGCGCTGATGCGTCTCTCGAAGGCGCACGTGATCTACATGTGCGACGGATGGGACACGACGCGAGGATGCACCCTGGAGCACCAGGCCGCGCTCGCTTTCGGAGTCGACATCATGTACGAGACCAACTGAGACACTGCGTGTGGTGATACCAAGCCATGCAATCTGAGTCTTACTCACTCGGCCAAGTAACCCACTTGGCTTTATCCCAAATGGTGTAATGGTAGCACCCCGGATTTTGGTTCCGGTAATCTAGGTTCGAATCCTGGTTTGGGAGCTAGTCAACACATATTTGTTTCCTTTCTGGTGTTGACTATGGGTCACCCGCCTCGTCACCCTTGTCAGAAGGGTGGGGTGACAAGCTGCTTAGCTCAACGGTAGAGCTTCTATCCGCACCTGTCTTTGCTTTATCTGCGAATAGGGAGATACAGGTTCAATTCCTGTAGCAGCACTCAATAACAAACAACAATCGATCGGAAGGATCATCATGTATATCGATCATGAATTCACACACAACATGATCGCTGGGCTGTCTTTCACCAAGGAAGGACGCGCTCTTGTTGAAAATCTTGAAGCGATGCGGTACTACCATCGCGACGGCAAGACGTTCTACCTTGGCGACGGAGCTCGCCTTATTGTCTCGTACAACGAGTCCCCCGAATACATGGAGGACAACAAGATCATCGGAGCACTGTACCTACCTGGTAACAAGAACGGTAAGCTCGGCCACGAGAATATGTTCATCGACGAAGCTTGCTACCTCGGTGACAAGATCGAAGCTGCGCTGTATTGGTCTTTCCCGAAGGACATGGACACAGTGTGGGAGCCCATCATGAACCGTCCCGAGTACCAGGGTGCTTCTTGCATCAGCACGGGCTATGTCGTCCAGCAGCTGATGCGCACCGCACACGCGCCTGTTCTCGTGCCCTACGAGCTGGCAGAATGGGCCTCTGAGCTTATCGTCGACAACTCCGACTGGGAGGAAATCCCTGTCGACCAGTGCCGTCCAGTCTGGCGCGAAGTCATTGTTAAGTACCCAGATGATCTCGACGACAGCTTCATCCGCACGCTCGTCAAGATCCCCAGCGAAGAACTTAACCTGTATCTGACTACCCTTGATGACGATCTTGAACAGGTCCGTGCGATCCCCGTTGTATCCAACGATTCTCGTGTCCTGTTTGCTCGCAAGCTGAACCAGGAAAGGCGAATCTGGCGAGAAGGTAAGTACCACTCCGCAGGGATCATCAACCAGCTGTTTGCTGACTGGGAGCTCATGCTCCTTGACGGCAACATGACCCGATGGGAAGCCGTCATCCAAGAGCTCTCAGAGAGCTATTGCAAGTTCGTTCACATGGGCGACGGAGTTATGATGCGAGACCTCATCAATACTGCTCGAACCATTGAACACGTGCGTTCGCATGACATGGACCGTTTGCGAGAAGCAATCGAACTTGACGAAACGAAGCAAAAATCTATCATTTTCGACATGACGTACACGATGGTCTCCGAGCTGTTGGTGAGGATGAAGAAGATCCTGAACCTGGTGACGAACTACCAGAACCAGGAATACTTCAACAACATCTCTCCAGTCCAAGCACTCGTACATCTCGTGATGGACGATTACCGTCCTCACGACATCGAGCTCTGAGCTCACAACCCAACGCATAAGTGGCTCCTGGCATAGGCATAATTCGCTCTATGTCGGGGGTCACTTTAGTATCTAAACACAACACAGAAAGGTACCTCCGATGATCATCAAACTGAAGAATCTCTCTATCCCGTTCCACAGGCTCGGCCTCGGAGCCATCCTGATCAGCCCGAACGATACCCGTTACCTCAAGTCGCTCACCGACGACGCAGAGTTCTGCTGGGTCACAGCCACTGACGCCATCACTGCCGAATCCGTGCTCGATAGCACGATGAAGCGCGACATCGGTGACGGTAAGGGCTGGAAGGTCATCCCGTGACAGCCGTGACAAAGAGCATCGAGTACATCGATGATGCCGTGAACGGCATCGAATGCATCGGTGACGGTAAGTTCACCGTCACCGAAGAACGCCTCAGAGAACTTCTTGAAAACGAAGTCATCAAGAACCTGTACGACATGAACGTCGACGCTCCTGGCTCATGCATGTTCGGCATCGAAAGTATGTACCCCAGCTACGGTAACGCACCTGACATTGTTGCTGACACGCTCATCGGTATCATCATCGACAATCACAACGAAGCAAAGGAGAGCTCAGATGCTTGATGATAAGGACATCAACCAAATCGCACAGAAGGTTGCTCAGATTCTCTCGAATGAACAACCAACTAAACCGCCCCATGCATATCAAACAGAACTAGGTCGACATGGATTCATCGATGGTCTGGGAAACCACTACAACCTTCTCGAACTTCTCCGTAGACCGACAGTCATTGATATGACTGACGACGGATGCGGATGCTTCTTCCTGGTTTTCAAGAACGGCAAACCGAACCACTGGGTTGGCGATTCCGGTGTTGAAAAAGACATGGAAGAGATGGTCGAGTTCATCACCGACGAACTGACTGGTGAATTCAAGTTCACCCAGTTCTAAGAGAAAGAGTCTTCTTCGAAGACTAAGAATCCGTACATCACAGATGTACTAAGATAATTATTGATAGAGATCGTCAGACGATCTACACCTAGCCATACGAAGGAGAAAATAAACATGGCAAACATCAACCCCAAGAACTTCGCTGTTATCAAGGGTCGCCTGGCCTCTGATCCGCGTTTCTTCACCAACAAGGACGGTTCGCGCACGGTTCGCTTCACCGTTCTGGCCGACCAGAACTTCACCAAGCGAAACGGCGAGCGCGGAACCGACGCGGTGTCCGTCGAGCGCTTCATCCCCAACGACCGTGGAAACGGCGTCTTTGACATGATTCATCAGGGTGACCTGGTGACCGTCATGCACCACCCGACTACTGATGTGTACACGGATCCCGATACCGGGGAAACCCACTACATCCCAAAGAACATCGTCGATGACGTTCAGATGGATGAGAAGCGTGAAGTGACCACCGCACGTCTTGCCCGACGCGCCGCCGAGCAGGATGCGCGGAACCGCGCTGCTCAGGCTGCTCAGCCTGTTGCTGCGCCCGTCCAGCAGGTTGCCGCTCCTGCGCCTGTTTCTCAGGCCGCTCCTGTTTCCCAGGCTCCCGTCTTCGCGGACGACGCGCTCAACGCGTCCGATCCGTTCGGTGACGGGTTCGATCAGGGTAACCCGCCTTTCTGAGAAGAACATGGTAGGATTCTGATCAACAATCACAACTGAATATTCACAAACAACACCAATACCCCGTAGCAGCATTACGCTGCTACGGGGTATTGCTTTACACAGCGATCACTGCTGCATCGCTGATTCCAAAGCCACAGGCTCTGCCACCAGAAACACGTTCTGCTGGTAGTAACCGTAGCTGTTCACACGGCCACCACAGGTCGTCAGCACCAACCGACGCGGACCAGTAGCGCTGAAATAGTCCTCCGGGAACGCCTGATGCTCAGCCACCCACATGCCGCTCACGCGCCACGTGGACAGCGATCCATCAAAGCCTTTCACCCAGATCAACTCATTCTGAGAGACATCCGTCGCCATGGTGTACAGAGCCCCACGATGCCGTTTTGTCCACGCCACATGGGAGGCGATGAACGTCGTTCCCTCGCCACCCGTCATACTCACTGCGCGTGATGAGCTTGTTTGTGTTCCCGACTGCACGGTATCGGAAGAAGACAGGGAGGGGGACGAAGCGGGTGAGACAGCACGAGAAGACTGTGGTGTATCAAACCCCGGACGAACGCCGGTGAGAACTCCAGTATCGGATGCGGTGAGAGGCGCTCCAGCTGAGTACCAAACACCTCGGTGCACGTTAGTCGGCACATGGATCGTCTGAAGATCACCGTAATTTGACGCCTCGAACGAATCAGACCCCTGAAGCTCCATGTAGATGCCGGACTCCGGGATGAACACAGACCCAGGAGCCATACGAGCAACCGACATCGTGCTAATCCTGTAATCCTCAGTGTTAATCTCCCACGTGTTCGAGCCTTGGTCCGAATCCGCGTTCACGACCGGCCACTCATGGGTGAGCACATCATCAGTAGCCTCAACAGGCGCAGTAGAGATTTCCTCATCCTGATATGTCTGAGCAGGCACCGGAAGCTCTTCCTCGACCTGAGCCTCATCATGTGCGCGATAGATCAGGTAAAGACCGCCACAGATGAGACTCGTGACGATAAGCCACACGATCGCTGTCAGAGCAGCGCGCCATTTGCTCCGCTTGTTCTTCGGGTTCTGCGTGCCTTGCTTACCGTGGGCAACCCCAGCATCGTGCAGCACCTCATCGAGACTCGATGGAACGACCAAAGACTCGGTCTTGTCAGGGCTAGTCCCATCGCCATTCACGATGTCATCGAAACTAGGCAGAGCAGCGCCGGTGGCGGCAGCTGTCACATCAGCTGCCGCCACACCAGACTCAGTCACGATGTCATCATGCGTGTGCTCGCGCGCGCTGTAACGGCGCAAAGCATCATCCCATGGACTCGTAGACGTAGACATCTGCTCACTCTCCGTTCTTCGTGCTGTTCTTGGCAGCACGCTTAGCAGGCTTCGCAGCCTTGCTGGACTGCGCAGCAGACGCCTGAGCGATCGAGTACAGACCCTCACGGTTCAGAGAGCGAGAATAAGACGCATCCAAGTACAAGACCGGCATTGCGTCCTCGGTGTTCATTTCTGCCACCTTGCTCAGCAAGAGCGGATACAGCGCGTCCTTCACAGGGCCAGAGCCACCGCCGAACACGAATACGACCTCAGTCGTCGCACCAACAACGCCGAGAACACGACCGAACTGGTCAGACGCAGCTCGTGCGAAGAACTCGATCTCACGGTCGACGTAGGCACGCACCTTGTTGTAGAAGTGCCACTTCAACGGCGAGGGCTCACGCTGGAGGAAATCCGCCAGCTGCTTCCGGCTGGTGAAACCAGTGTGGAAGCCTTCCGCGTCCATGGACTCCAACGCACGGGTCAGCACAGTGCCGTAGCCTTCACCGAACGTCACAGAGGCGTCTGCGTTGAACTTGCCGTTGGTAAACACCGGGAAGTTAATCGTTCCCTCACCGATGTCGATACCGATCGTATTACGAGCTGCCAGGACATCTTCTGCCGTGACACCTTCCAGTGCGAGACCACGAGAACGCACGTCAGCAAGCATCGCTTGCATGAGCGGCACACCCTTCTCCGTGATGGCCCACTGCGCAGATGCACCTTCGGCCATCACCACCACATCACGGAACGTAATGCGCACCACGACAGGCGTCTCGAAGTTGTGCACGGTGACCAGGTGCGTACCGTTCATGAACTCAGCACTGTAGCTGGTGCGGTGACGCATGTACTCATCGATCGGCAGAGCAACAGCCACGCACGCGTCGACAATAAGCTCCGATACAGGCAGCGTCTTAGCAACAGCCACATAGTCACGCAGAGCCTTCGCAGCGAACACACCAAGGATCAGCACCTTAGATAGCTCCTGCTCGGCCTTCGACCGTCTGCCCACAACGTTGAACTCATCGAACGCGCCGTTCGCGGTCAGAGCTCGCTTACCAAACAGGTGTCGGTACGAGTTTGAGACCATTGAGGACGAGAACGACACATCGAGGTGGTTATACAGATCATTGGCGCACACGTCTTCGGCCTCAGTATCCTCCTTTGGTAGAGAGTTAGGCCGAGTCACCCGCGTCACGCCGCTGGGGAGATCGATCGTGTCGATCACAGGCTTACCAGCCTTATCGGTGCGCGTCCCCCGCACCAGACCCTTAACGTAGCCGTTACCGACATCGATACCGCCAAGAAGCGACATCGTGTTCAGAGAGGCAGGGATTGCAGAAGTCATAGGTTACTCACTTTCTTTGTTGTCTGGACTCAACGCAGTGCGCCAAGCACATCTTCCATATCGTTCAGGGGGTTGACAGCATCATCGGAACCGTCAGAATCATCAAGAATCTCAGGCTCATCGGTGACATCTTCATGCGACGCAGGAACCATGAGAAGCTCGTGATCCAGCTCCGGCTTCGGCATCAGTATGCCGATCGACTGAGCGATCGGGTGACCGTCGACAGTCTCAAGCTGTTCTGCCTGTTCTGTAAGCTGCTCTGTTGATTTAGGCGGACGGCCTCGACGCGGCTGCTGAACCACCGGATAGCACGTCGCGTCACGGTACCCGTGTCGCTCGATCGCCTCTCGGATCAGGCTGCGCACAGACGCGCTGAGATCCGACTGCGCGCCGATCCAAGCCAGCACAGACTCATCAGCATCGGGCACAGAGACCCGGAAACGGCGCGCCGTCGGGCGTGGGACAGACCCAGTGAAACGCTTAGGCATAAACACCTCTCTCTTCTCGATCTTGATAGTGGACCACATAACCAGATGACGAGTGGTTCTTATCTGGTCATCTATAGGCCATGATACACCCATTCGCCTCATACATCAAGCAAAACGGCGCTTACCAGGTCACGTTATGACCAGATAAGCGCCACATGCGCAGTGCTGGGACCAACTATTAGCCAACAATGTCCCAGACAGCACGATGCAGATCATCAACAGACCCACAGTTGCAGATCACGACATCGGCACGCTGCAACAGGCTGTACGCGTTGGTTTCCGACACGTGATCAGCACCCAGCGCCCCGACAGATGCGTCAACCAGTGCTCGATCGAGGGAATCCTGATCCCCTCGCCACACGCCAATGACGATGCCTCCGAGATCATGCACGAGGTTAAACTCTTCATCAAACCGGACATCAGTGAGCGCCACAGCTTCACCACGAGCGAGCTCTTCCTGGACGCGCTGGCCGGTCAGGTCCGTCCACGTTCGCTCGCCCAGTGTGTCGCGCACGCAGTCCGTGCCCAGCGTTTGGAGCACAGTGCGCACATCAGGCACGAGATCCTTCGCCTTCTCCATACCCAGAGCGTCGACCACCTCGTGATACTTGGCGAAACCGCCCACCACGGTAATAGTGCTATCAAGACGCGCTTCTTCTGGCACTTCGACCCACACGCCGCGTAGCTTCATGCTCATCTCTTTGAGCGGATCGGCAAACGCCATACGCTTCCAACCTCGTGCAATAAGACCCTGCGCAGCAGTGTCTTTGCCCGATCGCTTGAGACCGACGAAACCGACCAACGAGGTAGGCACATCACGGCGATCGATCAGAGCAGGAACGGCGTCAACATCAGGCATCATAATCACAGGGACAGTCATCAATAAGACCTCTTTTCTTAGGCGATTCTACTGGTACACGAGCCATTCTACTACATATGGCACTGTCCATCCATGCGCAAAATACACGTAACCCCCGCAGCAGCGAAGAGCTACCACGGGGGTTACGTACTGATCACCTTCTCAGAACAGTGACCATATTAGCACATCAGTGCTTCACGGCAACCTGAGCCTTGTTGCGGCGCGCCTTGTTCAGGTAAGTAGCGCCGCCACCCAGACCGATCGCGGCCATCAGAGCGCCGAGAACGCCCAGCAGACCAGTGTTTGCACCTGCGGCCTCACCGGTCACAGCGCCCTTCGGAGCGGGCTGCTCAGGAGAGTCCACCTTCGCGTGCCAGTCGTCAGAGTCAGAGACCTTCTTCCCGTTGTGGATGGACTCGCCAACCACAGTGGCAGTGTCAGAGTGCAGCGTGCCCTCTTCAACGCCGGTCAGAGTACCGACACAGGACACAGACTGACCGACCTTCAGGGTACCGATCTTGTCACCAGCAACCTTCACAGTCTGCGCAGTCGCGCCACCGGTCACACCGGCATTCGCCGGATCAGCAGCAGCCTGCTCAGCCGGAATCTCACAAACGATACCGGTGACGTTACCGGTGGTGCCCTCATGCGTCGCATCGGTGAGCGAGACGTTCACGAGGTCAGCCTCGCCGGTGTTCTTCACCAGGAAGCCGATCTGAGTCTCGTCCTTCGCAGACGCGAGAGTCAGAGCGTTATCGGCCTCGTCGCGGTCACCAGCCTCAAGACCCTCAGACAGCGTGAACTTCTCCACGTCGATCGCGGGCTTGGGAGTCACCGTGAAGATAGGCGGCTCATTGGTGACCTTAGACTCGTTGTTCCACGTGACAGAACCCTTGTTGATAAGCTGCTTCGTCTCCCCGTCCGTGTCGTAGTCACGACGGAACTGACCAGAAATAACCAGCTTGACCTCACCGGGCTCAGTCATACGAGCAGTCTTGGCCAGGAACTCAGGCTTCGCCTTCGCGGTGGTCACACCCTTCTCGATGTCGTTGGTGATCTCGAACAGATCCGTGACATCGTTGCCCTGGAAGTAGACCTTCGGAGCACCGTCCATCGTGACGTAGGTCAGGCCATCCGACCAGTCATCAGTGATGCTGTACTCTTCGAGGCCGTACTGGAGGTACGCGGCGATGTGATCGTTGACCACAGCCGAGACCTTGTCACCGGGCAGGAAGGACTTCTGGTCCACACCCTTCTGGTTCGTGCGCTCGGGGTCAGCAGTCGTACGCGCCTCGGTCTCATCAGCAGTCCACACCTTGTCAGGATCCGGGGTCACCTTGCCGGTCTCAGCAGAGTTACCAGCCAGGCAGTGATCCTGGGCCTCGGTGTAGCACACCTTGGAGTCATCCGGGATACGGTAGTCAGCACCAGTCGCCTTCGTGTAGGTCGGAACCATCAGGGTGTAGTTGCCCTGCTTCTCCATGTCCTTCACAGTACCGGAGATGACAACCTTGCCCTCGATCGAACGATCAATGGTGACATCAGCCTTAATGCGCTGACCATCGGGGCCGAGCACCTGCACGCGACCAGCGTCGTCTGCATCCTTACCACCGATCGTGACATCGGCGGTGTTCACCGTATCAGTGATGGTCAGCTGCGAGGCGTAACCGTTGGAGTGGGCCGTGATGTTCGCGTTGTAGAACATGTTGTTGGCCAACACGTCCTTCTCGGTCAGACCAGAACCGGTTTCACCGTTGGTCAGAACCTTCACAGGGTTCTTGGGCTTAACCGTCCAAGACTCAGACGGCTCACGATCGGCGGTGTCCACCGCTTCGTTCATGTTGCCCTGCTTGGCGACCTTCACGTCGAACCAGAAGCTCTTGCCCTCGCCGGTGGCAGGCCACGAGGTCCAGCCAAAGTCAGCCGGAGTGAACTCAGGCGACTTCGTATCACCGTTGTTAGCGATCGACACAGTCTTGGTCACAGACTTGTTGCCCTCAGGGCCTTCGTAGGTCAGAACAACCTCAGCGTCGACGTTCTCATCCACGCCCTTGCCACCACGCGATGCATGGATCGTGTCGTAGACCGGCACAGTGCTGCCAGCCTCGGTCACGGTCGACGCATGATCGGTCGTCACCGTCAAGTCGTAGGTAGGCGGCGGAGGCGGAGCGGAGATGCCCACAGGCTCTTCACTGTTGACGGCCACACAGGCAGTGGACACATACGGCTCACCGTAGGCGTTGCCATCATTCGGCAAACCAGACGCCTTGCCGACACCGGTCTGCGCAAGGTTGTAGATGAAACCTGCGATCTCAGCCGAACGGTTGTACATGCCGGGGTAGCCGTCCGTGCGCCATTCCTCGGCCTTGTCGTAGAAGTACTGCGCAGAGCGCGCAGCAGCGCCACCGTTGTTGCCGTTGTTGGTGGCATACATGATGCCGACCACACGAGCCGTGACGTTGGATCCACCAGCAGCCTGGCCACGAGAGATAGCCTCGTTCAGAGCCTCGCCACACGAAGTCTGGAACTGGTTGGCCATGTAGGTACCAGTGATACCGGCCTTATCCATGAACCAGTTGATACTGTCCTGGCCCCATCCCTGGGAAACCAGAGCCTGGCCACCCTGCGGGTTCGCCACAGCATCATCGAAAAACGCGTAGCGGATGCCCAAATTTCCGGCAGCACCCAGGTTGCCACCGGTGGTACCGCCAGAGCCGCCGTTATCGGCAAACGCGGGATTTGCACCCACGAGGGCCGCGCCAGCAAACGCCATCAACGCGGCAGTAGCAACAGCCTTGCGACCCTTGTGCTTAGTCGTACGAGAAGTCATCGTACCTCGCTTTCTGTTGTTGTTGAGCTAAAAAACAGACCTGCTGCTAGTGGTCCCTGCTTGCAGGTACCACTACAACCTTCTCGCAACAGGTCAACGCATGATGCACGGTTGACTGGGACGATCGCACAGTCTGAGCCTGAGAAGGCAGTACCCATAGTAACACACATATACGCAGTAACGCGATAAATCGGCTCGATTACCAGTATATCGTGCATCTCTCTACGGTTCTTTACTGTCTCTTTTACTCTTTCTTGAAGGGTTTGAATAAGGCGCTGCTCGCAGCGCCGATAAACAGATTGATCACTTTCCCTGGTTCTATGAGACATGCCGTAGATTGTGACCAGCTGGAAACAGAAACTTATAGGAGCTTACTATGTTCATCGACTGCACGGAATGCGGCACTCACGTCTTCGCCAACATCACCGACAAGGCTATCGCATACCTGGGCCTCACCGAGGCTGTGTACTGCGATGCCTGCGGAGAAGACTGAACGGTGACTACCGACTATGCGCACGCTGAACCTCCACCACATCATCCGATTCACTCTTGCGATCATCATGTCGATGGTGGCTGGATACTGGATCGGAGCAACCGTCGACGATGACTACGTGGCAGCTACACTGGCTCTTATCAGCATCGTTGTCATCGCTGCTGTCATCCTCGCACCCATTGAAAAACATTCTCACAAGAAGGACGGCTAAACACACCATGATGGTCAAGCAACAAAAAGAACCCATTCTCACACGCATCGACAAAGCCGCGCGAGAACTACTCTATGATCAGCCCGATGGCATCATCCCCGTCTCGGGGAACTTCACCATCGTCTGCTGTACACATCTACATCTGGGTGGTAAATACGAATACGAGGTCTACTCTTACAGGACTGTCGTCGCATACGTTTCGTTCTCTGCCCCTCATACACGTCCAGTTGTACGCATCTGCAACAATGCGTTCGACCACACCCACACCACGTCGCGGCATCTCCACCGTTTCATCACTGCGCTGATGGAACATCGACGTGTTGACTGGGATGCCCTCAAGCAGCTGTGCGACGAGAGCAAGGCAGACGGAACAGAAACCGTCATCGTTCCGGTGATCTGATTGAACGTCGATACTGTCTTTTTCTACCTCATTGTTGCGTGGTACGTGATCGAAGGAATTTCTGCCCTATCACTCATCGCAGCGATGATAGCAAAGCTCATCATCGACTTTCGTCAGAAGTGAGAATACAGATGGCAACAAACAACGAAGCATTGGCACTCGCTCAACACGCTCCCATGCTTAGTCGAACACATCCGCGTTCGCCTAATGATGGGGGCTGCGCATGCTGCAACCCTGAGCCCACCGGCAAAGCACGTATCGCAGCCAGGCGTGCGGCGAAACGTCGGAAACGACAAGAACTCAAGCACGCTATCCGCGACAACTACAGCTAACCATTCTCTCACCACTACTTTCTCTCCCAATCCCTGAAAGGAGCCCAATCATGGGCAACCGTTCCAACCTTGTGATCATCACCGATCGCGTTCAGATCGAGCACGTTATCAACAGCACGCCGCTGTGGGATCGCGATCGAGAGATCGCTCCCGATGAACAGCTGTTGCCGCACAGCCTCGATCTGGTGACCGGCGTTGTCATGTACTCCCACTGGGGCGGCATGAACGCAGTGCTGGACGCGCTGCGCGCGTGCTACACGTACGGTCTTCAGCGTGCGTCGCAAGAATCCTACTTCGTAAGGATCCTCGCGCGTGCGTTCACCAGGGGCGACGACGAAGAGACCGGCTCGGGTATCAAGCCCGTGTCGTTCGTTGTGGCTCACGACGCACCTCTCTTCACGAACGATAAGCAGGTACAGCCGGTGCTGACGGATAGCAACTATCCGAAATTCCCGGTCATTGACCTCACGACCCGTGAGATCTACCTCTACGAGAGCAACTTCTTCGGTGACGGAGAAGGCTCGCGCGGTGAGACCTACCCGTTGGATCGCAACGGCATCAACGCTGTTGCTCACCAGCTCATCAAGATGGTGCGCGACTGAAGCTCGTCGCACTGGAACACTCATACCCACACCTACACAAAGGAGAAACAACCATGGGACTTGATATGTACCTGTCGTACCGCCGTAACCTGGACGGCATTCCCGAAACGATTCAGCGCGCAATGCGTAAGCAGGCATATACCGACAGGTATCCGTACCTTGCCGAGCATCTCGATAAGGAAGGTAAGCTCGATACCATCATCGACCATCACGTCGAGCGCGACGATCCTTACGAAGAAGAACTCATGTACTGGCGCAAGGCCAATGCAATTCACAAGTTCTTCGTCGACAACGCTGCTCACGGTGTTGATGACTGTGAGCCCGTCCAAGTCACGATCGATGTCCTCAAGGATCTCGTTGATCGTTGTGAGACAATCCTTCAGGGAGAAGTTGACGACAACGGAGCGCTTGTTGACCCGAAGACGGCAATGGAGCTCTTGCCCTCACAGTCAGGCTTCTTCTTCGGTTCCACCGACTACGATGACTGGTACATCGAGGATCTCAAGAAGACCGTCAAGGCTCTCAAGCCTATCGTTGAGCACGCAGAACTCTACACGGACCCGATCATCTACGAAGCATCGTGGTGATCGCAGTCTGATCTCACGCCAGCCCCTTCAGCGCATAGAAACACTGTGTGTTGGAGGGGTTTGTGTATCTCTACCTACTTATCTACCAACCAAGAAAAAAGGATAAATCATGGACTACAAACCCCATCCAGAAAAGTTCGACTTCAAGCGTGACATCATGTGCATCAACCGCACAACGGGGCGCATGCTCCTATCAGCACTGACGCTCATCACTCCCCAGAAAAGGGGTCAGCAAATCCACGACATCATCAATGATGCGATCACACTGGATTGGAGCGATGCGACGCATTCACTCGATGTCACATACACACCAGATCTGAGTGGTAGCAATGGAACCACTACGTTGCACATCTCTGTGGAGTCTGATGTCGATACCTGTGTTGACATGACAGTTGATTTCGACTGCACGCAACAGGTTGCCCTGTATTACGAACCCATGGCATGGGCAATCACCATCACCAAGAAGGGGCGCGTTCTCAAGGAATTCACCATCACGTGGGGAATCATGGCTGCCGTGCTCCGAGAACTGCTCATCCAACGATACATCTTCCGTGACAACGAACGAACCATTGCTCAGGGTAAGATCGTTCAGCCGCGTGATTACACACAGAACAATGCATTCAAGACACAGGAAGATACGTGGGCCAAACTTGGATTGATTGACCTCATCGAAAACGTCATGAACCCAGAGAAATATAAGCAGAACAATCAATAAATCACAGGGAGACTTCACTTATGCAGCTCTATCACAAACGCGACAAATACATCGCGTACAAAGACTTCTTCACAACGCAGATGAAAGAACTCTCGCGCCACACCTCCAAGATGATTCTGGGAATGCTCGGCATGCTCCCGTACGATGGATACTACGTCCATAAGAATATGACGACCATTCTCGATCTCGACTGGGACGATACGACTCATCAGGTCCACGCCAACACCGTGATTGACCCAGAAACGGGCAGAACCCGTGTGCGGTTGACGATTACTGTCACCGGTTTCAACATCACGCTCAACATGTCTGTGCTCTTCGCTGTTCAGAGCCTTGGACACCCTTCCTTCGCGTACATCCCCGTAAGCTGGGACATCAAGCTATTCGATGGAAGCGACGAGCGATCGATCAATGAACTACCCGTCCATGAAAGTCTTGTTCTCGTTATCCTTCGAGGACTTGCTATCCAGCGAGGTATCCAACTGGCCATTGACAATGACTACATTGGTGGGACGTTCATCGAAGAAGCGAAGGACTACGGCATGCTGGACAGCACCGAGAAGCTTTTCGTGCGATTCGGCGCAGAATACTTCAGGAACCTCCTGGAGAACGCCATCCGACCTCACATCGCGAAGATGCAACAGGCGTGTAACGATAACTGACATGCTGTGCTCTTCTCTTTGATAGACCCCTCATCCGCATACATACCTAATGATATGGATGAGGGGTTGTTTCTTTTCTTGAATATATCTGGAGCATCTGATGATGCTCCGATAATCACACTGAGAAGAATTCTCCCTCTCTTACTATCACAAACAGAAAGGTGCATCGTCATGCACGTCATCAAGATGCAGACCGACATCGGTCGCGAGATCTCCGAAAAGGGCATCGTCCCAGAACTTCCCTACTTTGGTCCATTCTGGGACAACGATGACCAGCCTCTGTTCGAAGAGATTGACATCGATCCAAACGATCTGGGCAGTCTCCCTGAGGGTACTGTTCTCAAGGTTGATCCCAAGATTAACCCAGGACACTTCTATGCGAATCCATTGTACTTCCGCAAGGAGAACAAGGGATGGATGCGCGTGCCCATCGAGAGTGAATACCCGTACCCTCGCATGCCTATTTCTATCGACGATACCATCTTCGAGCACGCCGCTGAGCTCATGATCATCCATGTACCCGAAAGCTGAGAACCATGGCATACCAGAAGATCAACCTCAACACTTTGCCGATCGGCACAGTCATCGATGTCATGCACATTGATGACACCGGATCGTACGTCGTCACACTGGGCAAAAAGCTCGACAAGAAATGGCATCGTCACGGAGACGGTGCTGTCATCGACGCAGACCAGATCCGCGCCTGGGCCACACGCATCACCGTCGTTCGGCGTCCGTACTGACACATTCTCACTTACACCCAACCCACAAAAAGAAAGACATAGCCATGCGACTCAGGCACTCTTACGATCGTGGTTACGATCTCTTCACACAGATGGAACAGCTCTCGCGAGACAACACCGAGATGCTTCTGGAAACGCTCGGGTCCATCCCGATCGTCGGTCATAGCATCTTCAACGATGTGCAGTACATGGCCGAGCTCGACTGGGATGATAAGACGCACACAATCAACACTGAGTTCACCCCGGACTCGGGATGGGGCAACGGAGATCACACACATCTCACGATGTCTGTCACAGACACGAACGGCTCCGACACGAAGACTCTTACTGTATCTGTGGAGCTAGGACATCTCTACACGCAGTACCACACTCGGTACATCCCGATCGGCTGGAAACTCACGATCGCTACAACGCCAATCTTTTCTGGGGGTAGTGATCGTACGACTTACCTGGTTGGCGGACAGCCGCGTAACAGGGTTGATAAGATCCGCGAGATCAGGATCACCAGGGGCGTTGCCATCGCTACGATGCGATCCCTTGCCATCCAGATGGGCATCTCGTTGGCTGCTAAGAATCGCAGACTCAATAGCGACACTGTCAACGAGATGCGCACGCACGGCGTCCCGGAAAGTCAGGAAACATCCTTCCTACGTCTCGGTCTGGATCGCATCATTGATCTGATCAGGAACACAGAATCGACCACTATCACTGACTAACCCCTCATACAATCATAGGAAGGAGTGCCCTCATCATGAACGGAGCACAGCTTGTTTACCTCCGAGACATTTCGGATGTCCCGCCTAACACGCAGATGGAACTGCGTCAGATCGCACTTGCGAACATGTACCCGTCGATGACTGCACATCTTGCTGCATCGATGAAGCTGGGAGACATGCGTGACGTCATCGAGCAGCTTCCTTATGAGGAACTGCTCGCTCAGTGGAATGGTGCAGAGGCTAACGCCCTGTCCCATTTCTTCAAGAAGACTGCTGCGAACTACATGGATGAACCTGACCAGGCTGATCTGTACCAGGGCTACCGAATCAGCGATCTTGGTCAGCTCGATGATCTCATCTCTAGCTGCCAGGCCATGCGGCGCGTGCTCAACAACGCTGCATACGCAGACAACGACAAGTCGGCTGATGTCATCCTGCGCGCGATCGAGATGAATCTCCCGGTTCCTTTCGAGATGCTCAAGCAGGTTGACTTCAAAGATTACCGCGCGTTCTTGGAACGCACGGTTAGCTTCGTTGAGCCGATCCTGAAGCTCGATCGGTTGTACCCTGACCCGATCATGTTCCACCTCACGTGGTGAGGGCTGATCAAGGGTCATAGAGCAGGAGAGGGGGAAGGGCGGATAAATGCTACCCTTCCCCCTCTCATATACACAGCACAAAGATAAAAAAGAAGGAGTACACACCATGGGCCAGCGCGGCGTACACGCCACGATCAACAAAGACGAAAACACAGGTCGTTTCGTCGTCCACCTCACCACTGTCCAGTGGAGTCTGCACATCGCTGAGATCATCAAGTTCGCGTTGCAGCACGCGGGCAAGGACGGATACAGCCAGACTGAGTTCCTCAACTGTCTCGAAAAGACGGTTCGGAGCATGTCGCACATCAGTGCGTTCGATCTCATGGACGAAGACTACAGATTCTACAACCGTTCTCGCCCCATGGAAGGCGGCTACAGCATCGTGGCTCACAACCACGAGGACAGCAACAAGGAGTACCGTCTCGGTCTCGACCATGGTGACGGTACGTTCGCACTGACAGGCAATGCGAACACATTCCATACGCGACGCTCTGCCGAGCAGTTCGTCAAGGAGCACCGACATGCACAGGACGCAGTGTCGTACTTGTGGGATCTCGATAGCAATCTGTTCACGTTCTTCGCGGGCGATTGGGGCTCGCTCAGGGCTTACGGCTTCGCCAGCGAAGAAATTATCACATGTAAGGAGATCACGTACAGTATCGCTCAGTTGAAGCACCCGAAGGCGTCAGTCGAATACAACGGCGCTATGTCATCGACACGGATCATCGATCTCTACGAAGGCGAGCTTCCTGCATAACAACAGAACAGAGTAGAAAGAACACAACATTATGAGCTGGCTTCCTGCCATGATGTGGATGCGCATGCTGGACGATGACGAACTCGAAGAGCAGTCTTCAACCGGATGCAACGCAGGGTACACACCCCTCGTCGACGAGATCCGCACACCCGTCACCGACGGCACCCCTACCAACAACAACAACAGCAACAACGCTGAAGATGCACCCACCGTCGCGCCGCGCGCATGGCACCACACCGCAATGTCAGCAGCCACATTCACACTATCAGCCCTCTTGGCCTACGTCGCCACTGAGGCAATATGCAAGCGTATCCGTGGTCGCAACTAAGCGCACATGTAGCACGCCAACACTGATCGCTACCGTCAAACCCCAACAATAGAAAGAACCATCATGACCACCTCATTCCCCGGAGCAACGTTTACGCCTGCTCCCGGATCCGAACCCAAGAACAAGCAGGAGAAGCGTGACATGTTCGTCACGTGGGCACACATCTCGAAGTTCCGTTTCTTCGACGGATTGTACGAGAATCCCACCAAGATCGTGCACCCCGACCACACTGAGTACCGACACAATGAGGTCCAGTGCGTGCACAACGCACTCGCGTGCGGACCTCTGCGTGTGTACAACACCCATGCTGAGATGGACATCCACGATGCCACCAAGGAATGCTACGACAACGATCGTACCTACAGCGGCACCATCCGTTATGAGCTCAACAATGAGTTCTACGAAGCGCTCAACAAGATTGAGTGGAAGGTGTCGGAGCCTGCTCGCAAGAGTAAGGTTGCAGATGTTATCCGGCAGATGGTGCCGGTTGATGATCTAGCACAGCTCACAGTTGGTAGCGTACTGCTGGCTCGACGAGGTAAGTCTCATGAAAGTGCAGAAAGCTGCGTCGGTCACGCCATCGTCCTCGGTATGACCGGCTTCCAGGGATTCGATGACTACATCGAATGCATCGGGTTGGAAGACATCTGCCCCGGACATGTCGAAGGCACGTGTTACTCGCAGAACCCCACCAGAGGCTCTGGCGTGAGTTACACCTGGGGTAACACGTATGCTGATATTCCCACTCTAAATCGCCATTACGATTTCTACCTCGTGCAGGAAGGAACCGGCAAGACCTGGGCAGAATACGGACCCATGCGAGATCCGTATGTTCCACGCGATGTGCTCTCTCGGGCCCATGCGACGAAGAACATGGTCGACGACTACCTGCGAGGCGTCGGTATGCCACGCAACAACCGCCGTGTCGAGCAGATGCTCGGCATCGGATACTAACCAGACATCACAAGACAAGGCAGGAAATATGCTGAACGCAATCACCGGCTGGATCCTTGGTGACACCCATCAAACCAGGCATCTCGATCCGGCTGAAGCAAGTGCTCTCACGATCACGAAGCAGGACATGATCTGCATCGGTAAGTCTGTGCTCGTTGCAAGCGCGATCATGGCGATCGTCATGACACCTGTTGTCCTCAACCTGGCGCTATCAATATAAATCACAACACAGAAAAGGAGACAACACCATGGGTGCACCCGCTCACCCTCTCCTTCACAGGATCCTCTCCGCAACAAACACCCCTTGGAACGACTGGACCTCATGTCTCGTCTACCACCACAAGGCCGTCGACGAGATGGCTGACTGGATGGAGCGAGCGCATCGCTTTGAGACGATCATGCTCACCCACATCTACCCTCAGGTTGCCGAAATTGCTCGTAGCGATACTGAGTTCGAGCAGATGATCAATAAGGTGGAACCGGACGTTCACGCGATGGCAATCGCAGATAAGCATGATCGTATTCGCTGCGAAAAGGTCATCATTGCATGGGACAAGCTCTCTGGACTTGTCCGAGAGACTCTCAACAAGCAACCCACACGAGAGCAGATCGATGCGCTTCTTGATCGATGCTATGAGATGAAGGACGATACATCGCTTGATCACAAAACTCGACAGGAAGCGCGAAACACGACCTACGCACTGAACAGGGTGCTGTGGGATTGGAATCTCTATGAGACGATCACGCCTCTCAGGTTCTACCCGAACCGAGATCCTCGCTTCGATCGGTACAAGATCTCGATCTGAGTAACAGCACCCCCCCCGGGGGGATAGAGACAGTATGTGATCAGCACGATCGCAGGTACGTCTCAGAGGGGTTAGTTTTCTGATCTCTCGCCTACCCCCCCCCTTTTTTTTTCTCTTTTCCTCCCTCTCCTATATATAGGGCATTTATCAATGCCCCGAATCTTGAACTGATAGATACTCTCTGTCACCACTCTTTATCTCCAGAAGGAACAAAACCATGACTCAGTCACAGTCGTCTACCATCCTCGCTGACATCGACGCAGCAGCGCAGGAGCTGCTGCGCGACCAACCCATGATCATTCCGATCGCAGGGGATTTCACCATCGTACAGATGACCCGACTCACTCCTACGGCGATCGACTACAGGGTTTTCGCCTCCCGAACCTTCATCGCGACAGTGCGGCTTCGTCCTGATTACGACCCGTCTCGAAACAAGCCCCCGAAGGTCTTCATTGTACCGGGCGCATTCAATCACGACGAGACGACATCAGCACGTCTGCGCAAACTCATCAACGCGCTCTATGTCGCCACATCGCCTAACTCCGACCAGAAGGCTATCCAGACTCTACGCGACGAGAACGTTACGTACTGGGGCGACGATCCCATCGAGCTCTGAACCAACCCACTTTCACCCACTACCCACTCAACCAACAACTACACACACAAGGATGAATCATGCCTCGTCGTAACAAGCGTTCCCACAACACTGACATATCTACTATGCTCGACGCTCTGGCTCTGGCGAGCCCCACTCACGTGACCATGATTGGGTGCACGTGCCCGTACGGCCCTGGTGGCCGTGACTGTGTCTGCTGCGGCGATGCACCCGGCAAGGCCAGGGTTGCTGCTCGTCGTGCTAAGAAGCGTAGCAAGCGTCAGGAACTCAGGAACTCGCTCAAGGGCTACTACCGTAGTGCTCGCGAGTACTACGAGTACGAAGACTGAGCAGTAACACCGTCTCCAGATAGCTCCCCTACCCCCACCCTCTCTCAGAGCAGTGTGGTGACACACGCTCGACAGAGAATGAGGCGGGGTGGGGGAGCTATTTTTTTCTTCTCTCACCACTGTGTCTTGTTAGCAGGACATCTGCGATGTCCCGATCGCAGAACTGAGTCCTACTCTCATCCACAATTCACACTCAAAGGAAACAACCATGTTGAACCAAGTCAACCATGAAGCGGCCCACACCATGATCCAGGCTCTGTCCATGACAGAAGCGGGAAGCGATCTCATCAAGGAACTTGAAGACATCCGCTACTACCACCGAGCGGCAGATGTCTACGACCTCGGTTACGGCGGCATTCTCGTCGAAGCATTCGACGAAGACTCAGACGGCGACCATTACTGGGAAGGCTCTGTGCTCATCCCGTCGAGGCGCGACAGGCTGATCTACAAGTCGGCGGCGTACCAGGACGAGCCTGTTCAGGGTGCGCTCTTCTGGGGCTGGAACACAGATGGCTGTGTCATCATTCCCCGTATTCTCGGTGAATGGGCAGCTGAGTGTGCTCTCGCGCATGCGACAAAGATGAAGACTGTACACTCGCCCGCCGAGTGCCGTCCTGTGGCATGCACTGTCGACTCTGCCCAGTCCGATGACAACGCAGACAAGCTGGGTAAGATGGCTGTCATGGCACCCGTGGATCAGATCAACTTGCCTGGTCTCACCAAGGGCAAGTGGGCTCACAAGAAGGCAGCTGAAGCTGATGCGGAGCGCCGCGACACATCGTGGGATTTCCCGTCGCTCATCATGCCGGGTTACATCCAGGACTGTGCAACGGTGTATGGCGTGAACATCAACAGGATTGACTGTTTGGATGTGTGGCCCACCCCGCTGGAGGATCTCACACCGGAAAAGCTGTGCGATGAAACGTCATGGGATTACAGGCCGCCGATCGTCCTGAGGGCAGCCTGCCAGATCATGAGTGGTATGACACAGTGGGAGTACTTCGATAAGTGCTCGCCGTTGCAGTGCGCGAAGCACCTCATCACGCAGGACTTCCGTCCTGTCGATCTGTGATCTGTGATGAGATCCTAGCCCAACAACACAGATAGCCCCTCTGGGACGTAGCCTCGCTTGTTAATAAACAGGCGTTGGCGCTGTCTCAGAGGGGCTATGTTTCTAAATCAGGTATGATCGCAATCGACGCAAAGCGTGGTAGATCACACATCCCTCAACCTCGGCAATCATATCCTCAGAGATGTCGCCAACGTTGATCCGATAGGCTTCATCCAGACGGGGGTTGTAGACACCTAGATAGGGAATATCTCGGAACAACCATGGGCAATTCGAACAAATCCCTATAAAACGGTACATGATCAATCGAAGCACATCATACGTCGTCGGGCATGACTCTGATGCCTTGAGATCCCAACAGGTATCAGGCAACATAGCGTCTCCGTCAGGTATACGAACAGGGACAAAGCTCTCACGCGCGAGCGTGAACCCCTCAGGCATCTTCCCATTCCACCACTCTGGGCCACGCGGTTTGAAGAAACGAAGCGAGCGTTCGACCATCATTCTCACGTTCTGGATCGTCGCTTCATCGGGCTCAATACCCTCATTAAATGGAAGGTGCCCGATACCAAAACGATCATCATAGTCAGCAAACCTAAACAGCTTCACAGCGTTGATGATGGATCCGTCGTCCAGACCTTTGATGGCATTCATAAGGTCCGATGCCTCGCTACGCCCCCTGTGCGCTTGGAAATACCTCAAAGGCATCGAAAATGCCTTTTCTACAGAAACTCCCAACGCAAAGCGAGCCATACAGTCAACAACCGCATCAACCAAAGCAGAGCTGACATTCTCCACTGGGTTCAACACATCAGAGCCTTCCTCATTATCGTCAAAAGGTGGAACCTTGAGCCACTTCGGGTGAGTATAGCTGTTCATTGACCAATCAATTCGTCTGGGGAGTAGTGCAAGCCATCCCTCCGGATCCACAATCTCGCTCATAATTCTCATGATTCATCCTCCTTGATTCTTGGATTCTTGTTGCTTGGCTCACGCCACAACAAGGATACCTCTCCCTCTTGTTAACAGGGCATCTATCGATGCCCCGAATCCTGAATTGACAGAACTCTCTGTCTCACACCTCTCTCAATCCGCAAAGGAAAGCAACCATGCTGAAGAACAAGCTCACCAACCTCTATGAATGGATCTACGCTGACACCACCCCTGGCCTCAGGCTGCTGAGTGTCACGCTCGTCGTGTGGTTCGCAATCTTCCTGACCACCAACACCATCGATTACTTCGTGGGCTGAGCTCTGTTCGCTCTGTCTGCCCACGCAGCTAAACCTGCCTAGCCTCTCTAAGCTCACCTAGTCCCCCTAACCCCACCTTTCCTCTCTCTAAACCCTGAAAGCCCCTGCGGGTCTTCGCTGCTCAGTCTTAATGACGCAGCGTTGACGCCCGCAGGGGCTTTCTTTTTCGGTGCTTATTCTTGGGACACTGAGCTCATGTGTTCACATGATCACCAGAACCACCAGCTGGTGATCCAGCCACAGAAGCTTCGCCACATGACAACGATCGGGCGATACCACGAGGTCATACCCGTGTTCGCCAAACGATCAGCACTAGGCTTCTGTGACTTCTTGGGCTGCTCTGGCTTGGTCTGCTTGCTCTGCCCCTCCTGTTCAGACCGCTGGCTGTTCTGCTCTGCCTGTCCAGACTGCTGGCTGTTCTGGTCAGTCTGGTTATCGGACGGCTGAGACGGCTGAGACGGAACAGGCTGTGCTGGTTGAGGCTTGGCCGGAGTTGGCTTCGCCGGTGCAGGCGTTGGCTTGGCCGGAACAGGCTGCTCAGGGGTGGGCTTCGCAGGTGCCGGAGTCACAGGCGCAGGCTGAGAGGGCTCAGGGGCAGGCGTAGGTGCTGGCTGCTCTGGAGTCGGAGCAGGAGCGGGCTGCTCAGGCTGGGCAGGAGTCTCTGGCTGAGAAGGTTGCTCGGGTTGAGCCGGAGTCTCAGGTGCAGCAGGCGTTTCTGGAACCGCAGGTTGTTCAGGCTGGGCCGGGGTCTCAGGCTGAGTTGGCTGCTCAGGTGCAGGCTGTTCTGGAGCAGGGGTGGGCGTAGGCTCAGAAGGCTGCGCGGGCTGCTCGGGAGCAGGCGTCGGAGTCGGTTGCTCAGGGGCAGGAGCAGGCTGGGCAGGCTGATCTGCCTGGGTTTTCGGCTCATACACACGCACGTAGTCGACATACATGGTCGAACCCGCGCCATCAGCGCTCTTGTAGTCATCCGCGTACTTGCTTGCATCGACAAAGGTCTTATCCGACCAGTTGTCGTGCTTGGCCAAGTAGCTGCCGCCCACCATCTGGTTGAGCTTCAACACCAGACCGTTCTCTGGATCCGCGAAGGGGTTGCTCGCGCCCTTCATATCCTGCATCTTCACGCGGTGAGTCATGTTCCCATCGAAGTAGAACTCAATGGCATCAGCGGTCTTCAAGACACCGTAGGTATGGAACTCGCTCTGAGAAGTCGCAGTGTCGCCCTTCATCATGCCCTGGTGTTGCTGGGTCTTCTTGGGGTTGCCGACCCTGGGAGTGTGGATGTTGCTCATCAAGAAGCTCGGGTCGTAGCCCTTGGACTCGAACACGTCGATCTCACCGTTACCGGGCCAGCCACCCTTGGTACCGGTACCCCAGAAAGCAGACCAGGACGAACGTGCGGTCGGAAGCTTGACGCGCGCCTCGGCATAGAAGCCGGTTCCTGGCGCGGCATACAACACCTTGCCGTCTTTTGTTTTTGTGGTGACCATGCCCGACGTGAACGGGGCATCATAGGTCGTGCTGCCGTCCTTGCAGGTGCGCGCGATCTGCGAGCCGTCCCACTTGGTCTTCATGGGCGAGTACCTGGCCGTCAGATTCAGATAACCATCTCGCACAGAGACGTTATCGGGAGAGTCGGTGTACTGCGCTTGCGATCGCTGCGCAGGATCGAAACAGCCGTACTGATAACCCCATTTAGAGGTATCGAGCTTGTCGCCGTCGAACTCATCGTGGAACGTCATCTTGTAGCCACTTGCGACAGCAGCCGGTAGCCCGGCAGTGCTCGCAGTACTTTCTGCGCTGGCAGGCGCGGCGGTTGCAGCGGTAGTCGGCATCACTGCAACAGATGCGCCCATCGCTACAGTCAGGGCTGCCATCACAGGCAGCCGACGCAAGCCAGGTCGAATGAGCTGCTTGTTGGATTGACGAGGGATCTTCATAGAGATCACACCTCTCTTTCGGTCTTGTCATTGATCTTGATCGATTGGCTTCTACGTACTAAAACTGAGCAGGTAGTCAGTGTGCGTAGGCCCACAGCATTATACCGTATTCAGTCCCTCAACCGAAGCAGAAACCACATACATGTTGACCACAGCAGCAACACGCAAACCCCCGGACACAGGCTCCTGTGTCCGGGGGTTTTTCATTCGACGCTGGCAATGCTGCGTTGATGCTGGCAGCCACCTGGCGCTTTCATGACCACCATTGCACCAGCATCTACTAGGCTTTTCCTGACCCGGAAAGCGCCACACTATGGTCACCATTGCGCCATACACTGGCGCATCTTCCGCCCATTGTTGACCCATCATTGATCCGGGCTGTCTCCTGGCTCTTACATGGTCTAATAATGGGCCGTTATGAGGCCAACAAAGAACCCGATAACGACCATAGGGTACCACCGGTCATAGAGCGGCCAACAAAGCGCCTTTATCTGGCCATCATTGGACCAGATAAAGACCTGCTGCTGCCTCTTACTATCCTCTGGCGCTTATCCGGCTCCAAACTGGTCACCATTGACCACTTATTGGTCTTTCATTGGCCATTATCTGGTCACCATTGCGCCAGCTACAAACGTCTAAGCACAGCCAGATACGCAGCCACGCTGCATCACAGCCCCGGTTGCAGCTGCGCATTCAGGCAGTCATCAACCGGGGCTAAAGGCTGTCACAGACACGCATAACCATGCATCACAACGTTTATTTAGGCTGTATCGATCGATGGTCACAACCGTGATACGGACGCATGCTACAACAGCGCTACAGCGCTGTTACTGGGCTGTTTCAAGACGTTGATACGAGGCACAGATAAATGGGTTCTCAGCCTCTAGGCAAAACAACGAATACAAAGCTGCTGCACACCACATCTACAACGTTGCTACGCAAGCGTTTATACGAAGGCTGTCACATGTGGTGATTCACGTTCTGTTTTATCTGTTGTACCCCCATCTGAGACACGCTCGAAAAGAGAGATAGTCTCAGATGGGGAATAGGCAGCCATACAACAACCACGCAACAACACGGTATTCACACATGTAACAGGGCTCTCCACTGCTTCGAAAACAGCGTTGTTATAGCCCTGTGACATGTGGCTGAAATATGCCACCGAATAACTCTATATAAACGCTCTGAAACATTGGCTGATTCACCTGCTCAGATGCATGTGTATCAGCCAATGGCGTGTTATCCGGTGGACTGTTAATGGAGGCTTCGCCAACATGTTTCTGCGCTCTTCTAACAGGTACTGAAACAGGGTACTCAGACACCAGATGGAACTCCATCTGGTGTACTCACCAGCAGCTGCCGTAACAGCTGCTGTCTCAATGTCTGAAGAGCACAGAAACAATCGGCCCTGAACCAGGCTGCCATATCACCATACGGTGCCACAACAGCCTGTCTCAGGGCCTTACAGAGTGTCAACGGAGCCCAGTTGCACTGCGCTCCTTCACGGCGCTGACGGGCCGTTTCACGACCCGGCAAGACGGGGGTCAGGGCAGTGTGCCAAACCTGCGCTCGCTCGGTTCGTCACCCTGTTACAGCGGCTGTGCCGCATGGTGAGACCACGGTGCCAAGCAAGCTCGGACCATGGTCTCACCTAAACCCCGTCTTAACAGGGAAAACAGGCACCCGTGGTACCACGTCTCGGAGGCGGTACCGCCTCAACGACCCGTGGTCCCACCGGGGGTGGTATCGCCTGTTTTCCCCTTCGTTACGCCACTTTGCCCACCTTACGCTCCCTAATGGTCGCTGGCGGTGGATCAGGTAAAAAAGGGCATAAGAGGGGCTGGCTCAGTCGTACGCTACGCGTACTCCTTCGGTCGGCATAGCCGACAGCCCTTCGGTCGTGGTCTCGCTCCGCTTCGACCCCTCCCTCACCCCTGCGTCGCGTTGCTCCTTGGGGCTCTTACTGCGCCTGTTTCGCTATCGCTTCACAGGCTTGCCCTCCACAGCCCCACTGGGGCTGTCTCGGGTGCCCTCTGCGCGTCTGTTCCAGACGCTTGAAACACGGCACAGACGCATTGTTGATGCATCTGTGCCATCGGGTCTTCGCGATGAGTCCCGTGTCCCAAGGCGATGGGAAACAAATCATCGACCCTAATCTACGATTCACAAGTCGATGACTACAAACCACCTTGGTCGTATATGTCGCTGAGGGAGGCACAAGATAAAATCACACCTGCCTCATCAACATATACGATTCACGGTCTCATCACTCAGACCCTAAGAAACACCTGTTGCTCGTCACCTAACTCTTACGTTTTTGATGCTTCGCGCAAAAACGTAAGAGTTACACACAATAGAGAGCAACAGGATTCGGTAACCGTACATCCACAGGCTGTACCGAGTGTCACTACGGTCACCACAGGTTCCATCACAGGAAATACAGTGACTGGAAATACAGGGGTGGATGCACCCCGTACCAACACTGCTCATAAGGTTATTAACATCTAGTGTGCAACCAAATATGCACGCAATATGCGACCCGTACATAACAAACAGAATACACGGTAGGTCTCAACAACCTCATACGAGCAACAGCAAGCAGTAATAAACGCCAGATCCCATCCGACATGGCGCAAACGTATCCCACTGAGACTCTCACAAGTCTCAACACGAGTGCATAATCAGTCGGATCAATAAGAATCGCTGGATCGCATGTGGAACAACCCACCCCTGCCTCGGGCTGTCTGTTCCACATGCTCCGATACATCGAGTGCCACCGCAGGTGGCACCGGGCTTTTCATCGAAAGATGGAAATCATTTCAAAAAATGATTCCTGCAATGATTTCGTCCCAACAGATCAGCTCGCCGCTGGCGAGCCGAGCAGTTGAGAAGAGTCTTATCGTGGCCAATACATGGCCAGATAAGAACCATAGAAAACGACAGACAGGAGCCATCTATATGACCGACACCAACAACACGATTACCATCGCTGTTGCGACCGAGCCCACCACCAAAGTGTTCCAGCTCGGGGAAACCGTAGCGGAGACTATCGCGCAGATGAATCTTGCACTTCTCCCACACGTCGCAAGCGACACCAAGCAGCCAATCGGCAATGATAACGACATCAGTACTCTCATCGACATCCCCCATGTCGAGGTCAATGTCGTCACGAACAATGCCTACCTGAATGGGTGGCTCAAGAAGAACGGGCGCAACACCCGCCTCGTTGACGATGAGGGCATCCTGAACGTCCTCGAAAACGAGGACATCATGACGACGATCGTCGTCCCAGCTGCCGAGAACCTAGCAATCAACGCAGAAGAAGGCAACATCTCGCTACCGCCCGACGAGAACAACATCCTCGTTCGCGTGCAAGACGAGATCCTGCGCCGCGATAATGACGGTAAGCGCATTCACGACACGTTTATCGCGTTGATGCTTCCACCGGAATATCGAATGACGCCGTCCAACATCGACCCCGACACATACATCCGTGTCGTGGCGATGCCCACCTACGTCCACCTCGCAGACCAAGATCCCGAGGCCAACAAGGACGCCTAAATCAACAACCCTTGATGATGGTGACCATGTGGCCAAGGAAAAGGTAATCGCCCCACACCCGAACCACATATTCATCACCATCAATCAAGGAGAAACAACAATGACTACCACCAAGAACATCGACCCCCGTACGTGGTCGACCCGCAACAAGATCATCGCCGCAGCGATCGCTGTAATCCTCGCTCTCACCGGCATCACTGTCGCAATCCTCGGCTCGCATTCCAACAATGCGAAGGACTGCACGTCTTACCAGGAGCTCATCACCGGCAAGACCGCTCAGCTGGATCAGGCGATCCAGGACGCCAAGGATGCTCTCGCCACTGTCGACGCATCCCTGAAGCCCGGTGAAGGCACCCGCCTCGCGCACACGGACGGCTTCCCTCTGTCCTCTGAGGGCCAGAGTGCGATCAACGACCTGAGCAAGGCCGTCGACGCTGCTAAGAAGGCCAAGGAGACTGAGGACGCCAAGGTGAACGCTGCTGCTACCGACAAGAAGAACAAGCAGTGCTCCAAGGATCAGGACACCACCTCTATTGACGCTGCCATCAAGGCCATCGAGGGTCAGACGCAGTCGTTCATCGACGTGCGCGACGCCTACCGTCTGACCAAGGCGACCGATGAGGCCAACGAGCTGATGGACACTGCGAAGTCGAACCTTGCAAGCGCGCAGCAGAGCGCGGCAGAGCAGATCGCCGCTGTTGAGGCCGACCCCAGCATGGAGTCTGATGCATCCGTGAAGGCTGCGTATGATGCCCTCAAGGCTGTGAACGACGAGTCTCACAAGCTGTCGACCACGATCACGGTGACCACCTACGATGAGGCTGTGGCCTCCATCGAGAAGGCGAAGACCGTTGAGCAGAAGGCTGCTGAGGTGACGGCTTCCGTAGCACCGCTACAGGAGGCTATTACCACCTACCAGGAGGCAAAGGCTGGCAGTGCCCCTGCTGCGTCTGGCGACACTGGAGCTAACCAGAACAACACCTCTGCGCCGTCGTACGGCTACGACAACGGCGGTAGCGGCAACAGCAACGGTTCCAGCTACTCCGGTGGCTCCTCGTATTCTGGTGGCAACTCCTACACGCCGCCTGCCTACAATCCGCCTGCGCCCGCTCCGGCACCTCCGGCCAACAACTCTGGCTCGGGTTCTTCTGACGGTCGCATTGACTTCGGCCCCGGCCAGGCAGACCGTCCCGGTTGCGTGGTCATTGAAGGCCGCACCGTCTGCTGATCTTCTGATCTAACGATCACAAAAAGCCCCGTAGCGTGGTTCTTAACCCGCTACGGGGCTTCGTCATCATAAGAAGTAAATACAAACCAAGAAAGGGGCGTTACTCATGGCGACACAATCACCCCCTCTCGACATCGATGAATCAATGTTCGAGATCAGTGGCCTAGAACTGTTCACCCGTGTCCGAGAGAGGATGGGGTGGACCGATCAGTACCTGAAGAGCATCAACGATGCCCAGCATCCCTTGCTCAAGGACATCGATCAGATGGTCATGGCACTAGAAATCCTGCGATCAACCGACAAAGAGATCACCGTCGTGCCAGACTTCGATACAGACGGTATCTGCGCGGGCATGATTCTCTACGCAGGACTCAACGAGATCGGCCTCACGACCAATCTTCATGTCCCCGACTACCACCTTGGACACGAGATCCAGCCATCAGTGATACACACAGTCAAGCAGCAGTTCCCCAACACGGAAGCTGTTATCACCTGCGATGCTGGAACCAACAGCCGGGATGCTCTCGCCTACGCAGACAACATCGGTCTCATCACGCTTGTAACCGATCACCACGTCGAAGAGAGCAAGTCGCTTGCACATATCCTCGTCAACCCCAACAGGATCGATGAGACGTACCCCAACAGGGAGATATGCGGTGCCCACGTGGCGTACCAAGTGGTGGAACGATACGCATCGCTCTACCACCCAGACAAGCTCTCCGCTATCACGTGGCTCAAGGTCTTCGCAGGCATCGGAACCGTAGCGGACGTGATGAGTCTTGTATACGAGAACAGGAACCTCGTGCGCGAAGCTCTCATGTTCACCAGACTACTCGTTCCTACCCCTGAGCCCGCACCCACCTACAAGAAGGTGAAGTCCAAGTACGAAGAGCCAGACGAGTTCGATGACGTTGAGATCCACATTGATCGAACGCCCACGCTACTGGCCATGCTGCGCTCGCAGAACCACCATCCGGTTTACATGCGAGCATTCGAAGGCATGTACCTGCTCCTACAAGAGCTAGGCACAACGCACGATCGAGTCGACGAGCAGCTCTATGGATTCTCAGTGGCTCCGGCATTCAACGCCACCAGGCGTGTCGACGGAGACTACCGAACAGGGTTCGCAGTCTTCACGGCTGACACTCTTGATGAACAACAAGAAGCGGCACAACGTCTCGTTGAGTACAACGTGCAGAGGAAGAACCAGGTCCGTGAGATCCTCAACTCCATCATGGACACGGATCAGCCATGGGCACCGTACGTGTTCCCCACGGATGCGCTACCAGGCATGCTAGGACTCATTGCTCAGAACCTCATGCTCATGCACGGACACCCTGTTGCAGTTGTCCGTATCCACGCGGACGGATCATGCTCGGGTTCCATGCGATCCCCCACATGGTTCCCTGTCATCGAGCAGCTCTCATCGTTGCAAGATCCGACCATCGGTGCCCAAGGTCACGAGTTCGCTTGTGGTGTACGCGCACGCTCACCACAGCAACTCTATGACGCACTGGCCACCCTTGTGCCGCAGCAGCGTGATGCTGTCATCGCACAGACAGGCGTGCTCATCCATTCCGATCCGGCAGCTCTCGTGTTGGGAACAGCCCCAGATGCAGACGCACCACTCGATGAGATTCGAGCGATCACGCAATACATGGACAAGGTGAAAGAGCTCGCCCCATTCGGGCACGGGTTCCCAGCCCCACCTGTTGATGTGGTCATCAACCTGTCCATGTGCTCGATCCACACGATGGGGGACCACAAGCAACACCTGAAAATCGTCACGCCTGAAGGTGTTGCGTTGCTGTGGTGGAACCGATCGGATCTCGCGCCCCATCTCACTGAACGGAAAAACAGCGTCGACGGGGCAGACATGGTGTGCCGTCTCAGGGTGGCGTTGGGCCTCAACACCTTCGCAGGCCGTACCACCCTGCAAGGAATCGTCGACCATGAGGTAGAGCAACCAGAACATCAAGACGAACAAGAAAGGGCGTAATGATCACACTAAAGAATGCCATCTACGAGATGTGGGATGGTACACGAGAAAGCCGAGAGAGCCGAACAGGTCTCGTAGTCATGGCTTTTATGTCCATCTTCGCATACGCAGGAATCATGGCGCTCGCCTACACAATCGTTGGAAGACCGGTATTCGCCGTCACCTATACCAACGCATTTGCAGCAACGTGCGTCATCTTCTGGAGACGACGTAACAGCGCAGCTCCAATGATCAAGAAGCAACGCATCCCAACCGTGGAATGCGTCATGGTGCCCGTTATCACCATCGTGATGACTCTCGGCTCAACAGTTCTTGCCCTGTGGGTCAAACAATCGTTGAATCAACCATCACCCATGCAGAAACTCAGCGAGACGACACCGGCTATCGCCATTGTCATCATGAGTCTCATCATCGCACCAATCGGTGAAGAAGCTCTCATGCGAGGGTTCATCTACCCGGTCCTCAGGCGAAAGCTATCGGTGACATCGACAATCGTGATCACGGCACTACTGTTCGCTATGCTGCACGGAAATCTCATACAGGTCATCCTCACAATCCCACTAGGTATTGCCCTCGGGTATCTGTACGAGAGAACGCACAATCTCCTTGCGTGCATCAGCATGCACATGCTGTTCAACGCCACAGCATTGTTGCTACCAAGCGTCCATGTCGGAAGACTGGATGCTGTAGCAGCCGCATCGCTCATTGTCATCACGCTCGGACTATGGATGTGCATTCCACGCATCCAAGCAAAGCGCCGAGTGAATCAGTTGATCGAAGAGCGTTGATGGAGATACATGGGAGGTGTGACGGTGGGTGGAGTACCCCCGTCACACCTCCCGGTTCGTACACGGTACGAACCGGGGATTGGAGTGAAGAAACAAGTTTCTTCAAATCTTTCAAAACTAAGGCTTTCAGAAAGGAGGATCACCATGATTATCCAACGTGGTCTCATCTACGACAACAAGCAGAACATCGTCATTCCGAATCTGCCAAAGGATCTCGGGCTTCCATGGGATCCTCCGAAGCCAGGAGAAGGTATCACAGGATTCGATGGTACCCCTGGCGCAATCCTGCGACACGTGGTGTACAACCGCCTGCCCAGCGAAACAAAGCAGGATCTCCTGAGCAACTGGCAATACCGGGAGACCAAGAGGCGAATCCGCGATCGTCGCGGCGTCCTCATCCGCGAGCGCATCGTCTTCCTGAAGCGAGCTCGCGTGTACGCTGCTGAGTTCATCTACGCGCTGCCTGACACGTCTTCCTGGGAGTTCGAGCTGTGGCGTCAGCGCCAGAACCACGGAGGACTCACCCGAGCTGAGTTCCTCGCGGAGCAGAAGGCTCAGCGTGAACGACTCGCAGACCGCCATTCTCTACGGTGGAACCCCGCCAAGCACCGTGCTAAGCAGCAGGCAAAGTACCGTGCACGTACTCAGGCGGCATGACATCACCGTAGACACACAGACTCGGGATCGTGAAAAGCGATCCTTTCGCGAAAAGAACAGGGGCCATCCTCACCGGATGGCCCCTGTTTTATCTTGCTGCGACTTCTCCCCAAAAACACGAACGGGAGCCGTCCCACCAGCTCCCGTTCGTCTCACGTTGTGCGGTCCCACATCGTCCCAGATCTTAGAGGTGCGTTCCACGAACCCGAATCAACCTGTCGACGCAAGTATACACAAACATCGCACATACACGCAACACCAATGCGCATAGAGACAATGGGGCCGATTGTGATCTCCGACATATATTGAAAAACGACAGCCCAGCCAACTGTGGTCCCGATCACCAACGCACAGCTGAAAAGCAAGCTGTAGCAAATGTTGCAACAAAAACCGCTACATACGACACCCCTGTTTTCCTTGGAATATCAAGCTAAACAACATGTGTAGCAAAAGCTGCTACAGAACCAAAAATAGCCGCTACGGCACTTTCGCGCATCATTGCAACGAAAAGTACCGCTCGTAGCAGATGTAGCAGCTTTTTCGACCCAAGTCTTCAGGTGCGCATGCGCGTATGTGCGCGTGATACACGCATCCTGAAACATAGTCAAGTAATAATCTCACGATACGGAATACATCGATTCTCAGGGTTGACAGAAACAGCTTCTCCAGGTATCACACGTGCGTGTGCGCACATGCGTGCATAGCGAGGAAAATATCTGCTACATCTGCTACAAATCAGGTTTTTCCTTGAAATACCAACGGTTATATATGTAGCAGATATTTATTAAAAGTAATTCTCAATAAGAACTTTCTCGTGTAATACCGCCGAAAAACCCTGTAGCAGATATTTTTCTACATCTGCTACATACAGAAGAAAAACTGCTACAGGCCCCTCTCACAGCATCCGCCAACCTACCCTCATGAGCAATGCGCTCCGCTGAAGAGGCTCCACATCCCCGAGAAGGCCCCCAGGCGCGTCTCTACGGCCCTGGGAGACAAAAACCGGCACTCAGATGCATTGAGGTCATTTCAGAGCCCCACAGACGCATCTAGGGCACACGAGACCTCACACTCTTGTAGTCTCTCTGGATAACGCGCTACCGCGCGTCGAGAGACAACGGAAGATGACGACCGGTAACATGGTCGTTGAACACCGTGCGCAGCTTGCGCGGTAACCCCATATGATGTACGATTCCTCTGGCGTACGAGTACTTCCCTGTATCCCACATGCGCGGCAGTCCCACCGCTCGTGCTCCTTAGAATTGAAAGAAGGTCCCACATGCTGCACTCCACTAACGCCGCATCCAACATGACGAGGATGTGGCTTCAATGACGACAAACACCGCCTCTACTACCTCTGCCCCTGCTCAGAAGCAGGCAAAGCCTAGTCAGGCTATGTTGCCGCCGCGCAACCAACTGATCTCTGATGAGGTCGAGCTGTTTTTTGCCACACAGAACCAAGAAGTCCTTGATGCGAAAGGCGTTGAGTTCCAGCTACTCAACCGCATCAACAACCGGTTGATCGCAGAAAACGCGAACTATGAGCTCAAGGGCACACGAGCCTTTCAGACACTGAGCGCACTCTCACCGGCAGTGATCGCCGATTGCATGCTCCATCGCAACCGGGTCGTAAATATCATGCTCTCGGATAAGAACACAGATCCCAATTACGACGTGCTCGCCGTATACATGAACCACGGTCCAGATACCGGCATTTACGTCACTGATGAAGTCTCTATCCGAGTACTTGCCCGTGAATACAACTACTCAATTTCACCTAAAGAACTTGACCACGTGATCGACATGCTCAGGGATAATGCTCCTCGCGTCATGGTGAACACCAACCGCGATCTCGTGGCAGTTAACAACGGCATCTTTGACTATAAATCAAAGCAACTGTTGCCGTTCACACCTGAGATCGTCTTTACCGCGAAATCTGCGATCGACTACAAGGACAACCCAGTCAACCCCGTCATTCATAACGATGCAGACGGTACCGACTGGGACATCGAATCGTGGATGGATGATCTCAACGACGATCCCGAGATCGTGAACCTCCTGTGGGAGATCATGTCGGCCATCATCAGGCCAAACGTCGCTTGGGACAAGACTGCATGGCTTCTCTCCGAAGTTGGCAACAACGGTAAAGGCACGCTTCTCACGCTCATGCGTAACCTGTGCGGTGAGCGTGCGTGGACTTCTATCTCCGTTGCCGATTTCGGCAAGGATTTCCACCTTGAGCCTCTCATCAGGACCAACGCGGTCCTTGTTGATGAGAACGATGTCGGTGAATATGTCGATAAGGCGGCAAATCTCAAGGCTGTCATCACCAATGATGTCATCTTGATCAACCGCAAGAACAAGACCCCTATCGCATACCAATTCAGGGGTTTCATGGTGCAGTGCGTGAACGACACGCCTCGGTTCCGAGACAAGTCTGGATCGCTCTACCGTCGGCAGCTCATCATCCCGTTCAACAAGTCATTCACAGGTGCTGAGCGCAAGTACATCAAGCAAGATTACATGCACCGCACCGAGGTGTTGGAATATGTCCTCCACCGTGTACTGAGCGGCAACTTCTACGAGCTGTCTGAGCCCGCTGCCGTCAAAATGGCGCTCCATCGGTACAAGATCGAAAACGACCCCATCAGAGCGTTTGTCGAAGAGTTCCTCGATCGCATGGTCTGGGATCTGCTCCCGTGGCGATTCCTCTACGCGCTCTACCGAGCGTGGTTGGTCAAAGATCAGCCATCGAACCTGCCTTTGGGCTACAACAAGTTCGTCCAGCAGCTGACACTTGTGCTTCAAGACACGCCCGATGAGGGTAAGAACTGGATCGTCACACCAACGGCCACACGCACCAAGAACCGCATTGTTGGTGATGAACCACTGGCTGTCGAGTACGATCTCCACGATTGGATTGACATCCAACCGGCCGGAGGCTCTATGCGCAAGATCGGTATCCCTCACAACATACCGATCTCCACACGAGGACTCCTACGCGCCACTGTTGCCTCCACTACTGGATCAACAGATGACGATCAAGACGATCCAAACCGCACTAACGCTGTGAACTAACCATTCAGACACACGACCCCTGCTCCCCCACATACAAACTGGGACGAGTCAGGGGTCGTGATCCATTTATTCAACCGTGAACACCGCAATTTCCCCAGGTGTTCAGAAAGGATCCCCAATGATTCTGGAACACACCACCCACGCTGGATACATTCGTCAAGACGATGTGTATACAGATCCCAACGGCGTCAACTACACCGTCTACCAGGACACTGACGCCGACGATCCCAGGTCGTGGCTCACCCACGAAGAGGCAGCTCTCGTTGTCATCAACGCCGATCGCAACACGCGAACCGACGACATCAATGACTACAATGACAACCCGGTCATCAACGATCTTCTTCAGGCCATGGAGAAACATGACATCGATGATCCAAGCGACATCAACAGCGCGTGGTTGGAAGAATGGATCCACAACGCCAAACTGAATCACCCCTCATATGACATCGAGATGATGACAATTCACACCAGTCAATCCAGCTGGTTCACTATCATCGCAGCAGTCAAGGAGGGTTACGGTTCAGCTCGTGACAACATTGACACCTTTGCCGCATGGGCACGAGGCGATGTGTGGATTGTATCCCCCGATCACCCCGATTACGACACACTGTGTGGCATCTACGCTGATGATGCTGAAAGTGCCGTCAAGCACTACATCGAGAACTACATCCCGCATGAGCCACCTCAGCTAGAGACGCTCTTCTGAACGACATATCAACGAAAGGGGGTCATCGCTCATGAAGCGAACCACCTATAAAAAAGCTCGATTCGTCTTCTGGGACATCGAGTCACTGACAAACGTCTTCACCGTCGCTTTCTTCGACCGTGAAACCCGCGCTCTCAATGTGTTCTATCTCGTCGACGTGGGCACCCCCGTTGGTGATGCGCTGCGTCGCCGCGACCTGGACCACCACACGGTGCTCATGGCTATCCTCAAGCGCAATCCGGCATGGGCTCGCCTGTGGAAGCCAGACGAAAACCCCATCCTACGGTTGCATAACCTAAGTACGTGGCAAGCCAACCACACTCTGGCTCACATCATTGGGCTCAGCGATGCAGCTTCTGTGAACGACCCACGTTCCCAGAGCACGTACCTGCGAGAGTATCGACCTGTGTGTGACACAGATCCGAACTACGATCCTGAGACTCATCCGTTCGTGTGTGGCTACAACTCCGCCAACTACGATACGACCCTCATGGCCATCTATCTCGCAAGCGTCATGGAAAGCATTCAAGAGCCTGTCCGCCAGGCCCATGAGCGTGCCATGCTCGCCTCGACAGACGATGAAAAACGTCGTATCTACGAAGAGATGATGGACACATGCAAGCTTGCGTTCCAGCGCACCACACCTGTCACTGCCGCTGAGATCCGTCGACACAACGACGCGCTCTTCACGGATGAATACATCCGCCAGATGCCGTCGTACCTCACCTCTTCTGCTGTTGCTAACGGTAAGGGCTGGGACGGAACCGCCAACAAGGTCAGGCGGGCCATGCTGCATTCTGGCCGACACCTCGACATCGCACGCTTCAATGAGAAGCAGCAACGTGTGGGCCTCAAGCGCCTACTCGGCATGCTGGGTTATCAGATCCTCGAATCTGATCGATTGAAGCATGACTCGATCATCGAAACAATCGATGACCTGGTTGAACTTATCGCTTACAACGTGAGCGATGTCGTCAACCTGGCATATCTGGCTGATCACCCAACGTACTCAGGTGGTTTCGACCTCAAGCATGCGCTCATGGTCGATTACCCTGAGACTGTCTATCAGGCTGTCGACGGTTCCAAGTCAAAGCCAGATTGTCGACCAAACCGCGTCAGACGCGATCGCCTCACCCCTGACTCAACCTCAGCCAAGTTCGTTGCGCGCGTTCTCGCGCCCTACGAGAGGCTGAAGGACATCAAAACGGTGTCGTTCATGTATCCATCCAAGCAGCGTGCCCAGGAACTGGGTATCGAACAGTTCGACGTTCTCGAACTGGCCAAGAGCTTCTTCTACGAGAACATCGAAGACAACCGTGCTCGCGCTGCTTTCAATGAAGTCTACGAATACTACGCGAGCATCCGAGGCAAGAACTTCAACGGAAGCAAGGCATACGCGGAAGATTACAGCCTGGATCCAGACTGTAACAATGTCGACGGCGATGGGGTCATCGGAGCCTACAGGCTTAATGAAATCCCCAAGCGCGCCACCAACGTCCCCTACTTCCGAGCGGACGGTACACCGACATCGTGTTTCGCGACGTTCTCAACCGGTGGCATCCATGGTGCTGAGGCAAATATGATCCTTTTCAAGGATCACAACGCTGAGGCAAATGCTCTGCGAGATCTCATTGACGCAGTCATTGACACTCTCCAGGTTCGGGATCTACCCGAACCAGAGCAAGCCATGGCCATCCGCAAGAGCATTCGTGTCACTCTGCCAGATAGTCAGGGAGGGCAGGTCATTCCTTGGCAACAGGTCTTGATGAGCAAGTCGTCGCCCAAGCCGGAGCGAGGTGCGTTCTTCAAACCGGTACGCAACAAGGAACTCTTCGTCAAGCGTAGCGACGGGTCGACCAAGCTTGATCCCAAGTACGCGATGACATCGGTCGCAAAGGCCGTCCACGAGGACTTCTCGTCGTACTACCCCTTGCTGCTCACCAACCTCTCCGCGTTTTACAACGAGGCGTTGGGTGAGGACCGCTATGGCAAGCTCTACCTCGACAAAGAACGATTCGGTCAGCTGATGAAGGATCCCTCCATCACTGCTGATGAGCGAGACATGTTCAGCTCCAAACGAAGCGGTGTCAAGCTACTGCTCAACAGCGCTTCTGGTGCAGGTGACACTGAGTTCGAAGGCTCGCCCATCCGCATGAACAACATGATCATCTCCATGAGGCTGATCGGCCAGTTGTTCTCCTGGATGATCGGACAGGCTCAGACTCTTGAAGGTGCTCGCATCATCTCCACGAACACCGACGGTCTGTACTCAGCAGACATCGACCTAGAGACAAACAACCGAGTGCTCGATGAGCAATCTGAGCGCATCCATGTCTTGATTGAACCCGAAGAGCTCCTTCTGGTCTCCAAGGACTCGAACAACCGTATCGAGCTGGCTGTGCCACCTGCGTATGCAGACGGTACTGCCAAACCTCAGGATGCGAAGATTCTCAGCGCGTCCGGCTCATCTCTGGCATGTTGGCGTAAGCCATCACCCACGAACTCGTTGGCGCACCCCGCTGCTCTCGATCGAGCAATGGCTGTGTATCTACGAGCTATCGCGGTGACGAATCCAGAGCTGATCAACAAGCCAGTTGAGCTAGATACTGCGCGTGACATCATGACGGCTATTGCGCATCAGGAGGACAGCGTCGAAGCGTTGCTTCTCTTCCAGAACGTGATCGCAGCATCCCCTGGTATGCTCACCTTCCACTACGCGGCTGATCCCATCCCGGCTGATCAGGAGGATTCTCCTGAGCTGGCTGCTCGCAACCCGCGAGCGCTCCAGCACTACAACCGAGTGTTCGTTGTCAAGCCAGGCACCGAGGGCGCAGTCTCTTTGCGTGCTGCTGGAGCCTGGAAAGTCAACGCCACAGTGGCCCAGTCTCGCAAGAAGCGCGGCGACGCTCCTGTGGTGCGCACTGACGCAACCGCCAATGCGATCATGATCGCTAACGGCTATGCGCCAGATGCAATGACTGCGCATCAGTACAGCATCCAGCAGGCTCCGGTTGATCAGGATATTTCCATCCGCAAGATCACCGGTATCGAGCCTACCTGGCACATGATGGTTCTCAACGAGGATCTCATGTGTCTGAGCGAGGATCAGCGCCGCGCTCTCATCGAGCAACTGGATCTGGACACTTATGCTCAGATGTTCTGCGATGCGTATGAGTCCAACTGGATGAATACGATCCCAGAACAAAAGCCGGAACAAGAGTAAAACAACAGAAGGGAGCACAACGATGCCTAAGCAAGTACGTGTACGAGGCCATACCCTCATCGCTGAGGGGAAGCCGTTCACCAAGTGGGGTGATCGAATCTTCCCCGAAGTGGGACCGGATGACCAGACCAACGTCAAGGGTCGTGCCAAGTGTTCATGCGGGATCATGTCTGACCCCCTCACGTCAGACAGAGCCCGTATTCGTTGGCACGCTGCTCATAAGCAGGAGGTCATCGCCAATGGGTCGCCCTGAACACTACGTTGAGGGCTATCTTGTCGATGAATGTCGACGCCGGGGGTGGTGGACTGCAAAGTTCACCTCCCCCGGTATGCGAGGTGTTCCCGATCAGATCATTGTCACTCCGGCTACCACCTGTTTCGTTGAAACAAAGAGCGACAACGGCTCCCTCAGACGCCAACAAATCCGAGTCATCACCCATATGCGCCGTAGTGGCGCACTCGTGTACACCGCGTACACACGAGAAGAAGTCGACAGTATTATCAATGAGCTACAGCTGCTCAATGACCAACCAACGTAAGGAGATACAACCTATGACCGACAACATTACTATCGATCGAGAGTTGCTCGATGCAACGATGGACCATGATGTCATCGTGTTTACCAAGTCCAGATGCGTCCAGTGCGACCAGACCAAGCGACTGCTGCGTAAGAACAGCATCAATTTCCACGAGATGAACCTTGAGAACGAAGAGATCCGCCTCACCGATCAGCGTTACAAGACTGCGTATGAGTTCGTCACTCAGACGCTTGGTGCACAGGCTGCACCCGTCGTTCTCGTCAAGAACCATCGACTGACAAACGAGATCGACACGTCTATCTACATGGACGCATCGTTCTGGACCGGATTCCGACCGGACTTCATCAAGGCGATCGCTCCCGATACTCAGGACTGACAAGCAACAGAGAGAACACAGAGAGAAGGTGGATGCCATGGTCTACTACGAACCGCGCGTCACGCAAACCGATAAAGATCATATAACGCACAGGCTATCCAAGTACGTCATGGACATCCGCCATGATCAAGAAGCATACAAGCACCTGCATTGCTATTGGCCCGATGACCCCATCGGACCTAACAACTGCTCGTTTGATGTCATCACTGCGCCGGGATCCATCACCATCTACGGTGATTGGATGAGTGCATTCACACTTCGTCGCTACGGCGACCAGGATATGTTGCTCGACTTCTGCAATGATAAAGGTATTGCCATCGGTTATTGGGCTGAGAAGCTTGATATGAACGAGCACACAAAGAACGCAGCCATTATGGCTATCGATACCAATGCTTTCTTCGAGGACGTTAGGAATCTCATCAAAGAATGGTACGTCGACAATGAATATCCACACAATGATGAGCGTATCGATCTCACGATGAACGCCATTCGCGAAGCTATCTCATTTGACGACTCTCGCCATCCTTTTGAACAGTTGCTTGATGTCCCCTTCTACCCCGATCCTTATAGCTACTCAGAAGACATGCGCGACATCATCGACCCTGAAAATACCCCAGGTGAGCACTACACACTCGAATGGGTCAGGACGTGCATGGCCCTTCAATGGACCGCGCAGACTTACGCAGCCGCACAGTCCTACAGGAAGCAGAAGCAAACAAGGCGATACCTAGCCACACAGAAGCATATGACTCTGTGTGAACATCCACCGTTGGTCAAGCCTCAAGTAGTAGGCATCTAACCCAAAACGCAAATAGAAAGGAGGGCTTCATATGGGATTCCCTGTGCTGATGGATCAGCAAGCCGCTGCTTCCCAGTTCATCCAGACGAGGCCCTATGCGGGCGTCTTCCTGGATATGTCAGGTGGCAAGTCACTGGCAACGCTTCATGCGCTCTCCAAAATCCAACCAGCAGGGCATGTGCTGATCATTGCACCCATCAAGATCGCCAGGCTCTCGTGGATCTCCGAGATCGAAAAATGGGGTGTCAACGTTCGTGCTCGATCGTTGATCGTCGACGAAAAGGATCGCAAGCTCTCCCGCGAACAACGACTCAGTCGTTACGCTGAGCTTCTCGATCCGTCGACACCCCCAACGCTTTGGTTCATCAACCAGGAGCTCATCTACGATCTCGTCACATGGCTACCACCCCTTGATCCACGCGATCGTAAGAAGCTCCCGACACCGATCTGGCCCTTCCCGACCGTCATCATTGACGAGTCCCAGGGCTTCAAATCAGCGTCATCGCAGCGATTCAAGGCTGTCAGAGCTGTACGTAGCCAGATCTCACGCATGGTGCTCCTATCGGGCACACCAGCGCCCAACAGCCTGGAAGACCTGTGGTCGCAAGTCTATCTACTCGATATGGGCCAAGCGCTTGGACCAACAATGACCCAGTACCGTATGACGTACTTCGAATCGAAAGTGCGTCTCGCCAACGGTACACAGGTCAACTGGCAACCTCGCCCTGGTGCGAAAGAAGCGATCTACCAGCGTATCAACCACCTAGTGATGAGTGCTCCAACAGTTGCTCGCAAGCCGATCCCGGACATGACGTTCCACAACATCATGGTCGACATGAGCAACAACTCACGTCAGGCATACCGAACGCTGGCCAACACCTTGGTCCTCGACATCGCCCAATCAGCAGGTATCGATCCGCAAGCTGACCGGACGCTGAGCTCTGTGTCTGCAACCAACAAGGCAGTGCTGCGCACCAAGCTTGTGCAGCTTGCTTCGGGAACCATCTATCTCGATGACACCGAGGACGTAGAGACCGAAGAAGAACTCCAACAGTTCGGCGTACGCATCGATGTCTCGATGCTCCCTACCGCGTCACAGTCTCTGACTGCGCCCAACGGGAGGCAGTATGCGATCGTGCACAATGCCAAGGTAACAGCTCTGTTGCATCTACTCAGACAGCAGGATAGCCCTGTCCTCATCGCGTATTACTTCACGTGCGATCGTGACATCATCACGAACTACCTCATGTTCCACGGCTATGACGTGCGTGTCTTTGACGGCACCCGTGATATGTACGAAGCATGGAATCGCGGTGAGATCCAGGTCATGCTCATCCACCCGGCATCTGCCGGGCACGGGCTCAACCTGCAAGATGGTGGTCACACCCTCGTGTGGTACACGCTTCCGGCGTCGCTAGAGCACTACATGCAGACGAACAAACGACTGCATCGTGTGGGTCAGCAACATCCGGTGAACGTCTATCAGATCCTCACACGAGGCACGATCGACGAGAAACTCCCAGGTGCCCTAGAGAAGAAAGAGCACTTGCAGCAATCTCTCATCGATGCTGTCGAGAAGACCGTCGAAGACATCATGACGTGATGATGTAACACCATCACATTCACGCAACGGCCTGGATAACCACTCAGGTAAATCTGGGCCGTTGCGTCCCCATATCAACGAGAAAGAGGTGATCACCATGAGCCGACCTCAACACAGACAACCTTTAGCTGTCAGAGTTCGACCGACATCGATCGATGACGTTATTGGCCAGGACGCTGCATTAGGTGAAGGATCCATCATTCGCCACATGCTCGATGTATCCGCCCCACCTATCAGCGTCATCATGTACGCCCCTCCGGCAAGTGGGAAAACGACGATCGCGCGCATCATGGCTGAAACAGCCGGAATTCACTTTGTTGAATTATCAGCAACCTCAGCCAAAGTGTCAGATGTGCGAAAGGTTCTCACCGACGCGCAGCATCATCTGAATGAAGACGGCACACCAACGATCGTCTTCATCGACGAGATCCATCGGTTCTCCAAGTCGCAGCAAGACGTGCTGCTTCCTGGGGCCGAACACGGCGTTATCAGGCTTGTCGGTGCAACGACGGAGAACCCTAGCTTCTCCGTCAACAGCGCGCTCTTGTCCCGGTGCATTGTCGTCACGCTGTCAACGCTCACCGATGACGACATCTACAAGATCCTCCAGCGGGCCATTCATCATCCAGATGGACTAGGCCATGATCCACAGGACACATCCATCCCCGATGACGTTCTTCGTACCATTGCTATGAATGCATCGGGCGATGCCCGACAAGCGCTCACGCTTTTGGAGACTCTCGATGCCGTGCGTGGCAATCAACCCGCCACAATCGACATGCTGACATCTCTTGCGCCACACGCTATCCAGCGTTACGACCGCGATGGGGACCAGCACTACAACATCGTGTCTGCTTTCATCAAGTCCATGAGGGGCTCCGATCCCGATGCAACGCTGTACTGGTTGGCCAGACTCATTGAAGGAGGCGAAGACCCTAGATTCATCGCCAGGCGAATCGTCATCCACGCAGCTGAAGATGTGGGCCTCGCAGACCCATCTGTGCTGCCTCTTGCTGTTGCTGCACAACAGTGCGTCGCGCTCATCGGACTACCAGAAGCGCGCATCCCGCTGGCTGAGGCAGCACTCGCAGTTGCCACGGCTCCTAAGTCGAACGCTACCTACCAAGCGATCGATCGAGCAATCGAGCTGGTGCGAACCACAGGCTCATTGCCTGTGCCGGGGCATCTAGCCGACGCACACTACCAAGACGCCAAGAAGCTATACGGCAACGGTGTGGGGTACAAGTATCCCCACGACTACCCGCACCATGTCGTGGCTCAGACGTATCTCCCCGATGATCTCATTGGTCAGCCAGACGCTGCGATCTTCCGTCTCGATGGCGCAGGTATCGGCCATGAAACAGTCATCGCTCGTCGACTGCAAGCAATCGAAAGTCTCACCCAACTCGATACCCATGAGGGTGCATAAAAACCAACACCCAGCCAAATGGCTGGGTGTTGGTGGGTGCATCGCGCTATCAGATCACTGAGACGGCGGGATCACCAGGGCCGAATCCTTGTAGATGCGATTGACATCGACAAGACTGTTAGCCTGAGCGATCTTGTCGACACTCACGCCGGTCGCCGCCGAGATACTCGACAGCGTATCCCCCGGCTGCACGATATAAATGCTGGCACCCCTGCCATCGTTGACATTGCTACCATCGACAGGCTGAACCGCCGGGGGAACCGGATCTTTCTCATCCCCTGGCGTTTCAGACGGTTTTTGAGTGTCCACCGGTTTCACCGGTGGTACACCCGATTGTTGATTCTCGGAGACGCTACCGCGTCCCGAGGGTGATTGAGAAGAAACTTGATGGTCAGAGTGGGCTTGAGACTGTGTTGCTGGTCGTTGGTACCCGATGTGGGACCACACAGCCATCAACACAGCCAAGATCACCACAGCTACGACACCCAATGCGACAAAGACAGCATTGGGGTTCTTCACTGAAGAAACACTCTTCTTATCCTCTCCCATGACACCCTCCTTTCTGATGTTACGTGTACGTGAGATTCTCTCACAAACAATCATACACGCATGCGTCAGAAAAGGATGGATTATACTGGTGTAGCAGGATAATCCAATCCGCATACATATAACACGAAGGAGACCAATATTATGGCTCAGCATCAGATTTCCGCATCGCAGATCCGCCCTGGTTCTACGATCATCCTCCGAGGCAAGATCGAATACGCCCGTGTGCGCAGTCTCATGGGACCTGAAGACATCGACAAGCTCAACGAGACCCGTCGTGCTAAGCGCAAGCCCGGTGCACCGTTCTACCCGTTGGACCGCAACAAGCCGCTCACGCGGCTCTCGCTATCTAACGTTGAGGTCGTCTTCAAGAGTCCCGATGGCCAGCCTGATCTGGAAGAGTACTACGTCTATGAGCGTTTGTTCCAGACTCCCGATAAGCCCGAACTAGGCAATCGTTGGAGCATTGACAACAAGGGGAACCGCTTGCCGGTTCTTCTCAAGGTTGTCGACGGCAAGGCTGTGCAGATTACGGACGATGAGATCCCTGCGTCGGCCATGTCGATGCCAACGGAGCCAGCACGAGATCAGCTCGTCACCGTTGTTCTCAACGTCTACTCGTCTGGTATGAACGCCAACAACGGCATCGGCCTTCAGACCATCATCTTCGATGGCGAGCCCGAATGGTTCACTGGTGGCAATTCTGCTGTTAACAACAACGCACTCGCGGCTCTCGGCATCACGCTGAGCGGCCCGATCGTCGCCCAGGAAGGCGTTGTCGTGAACGAGCCTGCCCAGCAGGTTGCCGCACCCGTCGCCGCTCCTGTGGCTCCGGCTGTTGCCCAGCCTGTCTCTCCTGCTGTTCCGGTTGTTGCTGCTGCTCCCATTGTTCAGCAGGCTGCGCCCCAGAACACGGTGGTCGACGCCACCTCGGGGCTGGCAATGCCCGCCCCGGTGACCCAGGCTGTCGCGCCCGTTGCGCCCGCTGTTCCTGTGGTTCCGGCTGCTGCACAGGCTGCGCCTAATCCGCAGGCCGCACAGATTCTCAACGCTGTCGCGCAGCAGCAGGCTCCCGTTCAGGCCGATCCTGCGTCTGCCTTCGGCGTGACCCCCGAGGCTCAGCCTCAGCCGGTTGCTCCTGAGGCGTCTGTCGATTCCCCCTGGGCCATCTGACAGAGGCTCATAGAGTCAACGACACATGATTGAGACGGATGCTGCTTCCATACTGCACCACGCAGTAATAGCAGCATCCGTCTCATCGTTCTCCCCGTCTTTCCCATCTCTCATCAACATCACATGTCGACACGAAAGGGCTCTACTCATGACCGTGTCTTCAGACACATTCAACCCCCGTACTGCGTTCCCCTCGTTCTATAACAACGAGATCATCACGCATGTACTTGGCCCTCGTGCCATCTGGACGGTGTCAGATCCAACCTCAAAGATGCCAATCGACATCAAGCATCTGCTCACCGGTTGCTCCGAACAATGCTCACACCCAGGCCCTGTGCGCGGCGCATGGGCGCGCGATGAACGCGTGCTCGTCACTCTCGATGAACTCACCGCTGGTCTCCCTACAGCCGCTAATTGTGCTATGTTTGTCGACGCCCCTTCGCAGGGATGCGTCGTTCTCGACATCGAGAAGACATGTCCCGACGACGTACGCGATGAGCTTCTCGCCATCGGCGCTCTCTACGCAGAAACGTCACTGTCTGGTAAGGGCTACCATCTCATTCTCCCCTTGCCTCGATCGTTCCATAGCTTGCCGATCGCAGCCAACAAAGCAGTCTTGAAGGGTCCACACGGCTGGTGGGAAATCCTCCAGAGCAACCATTTCGTCACCTATACGCGCAACCCCACACCGATGCCCGTGGCATCAGCTATTGATTACGACAAGTGGGATAGCCTGTGGCGTTCTGTTGCTGAAGAGATCAACAATGCACCGGTCGCCACATACGACAGCATTGACATCAACACCGATAAGCGGCCAAACCACGATTGGTATGAACCGGTTCTCCATACTCTCATTGCTCGTTCGCGCTTCTTCGGTCGCACGCTCGACAATTTCGAGCATGATCACTCTCGCTACGAATGGGCCTATGCGCAATACATTTACAACAACTTGTTGCAGTTGCGCGTGAGTCCACAGACGATCAGCTTGCCATCGGGTGACAGCATCGCGATGAACAGCATCGTTGTCGACAACGCAACAGCCTCATGGTTGATTTACGAGACTCTTGATCATTACCTAGAACATCGCGCCAAGCATGATGAGACTCGCAGTGACATGCCGTTGTTGCTCAACCTTGCAACCCGTGTTGTCGCAACGCGAGAAACTAACGAATAGACCGACGACAAAGAAAGAGGTGCAACATGCTGCTCTCCGAACGAAAGAACAAACAGTACATCATCGTCCTCGACCAGTACGATGAGAATCTGGGAAGGTACACCCCAAAGAGTCAAATCATCGAAGCGCCGACGTTGGTCGAAGCCATCATCAACTGTGACTATTTCCGACAGATGAGCACAGCGACCCACCCGTCACAACTGCTCTCTGTGCGCGAAGCTCGGGTGTACCCCCAGAGCTTCATGGATGCCGATCAACACAACATGATCAGCGTGCTCAAGGAACTCGCACACAACCACCCTGACATTATGGAGAGCATCGATGAATTCGCTGAGACATTCCAGTCTTACGTTGACACTCTCAACTTCAAGGATTGCATCCGAGATACCGTCACCCTCCTGAACACCATTCCTGGGATCGATGACATCGACTGTTCACTATCCGACGACTGCGACTACGTGATGATCGAGCATTGCTCTCGGTCCCTTGGGGATCTCTATCTGTCCCACGGGACAGATACGCGACACTTGACCTACGACCGAAACGCTAAGGGTCTTGACGGTCTCGCTGCACTCATCTGCGGCATCAGGGATATGTTGCGCCCGATCGTCTAAAAATACCAAATGAAAGAAACACTAATGGGTAAAGACTTTGCTAATTTGGCTAACTCCGATCTACTGACTACCGAACAAGCAGCTGAATTTCTTGAAATCTCACCTGCACAACTACGTGTTTGGCGTGCTTGGTATGACAATAAGGGGCCTGACTATATCACCTTGCCAGATCATTCGGTACGCTACCCCATGGGTGGTCTCAGAGCATGGAAATATATTAGACTCCCTGAAGTCTTGGAATATATTGCCCGCAAAGCTCTCATGATGCCGTTGTTTAACGAATTCACCACACCCGATGTATGTAAGAAACTATTAGGAGATCCCCATGACGACTGAAAACATGAACCGCTACAACACTATTGTCACCGTCACCACTGACACTATCGACAATGCTGAGATAGTCCTCAACGAACGTATTCATTACGACGAAGACTACGGTTTTCCGTATGAAATTGACTACGATGTATACGATCTTCAGCCCGAAAAGTACACCCGAGGCATCACCATTGACGCTTCCGTCATTCGAGAAAAGCTGGGATTCCTCATCACTACACTCAACGCAAGTGACCCCGATAACAAACGGGTTCTTGATGCCCGTGACAAAATCAAGTCCATGGATGATGGCAATCTCAATGCTCTCATTTCGTCAATCAATGACGAACGAGCATGGGAACTCTTCAACGAGGTATGCGATCGCGTCCTTGACTGGATCATTGACGATGTCAACTCCAGCGAAAGCTCTTCGTAACAAGCAATAGGCCCTGAGATTGGCTACCACACCGCTCTCAGGGCCTATTACCGTACTCACTGTCACCACGTGTACCACGTTGCGCCGATAGCTCCAGCAACGAGCACTGCAACATACACATGCTCCAGCCACGGCACACCAGCGTGATACCTCAAGCGATCACCGACAACACTCCGTCGTCGGGTTGACACAACGATCCGCGTGTCACCTCTCTCGATAATCTCCCATGTCGACGGTATCAGCGGGTAGTACCACACCCACCCAGCCATACTCATAGCATCGAGCAGAACATGGGTCATCATACCGGCCAACAGCCACACAAAGATCGGTGACACCATCGCAGTCAAGACACCCACTCCGAGCAACACCCAAAGTGTATGTGTCCAACCTCTGTGGGCGATAGGCGACGTTGCAGCAGAACGGCTCGCGTTCTTGCGCTGCCACATCGTTCCCCATAGCATAAAACGCCCGGCAAGAGAGTGTGGCAAATCAGCATCCGCCAACACCGTACCAACAATGAACAGCGGGAGACCGATCGCAACACTGATATACCAGCGTTCATCATCGCTCACAAACAAACTATGGATCCACGTGCTCCATGACGCGATAGACCCGCCAAGCGCATCCAGGCCATCAGATACCCACGATGTAACAGAGTCGATAACCCCGTAGCTATCCTCTATCGCCTCTGTGTCAATCAACGGTATCTCACGTGAACGATCGGCATTCTCACCAATCACAACAACAGCGCGTCCAATACCGAGCATCGCCAATCCGGCAATGATGTGATTCGAACCCCGCATAACTCCCTCGCCTTTCCTATGTATGTTCAACAGTATGTACCTATTCTACTGGAACACCAGGGTTTTCGTGAGAGTTATGCACCCCTCTGCACGTTGTGCGTATGCGTGGTCGTACAAAGTACGACCCGAGACAAGAAATAGAGAGTCAGACCGCCTCACGGCGCGGTCTGACTCCCATCTTCTTCTTCTTCTTTATTCAACCAACCTTTATTCAGGAGGCAATACCCCATGCTATTCAACGAGATGCTTGTCACCACCACGATCAAGCTACTGGATGCTAACCGTGTCCCTGCTCTCATGGGAGAGCCGGGTATCGGCAAGTCGTCGTTTGTCGAAGACGTGGCACGACGCACCAACACGAAGTGCTTCACGCTTCCGTGCAACCTGTTGGCCGACAAGGCTGACCTGACGGGCGCACGTCTTGTTCTGGACGAAAAGACCGGTATCTGGTCCCAGAAGTTCTTCCCACATGACACCATCTCCCAGGCAATCAATTACGCCAAGAACAACCCAAACGAGCAGCCGATTCTCTTTCTTGACGAGATCAACCGAACCACGTCTGACGTGACTTCGGGAACTCTCACCCTTGTGACGCTGCGTCGCATTGGTAACGAGGATCTACCTAAGAACCTGCGCATTATCGTGGCGGGTAATGACAAGGGCAACGTGACTGCCCTTGATGACGCGTCGGTCTCCCGATTCGCCATCATCAACGTTGCGCCCGACGCGTCGACGCTTATCGAGGTTCTCGACAAGAACCTTCACCCGTGCGTGAAAACTGTGCTCGAAAAGCACCCTGAGACGGTGTTCGTCAAGAACACCAACGAGCAGGCTGTCGCAGATGGTCAAGACGACGATGATGACGACAACGCCACGGTGTCCGTCTTCGACCTTTTCGACGGAACCGAAGAGATTCGACCGTTCGCTACTCCGCGTACGATCGACGGTGTGTCGCAGTATCTCAACGTGCTGTCATTCGAAGAGATTGCCAGTCTCATGGCTACTCCATCGACGACCCGAGACGGTCGACATGTCTCCTATCTCCAGGAGGTCATCGAAGGTATGACCGGCAACACCTCGTTCACCACCTTGCTGATGGGCGCCATCAGCGATGAGCTCAGCAAGGGCAGCACGGGTAACAACAATGCTCAGCGCGTTGTCAAGCCTCGCATCTACAACGAGCTCAAGAAGGCCGCGATGACCAGCGTTGATGCTGTCAACCAGGTTGTTGCAACCATGACCGACAATGACGCATCCGGTTGCCTCGTGTTCGCTATGTACGAGCGCGAAGACAACCATGTGATTATCCAGGCGTTGAATGCACGACTCGACAAGCTCGAACAGAGCCACATCAACGATCTCATTGTCTTGTGGTCGAGTGACGCACTCCATAAGAAGAACTGCGACACGCTCATGCATCTGAGCGACGGTGTCGCGCTCAAGATCAACACGGTCATCGCAGCCATGGGCATCGACTGAGTTCACAGACATCGTGTCCGGCGTAGCACTTCATTCTCCTTCGGCTACGCCGGACACGACCACATATAGCTCCCGTTTATTCAGAAAGGGGTGACGATGGCTTCTCCATCTATTACCCTCACCGGGCAAAAGCCCAATCATATCGACCAGTATGTTCCCATCGCCCCTTTCACGGGTGATTGCGAACCCCTCGCTACACTCGAAACGATGATCACACAGACCATCTTCGAGCCACTCACTCCAGGCGGTCATGTCGATCTGACGATCGACGGACGCGACTGTGACTCTGACGAAGTGAACGACCTCCTTCTTCGAGCCGTTGGCGAAGTCCTCGATGCAGACGCACAAGCCACTATGGGTGCGATCTTCGAACAGTCTCTTGTTCGATGGATTCCGTCCGCATCATCGCCTATCGACGAAGCGTTCATCACCCAGGCAGCTGCGCGTTGTAAGCTCCCTGATCCCAGCAAGGCTCTGTACACCACGCAGAGCGACGTGATGCCTACCGCTAAGGATGTACTTGCTGGCAATGCCGGTACGGACCTCCTGTTGGTGTCCCTGGGATGGACGTTCCATCCGCACACAATCGGCTTCTGGTTCCGCACAGATGCAGAATTCGACAGTTTCAAGACATGGCTACGTGGCGAGCTCAGCAAGATCGCATCGAACATTACTCCGGCTAACAACCGGATGTTCCAGCAGTTCGACAAAATTGACCTGAACGGCCTCACTGAGTCTCTGATTCTGCGAGCGAATGACTCGCAGGCCCTCGATGAGTACTCGTTCGCACGTGTGCTCATGTGGGCTCTCAGTACGTGGACCCATATGCAGCAGACTAACCAGCCTGGTGCGCCTGAAACATGCGGCATGCTGCCATTCAGCATCGCTGAGCTGGCACTGCCTCGTACGTTGGTTCTCATCAACGTCGAAGCTCATGCCAGGGCGTCGATGCGCAAGATCAACGCTGAGTGGGATCTCATCATGAAGTCCCTCCACAACCCGGTCAAGCTCATCACGCCGGGTCAGCTCAGCAAGCTGACAGCGCTGGCACGCGCCCAGCAAAAGGCGTCTGTACAGGCTGCCAACAGCCTGTCCAACGCACAGCAACAAGCGGGCCGTAGCGGTCGTGTGGTGTTCCGCAAGCGACCCACCAGACCTGTCGACATCTACAAGTCGGTCATGCGAGTTCTCACGCGCATGTCGAAGGTCAATCAGTCTCTCAATTCCATCAGGAATGTGAGCACGAGCTTTGTTCGAGCCAATAGGCGTCAGCCGAACGACCCGAATAAGCCAGGCAAGGTTGTCTCCCGCAAGTACATGCCAGACATTCACATTTACCTGGATACGTCTGGATCGATTTCCACGGAGAACTACGAGGACACGATCAAGATGCTCATCCAGTTCGCTCAGCGAATGGGCGTGGATTTGTACTTCACGAGTTTCTCGCACGTCATGTCGACACCTGTGCGCCTTCGCATCAAGAATCGCTCTATCACTCAGGTATGGAAGCAGTTTGCTGCCGTGCCCAAGGTGAGCGGGGGTACCGATTATGAGCAGATTTACAAGCTCATTAACGAACACCAGACGCTCAAGCGTCGACTCAACCTGGTCATCACCGACTTCGAGTGGTGGCCCGGTTCGTACCACCTTGAGGTTCCTGAGAACCTCTATTACGTACCAATCTCTGTCCCAGACAACTGGTACAACTCCTTGCGCGAAAGCGCTAAGAGTTTCACTCATCACATGCAGACGATCGACCCCAGTACGGGCTCTCGCATCCTCGGCATGACCAAGTGACACTGAGCCCTCTCTCCCCTCTTGTGACCACCTACTGGTGAAAAAGAGAGGGAGGGAGGGTCCACAAACTATTCATTCAATTCCCATTTATTCAAAAAAGGAGGCACGCCTATGGGCCTGTCCAACTTCACGCCCAATGACGACGACGCTAACAACCCGACCGGATCAGGCGTTGGCTCTGGTGCGCCTAACATCGTCAGCGTCGGCCCGTCTGCGCCATCGCACAATCACGCGATCACCGGTGGCTCCGAGATTGATGACATGCTCATCAACTACAACGAGGAATACAAGAAGTCCTCTCCAGCACTCTTCCGTGACGAGATCGTCACTCAGACGATGAGCATCATCTCATCGTCGCGCAAGCCGAACGCGCTTCTTGTCGGACCAGCAGGTGTTGGCAAGACCGCCATCGTCGAAGAGATCGCCCGGCGCATTGCTAACCAGGAAGCATCCGTGCCTCCGCAACTCAAGAACACCACCATCTATGAGTTGCCGATCGCCACTCTCGTTGCAGGCGCTGGTATCGTCGGTGAACTGGAAAACAGGATCACCGACATTATTAAGTTCGCCCAGGATCCAGACAATGACGCACTGCTCTTCATTGATGAGATCCACATCATCGCCGATGACAGCAACCCTACGTACTCAAAAATCGCACAGATCCTCAAGCCCGCATTGGCCCGAGGATACCTGCGCGTCATCGCAGCAACGACGATGGGTGAGGCAAAGCGCCTCGATGACGATCCGGCATTCAAGCGTCGCTTCTCGTCTGTCATCGTCGATGAGCTTAACCGAGAGCAGACCCGTTCGATTCTCGATGTCGTTCTGCCCGGCATGCTCACGCACTACCAGAACAAGGTCAGTGTGGCATCTGATGTCCTCGATGACATCGTTGTCACGGCTGATCGTCTCATGAGCACCGGACACCGCCCCGATACGGCCATCACGCTGCTCGATCGAGCACTGAGCCACAGCGTGATCAGCCATCACGCTGCGATCCAGGAAGCACTTGCTTCTGGCAACGCATCGTATGCACAGATGCTTCAGCAAATCACCCAGATCCCGTTGACCTCCAAGCGCCTCAATACGATCGCCATGCTGCTTGTAACCGGCCAGTCACAGCCACCGCAGCTTGATGTCGAGACTCTGGAGAGTGAACTCTCCAGGCTCAAGGGCCAGGAAGACGTGCTTCCGCGTCTCGTTGACGCACTGCGTCGCCGCGAGCTGAACATCTTCCCCCAAACGCGACCAACATCGTGGCTTTTCGCCGGAGCATCCGGCGTGGGCAAGTCCGAGACCGCCAAGATCATCTCCCAGATGGTCACGGGACAGGAACCTATTTTGCTCAACATGGCTGAGTTCCACGATGCCCACACGATCAACAGGATCATTGGTTCCCCCTCTGGATACGTTGGGTCTGAGAGTGCACGAGAACGACCGTTTGACACGTTGGCATCGAACCCCTATCGAGTCATCGTTCTGGATGAGTTCGAGAAGGCTCACATGTCGGTACAGCGACTGTTCCTCTCCGCGCTCGATACTGGCGAAATCCAGATGGCCAACGGCCCTGCTGTCGACATGTCTCGTTGCATTGTCATCGCAACAACGAATGCTGGTAGGCAAAAGCTCTCTGGCTCCCAGATGGGGTTCGGTAACCATACGCAGAGTATCACCAAACAGGTCCTCACCAATGAGCTCCAGAATAGCTTTGACGCAGAACTACTTGGTAGGTTCGATGACCTCATCGCATTCATGCCGCTAGGAACCAGCGAATACGCTGAGATTCTGCGTGATGAATATGATCGCCAAGTGGCGCGTATTTGCGCTGAGAACCCAGGTATGAGCTTCGATCCCATCGACGATGACACCATCGATCGATTGGTGGCAGAGACATACTTGAAGGATCAGGGCGCACGCCCTGCTGTTCGCGCTATTCGAGGTTTCATCGAAGACTCTCTGCTCTCCGCTGCGAGTAACTAACCAGCAACGGTTCGCCTACGCAACAAACAGGTGTATATCCCACCTCATTGCGTAGGCGAACCACACCCACATTTCTCATCACTGACACATAAGGAGCTTCCATGCGTTACACATGCACGAATACCGTTGAGGACATCATCACTGAATCTAACGGCACCCGCATCAAGGTCATCGCCACATACGGCATTAACGATGACCGCATCAGCGTTACTGGCGAGGTGTATTACGAGCGCCAAGACAACGACGGATTCTTCTTCGACAGTGAACCCGACGACTGCGGCATGGTCCATGACCACATCCTTCAGGCGTTCCCGTGGCTTCGCCAGCTCGTCGATCTCCATCTTTCTGATGCACGAACTGGTGCGCCCATGTACGCACTTGACAATGGTTGGTATTGGCTGCGAGAAGACGATCCCAACGATCGTCACAACACCATCATCACCGATAAGAGCCAACGCCGTGCTGCGCAGTATCTACGCACGACACCCTGCATGCTCGAAGGCATCGAGACAAAGGAAGGCCTCGCGCGTCTCATTGAGACAACCCTTACCCCAGCATGGGAAAAGCAGGTCGAGAGCACCCTCGCACTCTACGGTCTGCTGTCGCCCTATGCGCCCAAGCTCCACAAGAACCTTGACTCGGTGTACATCGTCTACACGGACGAAAAAGGCTGTCTCTACGACCAGCCGCTGAGCGATCTGCCCGATGTGGGAACTCTCATCGATCCCGACACTGACGACGATATGGAGATCATCGGCTACAAGCTTGTGTGATCACCAATCCCAATCACCATTCTCATCGGTCGGCCTGTTGGCAATATACGCTGACAGGCCGATCGATAGTGCGCATGCACACACTTATTCAATTCTTGTCACTTTATTCAAAAAGAAAGGAGGGCTCATATGCCCATCCTCCTCGATAACCTCGACGAAGCGGCTAAGTTCAGCACCGCCGTCGAAGCAACCAAGGCGCGCACCATTAAAGCAGTGACGCCCAAGTACTTCTCGTCGCATCTGACCGGTCGTGGAAAAAAGCAGGGCTTGCTCAACAGCTCTGTCATCCCAGGCCGCTATCCCATGGGACTGGATCGCACCACCATGGGAACCACAGACCTGCGCTACAAGGTGTCGCAGACATCCAACGCAGTCACCAGTCGCATCGTTCCGACCGGCACCATCGTGAAGCGCGCCTACGAGCAGGGCTACGGTCGTATGACCCTGCCTGTCCCTGATGACATGGACCAGTTCGCTGTGCGTCTCACCGACGACACCGACACGTTTGACATCTGGGCATCGTGCCACGTACAGGGCCTTGCTATGCGTGAGGACAACAGCGGCAAGACCAAGGTCAAGGACTTGCAGATCTCTTACCGCACTGTGCTCTATGTTGTCCCGCCCAAGAGGTGCGAAGACATCGATGATCTCAGCGATCAGATGCTCGCCCGTCTCATCAATGATCTGGATGCCATCGATCCTGACGATCCTGACTTCATTGAGGTCGACGATGATGACATCGATCTGTTCGATGATGAAGCCGATGACACGCTCATCATCACAGAGGACGAGAGCTACCGCACTCGCGCTACGTTGCTCAGCACGACGATCAGCACCTTCCCCAACAAGGCCGTCAGGATGAGCGCTGCCAACCTGGCGTGGGCCATTGCCGACTGGAGCTACGCTCCTGCTGAGGACGCTGAGAATCTGCCGTGGGATGAGATCTTCCGAGCCACCGGAATCAACCACTCGCGTAAGCGCGGCTTCCTTGACACGCTGGCTGAGTTCTATGCCGACTACAGCGTCTACGACAACGTCACGGACAGTGCACAGCGCTGGAGCAGCGATGACATTGCCGATGACATCCACGATGTCATTGACGCTCTTGTGTCGAAGAAGCACTCGTACGACGATGAACAGTTGGCTCAGATGGTCTACGAGCTGCGCTACATGGAGCAGTACAACGTTCCACTATCTGCATACAAGAAGATCTACGCGTCCATCAACATGCTCTGCGATCCCCAGACCGCTTCGCTCCTGGTCAAGCAGAATATGAACTTGCTGATGAACGACACGCTCAGCGACCTCGGTAGCAAGCGTGATCAGCTGGAGCGTGCACCGGAGACCATCAAGACTATTCCTGTGCAGCGACAGCTCTCGCCTCAGCAGCTTGCTGCTGTGCGCTCGACTGAACCGCTCATCCTGACTCAGGCGGGCGCAGGTGCTGGCAAGAGCACTGTCATTCTTGAGCGCATCCAGCAGCTCAGCCTGTGCGGTGTCAATCCGGCTGACATCACTGTCTTGTCGTTCACCAACGCGGCAGCAGACAACATCATCCGTAAGAACCCCAACGTTCGCTCCATGACGATCGCGCGAATGATTCACGATCTGTACATGACGTACTTCCCCACTCATGAGCTCAGCTCTGTGGAGACGATCGCTAACTCCTTGGGCATCTATATGCCGGGGGATCCATTCGCGTTCCAGTTTGCTGAGAAGCTGCGCAGGCTGGAGGGTCGTAACTCTGAGGGTGCGCACACCGCGCTGAACAACTTCATCGAGTCACACCTGGAGCAGACGGTTGACGCACTCAACCTCATCAAGCAGACATCGCTAGAGCTTGAGATCATCCTGGCTTACCAGATGATCGACAAGATGCCGCTGCCTACTGGGTTGAACATCCGCCACCTCATCATTGACGAGGTACAGGATAACTCGGTCTTCGAGTTTATCTATCTGCTTCGTCTGGTGAACAAGTTGGGCTGTTCACTCTTTATTGTCGGGGATTGTTCGCAGACGCTCTACGAGTTCCGTTCAGCGAACCCGAAGGCTCTGAATGCACTCGAATCATCCGGTGTCTTCACGCCCTACAAGCTGGAAACCAACTATCGATCGAACCAAGAGGTTCTCGACATGGCGAATGTCCACCTCTTGTCTGAGATCGAAGCAAACCAGTTTGCACAGATTCGTCTGCGAGCCAACTCGCTGACCCCTGTGACGGCAAACTCCTTCCAGGAGAAGGTGCGCGTGGTGCACGAGCACTACACGGCTGATCGAAAGTTCCTCACCGACCTACCGATGCTTCTCTCGAAACACGTCAACTCCTACATCCAGGAATGCCTGAATCGCGGAGAGCAGGTCGCCTTCTTGGCGTTCACCCGTCGAGAGGCTTTCGCCATCCAGAAGCGTCTGGAAGAGATCTTCCCTGGTCGCTCGGTCATCTCGATGATCTCTGATCGGCGTCGCGCGTCGACGTTCTTCTCATCGTTCATCGAGCACCACTGGAGCGACATCGAGGCAGTTGATCCGGCGAATGCGTCGTTCGTGTTCACCAAGGAACTCGTAAGCCGAGGTCCGGGTGCCAACCCGAACGCTCAGGCAGCACTTGCCAAGATGGCTAGTGAATGGTGGACTGCGTCCGCCCTCACTATCCAGGGTTGGGTGTACGAATACCAGGCAGGCATCATCACCAAGGAGGTCTTCTTCGATCGTTTGAAGAAGTGCATCTTGGACCACGAGATTCGCCATAACTCGATTCGCGATGCGCTTATGCATCGCAACAACGAGGAACGCAAGATCCGTAATCTTGAAACCAAGGCGGATCTGATCGTGTCGACGGTCCATGGTGTGAAGGGCCTTGAGTTCGACAACGTTGTTGTCGTCTACAAGGACCAGTCGGACATGACGGAAGAGAAGAAGAGGCTCTACTACGTCGCGTTCACGCGCGCCAAGAACTCTCTCTTCGTTCTTTCTCATGGCACCACGCTGTCGGCCCGCATCGTCAGCGATTACAACCTCATCGTTGACTCGCTGACCAACCCCGCCTCTGGTAACGACATTGATGACGATGGTGAGAACCATGCCGTCGACGCAATCGTCGTTGACGAGGATGATGTCCTTGATGCCATCGAGGATGCAATCCCGTCTGATCAGACAGACGCTGCTCAGGCGGACACCACCCAACCAGCACAGAACGATCTCGATCAGATTCGAAGCATCGTTGCTGGTCTTACTGTGGATCCAAGTGATCCGACGACGGACGAGGACTGACAAGCCCTTATGCCGTCCTCCTGCCACATTGCCCCTGGGGTTTCCCAGGGGCAATGTGGCACCCTCACACTCTATCTACTTAATTCCCTACTCCCCTACTCGAAAGGAGCGCACATGCGTGCTATCCGCCAAGGCGACGTTTGGTTCGTCGAAGCCGCACCCGTCCCCGGTGGCGGAACTGTTGGCAATGAAATCTGGTCCGGTCGACCTGCTGTTATCGTGAGCAACGATGGTATCAACCAGCGATCTGGTGTCGTCCAAGTCGTTTATCTCACGTCCCCAAACAAGCAGCGTCGTACCAACACCATCAACCCCACGGTTCACATCAACAGCCGAGAATCAATTGCTGTGTGCAATCAGGTGACAAACGTCGATAAATCCCGACTCACGAGCCGCATCGGCCATGTGGAAGACCATGAGCTGGAGACCATTCAGGACGGTATCGCTGTCGCTCTCGGCCTTGACTGAATTGTGGTGCACTAAATAAACGCACCCACATCAGACTCACAGTAGTGAGCGCACAATAACGAAAGGGGTCAACCATGGTAGTCACAACCACAGTGAAAGGGTACTTCCACATCACTGCTGAATCGTTAGACGTAGCCCAAACGTTTATCGACATCGTTAATGAGTTGCATCCTGAGAAATACGAGTGGTCAACAAAAATTGGTCCCAAAATTACTCTATGGAGTCCTCAGCCTGACGACAAAATGTGTTACGGCATTCCCTTCAAGGCGAAAGGTCGCAACGACTATCGCCAAAACCTCATCGATATGTTCGATGTGATTGGTCGACGCCACAAGCAAAAAGACATGGGTTCCAAAATCCAACAACTCACGGATAAAAAGTTGGACATTGTCGTCACATGGACAGAATTCGCGACAGAGGACTCATTCATCGCACGTGGACAAACCCTCATCCAGAAAAGCAAGGGAACAGCACTATACTCTGCGATTTTGGACACCATGTACTACGACCGCAGAGATCTCACTGTTGACCTCCTGGATCAATGGGGCTTTTCGTCATGGAAGTATGCCGACTACACTCGTACCGGAATCACCAATTTCATGACAAGGTTCAAAAACAACGAGGCAATCATTGGTGAGCTTTCTCAGTATGACATCGACGATCTTGTGTACTTCGCGAAACCCCATGGGCGTGGCTATCTCTATTACCTAGAGAATTTCAACGAAGCAGATGCTATCGAATTTCGAGACAAACTTCTCGATATAATGAGAGAGCATCCGACAACATCCATTGTGGAGGGTACGGTCGACATCACTGCATCGAGTGAATCAGAAATTCGCACGTTGGTATCCATCTTCGCTACTTCGGATGACGATACAACACCTCGCGCCAATGGCTATCGTATGAAATTCGATCGTCACAACATTGACATTGGCGAAATAGAACCTCAGATGTTTACCACATCTGTGAAGTTCCAAGGGGCGGCAGTGCATGGCCAACGATATACAATTGATGATGTCGTCAAATATGCGACACACCGATTGTCCCAACTACCCATCGATACTAGGAAATCCATTCTCAATGGCTCATCGTTCTGGCTATCGTTTAGATGGAAAGAACACGACAGTAATCGAGAATTGTTGACGAATGGGTGGGTCATGTGGGAAAAGAAACCTGATCAAACAAATGTGCAGACGACATATGTCGAGATCAATGGATCCATCCCCCAATGACTTCCGCATGAACAAAACCCTGGGCACATCACGTGCTCAGGGTTTTGTTCTCACGATCGTACGACTACTCACTCGACTCATTTGTCAAAGATCGGTTCAATGTCGACGAAGCAGAAAACTTCAGCACGTCGTAGCCAGGTACTACGCCTGTACCCGACTTGGTGAACTGCACAGTATGACCGGCCTTATGCAGCCGGTAGAAACGACCGAACCCCGTCAGCATGACCGATCGGCCAGAACGGGTAGTCGTGATGATCTCATCAACGATTGCCGCATACACAGCTCGCACCGTCGCCGCATCGATACCCGTCCGCTTCGATACAGCTTGTATCAACCTCGTCTTCGTCATACGAGTGTCATCGTCCACCCTCACATTCTTCTCCGCGTCCTTCTTGTAGAGCGCCATGATCCAACCTCTCATCCTTTCCCTACGTGTCACGGCACATAGCCGCTTTCTGATTATGTTCGTATATCAGTCTAACATATCGGAACACACCGATGCCTAACCGACCGATACATAAATATATCCCCAGGGGATGAACCCCTGGGGATATATCAGCCAGCGCCACAACGACACATCAGCCACCGAATTCGTAGCCACCACTCTCGCGACGGATCTCTTCGAATTCAGGATCGATGTTTCGAGACTGACTACGAGTCGTCGTAGTCGTCTCTTTCGCCATCGTGCCACGAGCCTCTTCGATGTACGCCGCACGCATCTGCGAGGTAATACCCGCAGCAGCGATTTCGTAGGCGGCCATCGTTGCCTTCTTCGCCAGACCCGGCTTTTGCGCCTGCTGACGCTCCAACCTCATCTGGTGCTCCTTAGCCCATGCGTGACGATCCTCTTCGCTGACACCGAACAGACCGGCGATCGTATCGTCATCCTTTGGAAAACCCAACATTGATCACTCAACTCCTTTCATAGAGACGGCTCAAAGCCATCATTGTCATTAGGTCGATCGTACCCACCCATGTCAAACCCGTCGTCGACATCGTTGAGTTCGAAATCAGTATCAGCGCTAAACGCTGATGTCTCATGAGCGTTGTACTCCTGGTTGTCACGCGCGCGGTTGTACGCGCTGCGCCTGCGCCTTGAGTCTTCCCTCATACGCTCCGTGTGGGGATCCGCATGGGCGTTGTCATGCCCTGGAGATTCACGTGCATCAGAATAAAACTCCCCCCGTTGCCACCGGTTGTAGGTCTCTTCAGGCGTCGCTGCGAAGTCTCGCATTTCTGATCGCCACTGAGACCCATACTGCTGCGCCCAGTGACGTTCGATGTCCGGGTGAGCCTTCGCCACCATGTCCATGGCGTGAACGAACGATGTCGCATAGATGTCTCGCTGCGCATCTCGATCGAAACCATCGAATTCCATGGCATCGAGACCACGACGAGCTCGACGAATCTTCTCACCCATCGCACCAGGAACGCTGTGCACATCCAGGTTCTTGTCCCGAACAGACCAGGCAGAACCATAGGCAAGCAGCGATTCGTTCAAATCCGCAATGTTGCCATTCAGCGCTGCACGCTCCATCTCACGAGCCATGCACGTACTCAGAGACAACTCATGCTGCATCTCGTTGTACGGAGGACGGACAGTGAAAGAACCGCCCACGATGGGCTCGCCCATGCGCGTGGACCAGATACCGGTCCACGTTCGACGCGGTTCACCCGTCTGAGCATCCACTTGCTCCACCATGTCCATGTCGACTTCACCATGAGCCGTCTCAACGAACGCATTCGCCCAATGAGGCTCATAACGCATCCGTTGACCCATAAGCATGCGGCTGACGGTGTTCACTCGTTCAGGGTCCAGGCCGTCCTTCTGAACATCGTCCCAGAAACGCTCCATCAGGTGTGCATAGCCCTCTTGGACCCCAGCAGGATCCACACCAGGTTGACGCATCTGGTTGAACATCGCTTCGCTCAAACCGAGATGTGTCAACGCCGCACTCGCTTCATTAAACGGGATGCGACCATTACGCTCCTTGGCTTCAATACGCTCCAGACGACGCTTCAGAGATGGCGGTAGTTCACCACCATGCTTCTGCCGATGTCGATCGGCCTGATCATGCAACTGTTTCGACTGACTGCGTCGACGAGCCTCTGCCATGTCTTCGACAGCCATACGAGCATCGCGAGCAAACGACTTCACCTGTTGACGGAAGTTAGGCGACAGCATCCACATCGTGACGCCCATGCCAACAGATTCGGCCACAGCCGACATCGACACACCGTCTTTCAGTGGAATGAGAGCGCTGAGAACCATCATCGAGGCATACGCTTTGTGCTTACCCTGAAGATCGTTCATGCGAGAAGCGATGTCAGCCTTTCGCTTCATCGACTTCATATCGATCTGGCTGAGAGCATGAAGATACCCATCAGCGTGGTAGCGCATATCAAGCCTCAGCTGTTGCGCCCAATCAAGCGCAGGCTTTGGCTCTACTGCCTGGGTAGGCTCGGCAGGTTCAGGCTTCTCATCGAAAATCTGCTCCTTGGTAACAACCATCGTCGCAGTTTCGTCTTGATCCTTCTGCGGACCAACGTCACCCCCGTACCGAGGTGCTGGAAGTTGACGAGGTGGGCGAACCATCTTTTCCTCCTTTCTATTGCTTTCAATCTCTTCGAAGGCGCGTTACAGCTCGAAGCCGTCATCAACGCTTGGGGTCTGCACCTGGGGCTCAGGAGCACTCATACGACGAGCTGTACCAGCAGTAGGTGGCACACGCGGCGTCGATCGACCCACGGTGACACCACTGCCAGGGAGCGCAGCCTGAATCGAACCCGATCGCTGAGCCGGAATCTTAGGCCCAGACGATGCAGGGGACTGTGCAGACGGTGCAGGCGCAGACGCAAGAGGATGACCCTTCTCGTCACGACCCATCGACGCGAGCCAATCTTTGGCGACATTACCCACTCGCACAGGACCACCTGTACGAACCTGAGATCCCGGCGTCTTCGGGGGCTGAGGAATAGGCGGCACAGACTGCACAGGCTGTACAGAGCGGGCAGATCGAGCAGACCCAACAGTACGCACAGGCGGCGGAACCGTCGTCACACGCGCACCCTGAGGCGGAGCGAACCGATCAAAACTCGGGGTTGTCGGAGCCGGAGCAACAGGGGCAGCCGTGCGCATCTCCTTCGCAGCCTCGCGGTAATGAGCGCGCGCATCGTTCAACTTGCGCATCTGATCGTACGCACGTGTGAGAGAATCTCCACCAAACTCGGTGATGTACTCCTTCTCCACATGCTTGATAGCTTCCATCGCCTCATCGTTGATGAGGACACCAGCCCATGATGCGTCAGAGATGGCAGCACGCAGCTCATCGCCACCAGATTCCACCGCGTAACGCAAATCATCGTCACTCACACCCGATACCGGTTGAGCTTCCATATTCTGAGCGAACAGACGTGCGCCATCGCGCAAGAGCGCATTCACATGCGTTTCCTTGTCAGGCGTATTCTTGTTGACGATCGCCATCACCTTATCGGCAAGGCTCCCCTTCCACTCATGTGGATCAAGGCCATAGTACTGCTTGATCTCTTCATCTGTTGCCTCCGCGTACGGCAACTGTGCAGCATCACGCTCACGCTGATACAGCCGTCCGTAATCAGGCTGATGCATCTTGTTGTATTCATACATAAGCGACTCTGCACCAAACGGAACAACATACTTGTCATCCGCTTCTATAAGAGCCAACAGAGTCTCATCATCGATGAGAACACCGCTGTGTGCCACATACGAGACAGCATCACGCATCTGGTCATCATCACCCAATTCTGGATGATCCTGAGACTTCTGCGCAAAGAATTCCACACCATCACGCAGAAGCGCATTCACATGCGTTTCCTTCCAAGGATCATCCTTGTCAATGATTGTCGCCACCCTATCGGACAGCGATCCCACCCACTCATGAGAATCAAGACCGTAACGCCTCTGAATGTTGCCATCAGCTGGACCCTCGTACCATATCGTCGACATGACCATCTTCCTTTCGTTTAGTTGCATTCGACTCGTATACCAGTATATCGCACTATTGCAACGATTACGACACAAGCCAGCCTCCACTAATACAAAGAAGCAGGCCCCACCTAAAGGCGAGACCTGCTTCTTCATAGCTTCAGCGCATGATCACATGATGATCACAACTCGAAACCGTCGTCGACAGACACATCTGCCTCATTGTCCACCTGTGCCGTCAGACCGTAACGCTCAGCTGCACTGGTACCCGTATGCGAACGCACCGGAACAGCCCACGATGTCGACTTACGTCGACCGATCTTCTCATCACGATCCACACGAGCCACTGTGTCTTCCATGGCGATCACCGGTGCCTCGGCCTGCGTCTCCACATCGGCCTCCATCACCTCACGCACACGAGCTGGCGCAAACTTGGCGTTCCACTGACCCTCGAACAGGTTAGCGTGAGCCTCAGCCAACGCTTGCATCGTGGTGAAGTCACCGCCGTAAGCCAGACGATCCATCGGAGAAGCAAGCTGCTCAATGACCTTCTCATCTTCCAGGTTCACCATCACTCCGTTGCTATCGCTGAGCGCATTTGCAACCTTCGTGATGTTGTCGCTGTTCACAGCCACACCCAGACCTGCATCGCCGTAGAACTGCGAGAACATGGCAACCCACTGATCCTTGGTGGCCTGAACCGGCTTACGATCGTCGTCCGTCACAGTGTTCCACACACCGTTGCCATCCTGTGCAATCGCCTGACCACGCCACAAGCTTCGAGCCGGACCCATCAGCAGCTCATACCGGTGACGAGCATCCACCGGATCGTGCTTGGCTTGCAGAATACTCTGCGTCACCGGGTACGTCAGCTCCAACACAGCCTTGAGCTCGTCGTTACGAAGAGCTCGCACGCCGCGCTGAGAGAACGTACCGGCAACACCGGTACCAAACGACTTCACAGCCGTTGCATACATGGTACCCAGCTGTTCCTCGCGCGTCACGCGCGTGGTCACCAGATCCACCTGGTTCTCCGGGTCATACCCGATGTATCGAGCATAATCCAGCATCTTCTTAGGCGAGCCTTTAGCTCCCGTCTCAATACACGCAGCCTCCACAGACTTCATGTGCTCCTGAACGGAACCAAACGACAACACAGCCTCACCGTACTGATGCTTGAGCGCCTCACGGTACATGTAGGACGCTGCATCCACGACATCACGACCCTCGTCCAGGAACTGCTCGCGATTAGCCTCCCCTTCCACGAGATCATAGTAGGCGTCGTTCGCACGCTGGTGGACCTCATCCATCGCATCCGCATGACGAGAATCGTAGTGCTGCGACACCTTCACATCGAGCGCGTTGTGCATCGCAAGAGGGTAACGACCCTCGTCATCCATGCTCTGACCCAGATCAATGAGGTTAGCCTCGACAGTCAGGCGCTCCAGCGCTTGCTCATGTGCCGGACCATCACCCAGCTTCACGACGGCAACAGAGTCACCATCGAAATCGCCGTCGAAGCACTTGACCATATTGGGATTGACACTCACACCAGTGAGACGATCGTCAAGGCTCACGCGCATGTAACGCACACCCGCATCACGAAGAACGGGGTCACGCCACACAAGCGCGTAATCACCGTCACGCAGATGCAGTTTCTTCGCCAGCTCCGGGCCAACACCGACCTGGTCGATGTCCAGACGAGGATCACCCGTCCACACAGCAGTGGCCGAGTGCGGCAGACGCGAAGCCATGAGACCTTCCTTGAAGACATTGCGCTTGCCGGTGAACCGGCGACGCATGATGTCCTGTGCAATGCCATCGTACGCAGTCTGAGCGCGATGCATCGCCTCAGCCATCGTTCGACGAGCATCAGAAAGCTCCTTGCCAGTCAGCTCACCAGACGCAGCTCGATCAGCAGCATGCTTGTAGCGCAGCGACCATTCACGGATCGCAAGGTAGCGATACGTGTAGTCATGGACCGTCGACGTACCGTCGTCAAGATCCTGGCCCGATCGCAGATGCGAGCTCAGCACCGGCACACGCCACGTCGTATCAGTCGCATGAGGCGTACGAGCACCCGTTGGCATCGTCAGCGGGAACGGAATCTCCATATCACCGCCAGCGTCACCAATCAACGAAGCGAAATCGTTACGAACGCGACGCACGTCGAACGATCCACGTTCAGTGAGCGGAACATCGCCCATCTCAATGAGACGGCGCTGCCCACCGACAGCAAGATCATCATGACCATCACGCAAGGTGCCATCAGGCTCGATGTCCAAACCGCACACCAGAGCCATCTCACGCAGCTGTGCAAGAGCTTGTAGGTTGCCACCGTACATCTGCTCCAGCACCTTATCGCAGCCCTGGGACTGCAACGCCCACGCAAGCTGAGACGACGCCTTACGGCCCTGGCCAGCCCGGATCGCAGCTTCATCGTATGCGGCTGTCTTTGCATCCACCGTCATATGGGTACCGATGAACGACACCTTACCCATACCGGCCTCAACGGTCGTACCGTTGGGCAAACGAAGCGGCGCAGTCTCCTGCATTGCCTCACGGGCAGAACCACCGTTGAAACGAGACACAGCGCTGAACGGTGCCATGACGACATCCAGACCCGGATTCTCCCGGAAGAGCGTCATCATATCGGTCGACCCATGAAGCTCTTCGATCTCATCAGGAGACAGATCCGCGTCACGGTCAACAATGAGCGAGATAACACCCTTGTTGCCGTGCATGTCAGAGATCTTGTCGCCAACGATCAGATCACGCATCTGACCATCAGTGCCACGAACACGGTATTGACGAGCGAAGTCAGCAGACACAACGATGGAGTCCTCCATCGTCCAACCACCGGCAGTCATGAACGCCGTACCCACAGGCTTCGTCACAGACGATGCGTTCATGAGATTGGAGGTCGTCATCTGCTGACGATCGAACGGGTCGTAGCTCATCAGCTGAGCCTGCTCAGTCAACATCAGCGGCGCACGATCGTTCTTATCAGAACGCACGATCGAACCATCAGGGTTCACCTGCGCACCGGACACGAGGTAACGGGTGACACCCTGGTTCACACCGCCCGATGTCATGATCGGATCGAAGTAGCCATCGGCTTCTTCGCTGAGCAACGACATATTGCGACCGCCGGTCAACACCCACGGATCCATGGTCGTGTCGTTGGCCGGATCGCCACCAATACCCTGTTCCCGAGCACGAGATGCACGGAAGTCAGCGTCGATCGTCGACCCATCACGCAAAGCGTTCGGGTAACGCACACGACGCGCTTCGGTAGCAAGAATGGCATCAAGGATCTTCCGATCCATGCCTTCTTCGAGAGCGCGCTCGTAGTGATCCGCGCGATGGCGCGTATCCGACAAACGACGGTACACGCTGTTCAGCGAGGCAGGCTCGCCCACACGGGAACGACCTGAGAGCACATCAGCCTGAACTCGGTATCGAATCGCGTCACTCATCTGCTGTTCGTAACCGATCAGCCGGGTGCGCTCTTCGAGGGACTTGTTCTCCCCAGGCTTCTGTGCCACCACACGGGCATCAAAACCAGGCACGATCATCAGATCGTTACCGGAATTGAACCGGGTGATGATCTCACCGTTCTCGCCGCGAGCAAAGATCTGTCCGATCGTACCGCTCACGGGCTCTTCCTTACCTGTCTGCGAGCGCATGATCGAGCCAGTCCACTCCACAACACCGTTGGCGTCGACGCGGATAGAACCGGGCGTCACAGCGCAGGACTCCAGCGTATCCGACACGACCTGGAGCATCGACTGAGTAAAGGTATCCTCCACGACATCCATCGGCAACGCCGTGGACTCATCGAAAGTGATCAGTCGATCGCGGAACGTGTTGGAGTAGAACGACTCCCCGACGATCTTCTCCTGGGGCACACCTGCACTGCGCATAGCTGCCACGAGATCATCATTATTGCGCCACTGGCCGTGCTCACTCGCCATGTAACGAGCAACGCGCACCGGATCGAACACGAAGTCATCAGAGTCGATAGGCTCATCGATACCGATCTGGGTATCGAGAAGATCCCGAAGATGAGCGCGAACGCGCTCTTCCGGGGTACCCGTGTACGCCACGGAACCAACCAACATGTCGTGAACACCCGACAGATCGCTCTCTTGATCCATGTCGTCAAGCAGACCCGTCGCTTCAGCGTATTCAGCACGAGTAGCCTCGGGCTTCAGTAGCGTCGTCTCAGCACCACGAAGCACATCCCAGTACGCACGGCCAACTGCCGCCAGATCAGGATCACCAGACAACATAGGGATGTACGCGCCCTCACGGGCAGCATCCTCGTGATCGCGGAACTGCTGGATCAGACCATCGACATCCAGCTGCTCAGCCACGTTGTGGCGAGCGCTGTGAACTGCATCAGAGATGAATGCCGACGCTTGCTCACGGCCCTCTGGTGTATCAGCAAAGAACCGGGACGACGCAGAACGCTCCTTCATCTGACGACGAATCACGATCTGCTCACTGTTCATACCGGGCATGTCTTTGTACGCACTCGTCAGTGTTCCAGTGGAGAGATACGACTCCTGAACCGTCTTACCCTTGCTGGTCTGACGCTCGCCCACTCGGCCCACGAGGCCCTTGCCGTCCTTACGCTCCACCGGTCGACCCAACGCAACGCGCACGAGGTCGCACACCTCGTCAACAGTTGGCACATACGCCACCTGCTTGTTGTCTCGACGAGCCGTCGTGGAGAAGTACAAAGTCGCACCGTTGTCGTAAACACGGCCCACCCACTGCTCCTTGTCGCGAGTATCAGTCAGGCGCACTGTCATATTCGTGCCCGTCAAACGCGCACGAATCTGGCCAGGACGCAGATCCTTCTCGATCGTGTACGGAATTCCCTCTTCCGCCAGCATATCGAGCACAGCTCGGGAACGAGCCAATGCCTCAGTGCTCATGAACTGACGGGCGTTGTAACGCCCCGTTTCAGGGTTGCGAGCACCGTCCAGCACCCACTGACGAACCTCGTTGTACTCAGCCGTCGACATACGACCCATGAGCTCGGTGAGACCCGAGACATCATCAAGGCTCAACGCGCGGCCTGCTTCTTTGGCCTTCCCTTCGTCAGTCAGGCGGTACAGAGTGAGCTCCGAGGTCGTCACCTTCTCAACATTGCTCGGCTTACCGTCTGCATACGCAGCGATGTCACCATCAAGAACGTACAGGATAGACGTTCCCGCCTGCTTCACAGTGCGACGGCTCCCCCACCGAGGATCATACGGAGAGATCGGCAGACGAGGACCAGCAGCTCCAGCAGAGCCATTCAGACCGACCATGTTCCTGAACTCTTCATACAGGGCCTTGTAACCCTTGCTCGACGTATCGGCAGGTTGGAACAAGTCTTTGTAACCGGGAACGTTCTCCTGCATGACGCTTTGAATAGCGTTCAACGCATCAGCAACAGGGAGATCACCATCGTTGAAAGAACGGCCTTGTTCGTTGAGACGCTCTTCCATGAGATCCCTCAGGCGTCGACCTTGCGACACAAGAATGGGAGTCTTGGTCAATTCTGAGGTTCGATTGATCGTACGAGCGATCATGTGCTCGTACATGTAACGCCGGAGTCCGGCATTGCGCGTTTGCATAACGCATTCTCCTTCCTGGAGTTTCGATCCACTGGATCGATCGGGTATTACGCCCTCCATTCTACCCGAGAAAAACCCCTATTTCGACTGGAAACACAAGAAAAACGTACACGCACAGTAGACCACACGTGATACACTGAATAATGTAAACAACACGGACCAAAGAAAGGACCGTCACCATGCCGAGAAAACCCTCCCAGACCCTTGAGCAGTTCAATCCCGCCCTTGCTGACCAGCTTGTGGATCAATCCCTACGATCCATCGCTCGCGGTTCAAACAAGAAGGTTCAATGGCGCTGCCCCGTTGACTCTCGTCACGTGTGGTGGGCCAGCCCCATGAACCGCACGAACGCGAAGAACCCCACCGGATGCAGCGTATGTAACGGCAAGACTGTGATCCCCGGTGTCAACGACGTTGCCACCACTCACCCCGAAGCGGCTGCTCTCATGGTCGATACGAGCCTACAAACAAAGCTCACCGGCTCTTCCAACAAGAAAGTTGAGTTCTGGTGCGGTAACCCTATGCACGATCACTGGACTGCTCCGCTCAGCAACGTCGCACGCCAAGGAACGCGCTGCCCTCAGTGTTCAGGTCGCCGTGCCGTCTCTGGTCAAAGCGACTTGGCAACTACACATCCCAAGTTGGCTGCTGAGCTCGTCGACCGGTCTCTTGCTACCACTCTCAAGCCAGGATCAAACACATCCGTGCTCTGGCAGTGCCCCAAAAACCCTGATCATACATGGGAAGCAACGCCATACAGCCGTACGACTAAAAAGACCGGTTGCCCGTACTGCTCCGGGAGAAAGATCGTTCCTGGTGTTAATGACCTAGCGACCACACATCCTGCTTTGGCCTCGCAGCTCGTTGATCAGTCTTTGACGACTGTAGTGAGCAAGGGTGGAGGCGAACCTGTGCTATGGCAATGCCAGGTCAACCCGGAACACACATGGCTTGCTGCTCCAAGTAACCGTGTGAAACCCTCGGGTTGCCCAATGTGTTACAGGCTCCACGCCAACCCATCGCAAACACTCCTGACCGAGATGATCCAGGCGCTTGTCCCCGACAGCACGGTCCTCGGTGACGACCATACAGTTCTCCCCTCGGGTAAAGAACTGGATATTGTCATTCCTAACCAACACCTGGCTATCGAGTTCAACGGCGTGTTCTGGCACTCCGAGGCCGCAACCGTTGAAGCGCACTCGCGCACTCTGCCTCACGGCTACCACGCGAGCAAAACACGCGAGGCGAGCTTGCAAGGGTACCAGCTCGTCCACGTATGGGAAGACGACTGGCTGCACCGACGCGATCTCGTTCTACGAGCTCTCGCCCACAGGCTGCACGCTGTTGACCGTCTGCCCGATGTCCTACCGGACATCAACCCGCTGGCCTGTGAGCGTCTCTACGCACGCAACCTGACGGTGAAACTCGTCCATGGCGGCATTGCCCGACGTTTCTGGCAGGACAATCACCTCCAGGGGTCGGTTCATTGCACCGTCAACGTTGGCCTCTATGACTCGAACGATGTTTTGCGTGCTCTGCTTGGCATCGGTCGCAAAAACCACGGTTCGCGCGTTTCGTTGCCAGCGGGAACATGGGACATCCAGCGTTACGCAACACTGGGTGTCATCGTCGGTGGTTTCACCAAGCTCCTTGCTCACGCTGAGACGCTTGTGCCTGTCGACACGTGGACATCGTGGAGCGATAACGACATCTCTGACGGCGGGATGTACCAAGCAGCAGGCTTCGTTGTGGATAAACAGCAAGCTCCGAGCTACAGCTACGTCGGACGCCACACGAGATGGCGACGTGTTCACCGCTCCACGTACACCAAGCAGAGCTTCATCGACAATCCTGATCTCGTCTATAAACCTGGTCAAACTGAGCACCAAGCGGCACTAGCCAACAAGCTCTACAGGATCTATGACGCGGGTAAGACCCGGTGGATCAAGAACGTCGAACGCTGAATCTGCATAGCACACAACAAAGAACCGGGTGGCAGTCTATTGGACTACCACCCGGTTCTCATGCATCTCTCACACCACGAGAATCACTCGTTCTCTCGACGTTCGAACACTCGCGCAATAGCGCGATCGAAAGCGCCTCCGCCGAGATCCTCCCACGACTCCAGGCCGTGCAAGAACCTATAGAACGCATCATGAACTCGCCACGAGCCCAGATCCGCGATCTCAGAGATCGACTCATCGTCTGCATACACACCGCTCGTCTCATCGGACGATGCAGCTTGGAGAGTACGCAGCTCATCACTCGACACACCCTGACTGATGTACATCTGTCCATCCAACGAGCACAGCGAACCATTCGCATCGGTTCTGAAGAACCGTGCATCAGACGCCATTGGGTGCTTCGCTTCACGATACGCAGCAATGATGTCACCATCGAGATGGTGCAACACCTGTCCACTCTCACTCATCAGATGCTCACGGCTAATCTGACCTTCCGCGTAGCGCATCTTCGCTCGATCGGCCAACATCTCCTGACGAGCAGCAAGATCCTCTCGGACATCTTCGTTAATCTCGTCATCCTCGTTGAACATGTCGTAACCAGAGCCCAACTGAGCACGCAGAGCCTCGTCACTGTCCATGTCATACTCTTCGTTCTCCATGTCGTGGCCCTTACGCTCTTCCTCGATCGAGGCGATGAGGTCCATAACCTCAGCCGAGTACACATCGGGATCCAGAATCGAGATGCCATAATCATCCAGATCGTATGCCTCCTGGTACAACTCCATCGCCTCAGCTGCATTTGCAGCCTGCTCGATACGCTTATCGAGCATCTTCATGAAGTCAGGCTGGTTGAGACGCACGTCAAACTCTAGTGCCGACGAGAGCGTCGGAATAGTTTGTAGCGAATACTCGTGACCTGGGTGTTTGATGGTGTTGCTGAACAAGCGCCACGACATCGGAAGAATCTCCGCATTACGGTTCCAGATTGGCGAGATGCCTGCCGAGAAGATAATCGAGTTACGCTCCGGCAAGAACGCCAAATCGTTGTACCCGATGACACTTTCCTCCTTCGCACTGATCGTGTACGACACCTTGCCCTCAACGTTCAAACCTTCGATGAGACGCTCAGTATCCTGAGTCACCGTCTTCGAATCTCGCACAGCGCGGTGGCGTGTACCAGACATCTTGGCCAAAGTTTCGATCATCGTGTCATCCGTCGACTTCAGGAACACAATGTTCGCCACGTTACCCTGGATGATCTTATCCACACTGTCGCCATACACGTCTCTGGCCTGCTGCAACGTCTGAAGAATCAGCGTAAATTGCTGCTCCTGACCCAGACCAATGGAGAGCATGGTCTCAAAACCAGAGATACCGTGGCCCTCAGACTGCAAGTTGCCGAGCTCGTCCAACATGAAACGAGTCTTGTAGAGCGGCTTCTGGTTTGCCTTCGTCATATACGACTTGTCGAAATTCAGATCCACCAACTGCTTCACAAGAATCAGCACGAGCTTCGCGTACTTCATTAAGTGAGGCGGCGTCACGAGGAACACAGCCTTTGGTTGCTCCGAGTAACGAACCGACGACAAGATGATCGCAGGAACATTCTCTCGCACAGTCTTGAGACTGCCAGCCTTATCCAACAGACGGGTTGCCGGATAACGCAGATGACCAGGAACGAGAACACCGTTCTCACCCTTCACCATCTCCACAAGAACACCATTACGGACGATCTTCTGACCCGTGATCGGATCCTTGACGAACTTACGACCATTCAGCGAGAGCTGGTAGCCCTTCGTGAACTGGAAGTAGAACGTCTTCAGGAGAACACCCGTATGGGTGTTGAACAAACGCAGTCGCAGGTAGGCAACGTCATGTGGGAACTTACCGTCGAAATAGTACCGGGCCCATCCTTCTCGAACCACAGTATCCTCGTGCTCGAAATCCTTACCGAGGTTGTGCTTCAACTCAGGATCATCAAATGCATCCCACTTCGCCTGAGCGCCAATAAGACCATCACGCTTGGTGAAGTTCTGAGCAAAACGCACACCGAAACGACGAGGGAACGACAGACCCCCAAGGTCGGTGTTCTGCGACGGCGTACCAGAGGTCAAAGTAGAGATCGTCGGATCCGTGAAGAATGACATTGCCGTAATAGCAATACCGTACACAGATGCGAGCATCTTCTCGGCTCCAGCCATTGCACGCAGCGCGTTGTTCGCGTTAGCGATCAACGTACGCATCGTCGACTGAGGCAAAGCCTCAGTGGCGTTGAAGAACAGGGTGAGCAGGTCAGACTCCGGCTTACCTTCCCACAGGAACTCAATGCGCTCAGCCTGCATCTTGTCGTGCTCAATCAGAGCGTCGACTTCATCAGGATCGGACGACTGCTGATCGTAGTAGCCGCTCTTGATGCGCTCGTTCACCTGAGTCATCGGAGACTTACGCTTCTTACTCGTGAGCTGCACGAACAGCTGGTAGCAGTTGTAGAGCGTCACCTTGCCCCACATGGCATCGAGCTTCTGTTCCAGAACCTTCTGATCCATACCGTGGCGCATCGCGTACTGACGCAGCTGGTGCTCTTCTTCCAGGTAGTAATCAATGAGACCATATGCTGCACGCTTGAACGCGTTGTTCGCAGCGTTCGGCCACACGGGATCTTCTGCGCCGTCCACAGGGAAGAAGACATCTGCGATGTTCTCGACATACAGAGCACACTTGGTTTGGTCACCCTCACGAGCAGCCTCAGCCGCCATTCCGAGAGGGTTGTAGATGTCAGTCTTCATGGCATTGATGAGGTTGAACTGCACAACCTGGAATCCGCGCATGGTAGCGCGGACATAGTTCTTCACCAAGAGCTCACCCTTAGGATCATTGATGATCATGTTGTCTGGACGCTTCTGACGCATCCAAATATCGAGCATTGGCTCAATGTACGTCTGACCCTTACCGGCACGAGTCATAGCCAGAATCATGGTGTTCGCAGGAGCTGTATCCACGTAGTAGACGCCAGCCGGACGCTGTGGCTCATACGTTGGAAGTTCCCACTCACCGTTCACCAGATCAGCCAGGGTATTGAAACCCTTGAGCTTATCTCGGTTGGCATTGCCTGGGTTGTACGGCACGTTACGAGGATCGAGACGGCGACGCAGTTGCTTGTTATCCGGCAGTCCTGATGCGTTCCACAGGGCTGTGCCGAACTCTTCGTCAAACATCGGAACCATCTTGGTCACAACATCGCCATTGTCGTCCGTGAGAGCTTCTCCCTCGAACAGAGCCACATCGCCATCCTCATCGAGAATGTCCTTCTCAGCTCGCTGTGCAAACGCAACCTTCTCGATGCCCTTGTTCGAAACCATCGAGTGAGAGATCAGCGTCGTTGCACTCACGCCCGTGTGCGCACCCACATCAGGCACCACATCGAAACGCTCACGCACTTCTTCGGGGAGTGCTACGTGCTGGTCATTTTTGTATTGGTTGATGTCAGTGGTATCGCGCATGAGATTCTGCGCCTTGAGGTTGCGCAGCAAACGCATACGCAGCAAGCCCCACACAACAAGACCAGCAATCGACGACATGACGAACTTCAGCCAATCGAACGACAGCATCCAACCGATCGCACTGTTCGGACGCTGAGCCAACTCAGCATCTCGATCAGCCTTTTCTGCTGCGACGGCATCCACGTGCCACTGTGGCTCAGGAACATCCTCAGCATCCTCATAGCACGTCTCATCGGACGTATCGATCTCACCTGTTTCCAGAGCTGGGGAGAAACACCCTTCGCTCCACACAGGCTTGCCCAGCTCCTTCGTCAGAGCCTTGTTCTGTACTGCGTAGCTCGGAACAGACGAACGCCACAGGGCGTCACGGCCCATGGTCACACCCATCGTGCCAAACGAGAACAATGCCCACACGAGGATGAAGACGAGCACACCGGCAACAGCCGATGCGACTTCGCGCGACACCGGAGAGATCTTTGCCTCGATGTCACTACGTTCTAGCTGCTGGTCACCATGAACATCCTGGTAAGCCAGTGAGTCAAGCTCATCCTGCTTACCGAGTTGATTCCACGCTTGGCTACCGTGTTCACGGGGCGCTGCTCCACCGGATTTCTTTCGTCCGAAAGCCATATGCACCACCTTTCTACCTTTCTCTTACGTCGTTTCGATTCGGTTGATTCACCAACCTAATCATACCAGAGAAAACGATGATAAAGACACAGAAAAGAGGTGCGGCAAGGATAACCCTCACCGCACCTCTTGTTCTATGTGATCACACCATCGTGCATTACACACCGATTGATGCTGCGCTATTGGTGCTCACCTGTGCCGAGACATCAGCGATCGCCGCAGCTGCGGTATGTGCATCACCGAACGCAGTGTGAATCAGAATGCCAGCGATGACACCCAGTGCGAGGAACGCGAAAGCGACCAGCACCGCCAAGGCGATGTAGAGACGATTGGCGCGCTTGGCGACAAGGCTCTCACGGTCCATCTGCGCCATCAGCGTCTTCTGATCGTTCTCCAGGAAAGCAATCTGGCTCTCATACTGACGCGAGATTTCCTCACGCACCACATTCACACGAGCGGCTTCCTCTTCCGTGCGCGCATTCGCACGCTCGACCTCAGCCTTGGCCTGAGCCAACTGAACAGCCCACTCTTCACGCATACGCGCCAGAGTCTTATTGGTTTCCTCCTGAGCAGCCAGAGCACGCTTCTCGGCCTCTTCGCGCTCACGCGCGATCTGCTCATGCAGCTCCTTCTCACGAGCAGCAAATTCAACAGTCTTCTGCTCGACGATATTCTCACGAGACAACTGCTCTCGCAGAGCCTCGGCACGAGCGATGTCTTCCTTGCGATTCTCATCCAAGAACTGACCCATATCGTCACGGAACTGCTCCATGAGCTCCGCTTCACGGGCAACCTGCTCAGAGCGCTTCTGAATCAGGTGATCCATCACGCGAGTAAGAGCCGCGTCGAAAGAAGCCTGCGCAGACTGCTTGCGCGCATCGAGAATCTGGCGACGACGAAGAGTGTAATCCTCGTCGATGGTTGCACGGAGATTCGGTTCAATCTCATCGAGTTCTCGATCGAGACTGGGCTTGTGCCGCACGTCGTAGAGAGACTTCGCCTCCACGGCTTTAGCCTGCGCATCCGCTTCCTTATCCTTCTCGTACTTGGCGATGATGGCGGCGCGCTGTGCACCCACGATGTCCACAAGGCTCTCACGAGACTTCTCGGCGTTCGCATCAGCCTCAGCCAACGTCTGAGCCCACACGTTGTCAGCACCAGGTCCGGTGCTCATCTGGGCAGCAATCTCATCGCCCGTGTTGGACACGAGCGAGAAGAAAAGATCGCGCAGCTCACTGATGTCACGACGACGCTGCTGGGCCAGTGCATCATTCGCCTGCTGAGACAGCAGCTTGATCTGACCATCGAGCCAGTTCTCATCGCTGAGATGATCCAGCGAGAAACGGCTTGCTTCGTCCTCTTCATGACCAAACAGGGCCTCGAAGGGCGTCATATCGACAGTGAAGCCCAGATCCTCATCGAGGAACCTGCGCGCCATCGTGTTGCGCACCGCCTCACGATCGAAGACACGGTTGTCGACGACAGGGGCAGGGATGGGGTTCTCTGCGACCTCGGGAACATCCCCAAACGAATCAGTCTCAGACTCGGTGTCAACATCCGATGCAACATCGAGATCCTTGAACGGATCTTCAATGTCAGAATCATCGTCGTCATACGAGCCCTCATCGAACGGAAGCTCGTCTTCCAGAGGCTCGTCTGGAACCTCATCGGGGTCGAAATCCGGCAGATTGTCGACATTTTCCAGAGACTCATCTGCATGGTCTGTCGATGGCGGCGCGGGAATATCCTCAACGAGATCCTCGGACTCCGAATCAACCGACTCAGTGTCAACCTCGCCACCCAGACGACGCCACAGCGACGGGATCAGAGAAGCCAGAGACACAGCCCCAGAAGAGATAGCCTGAGCCTGAGCCAGGGTAACCGTATCGGCATCCCCAGTAGGCACGTCGAGAACACCGGCCAGTTCGTCATAGTGAATCGGGTTCACAACGAGAGCCCCATCGCGCGTGTCAACAGACGTGAGCATGAAAATAGCCTTGTCGAAGAGGGTGTACTCACCCATGCCTTCGGGGCTCAGAGACTGCTCTGTGGGGATAATGCCCAAAATGTTGTGACGAAGCATATCCTGGGTCATCAGGACCTGAATCTTATCGTCAGCGATTCGCTGGAGAATCGAGCCTTTGTTCTCGTCCCCCTTGGACGAGACCTTGCCCAGGCCACCGATACCGCCTTCTTCGATGGGTGCATCAACGGGGAGAGACAGGATGACACCAGCCCCATTGGGGAGTGCCCAACGCTCGTTGTTACGGATGAGATCAAGAGCCGCACCGGGCTCCGTCTCATCGATGACAAGCGCCAGAGAGTCCTTGGCCTTCTTGGCCTCAGCCTTCTGAGCCTTCTTATCAAGAACAGGGGCAGAAGCAACCTGCTCGTCGACGACCTTGGTGTCGTCCTTCTTACCAAACAGCATAGACAAATCCTTTCGATCGATTCGGTTGTATGTGAGCCGGTACCTGCATCATTGGGAATGTGTGCAGGTACCGGCAAGCACACTGTGTTTGCACTCGTATACGAGGGTATCACACTTTGTGCCAAATGTGCTCGCATACGAGCAGATTCGATATGACTAAGCCTGTGGCTTGTCGTACGGCAAGACAACCACACGAGCATCAGACTTCAAAATATTCACATCTTCGCTGCGTAGCGTGCCGTCAATCTTGGCTGCGATCACACGTTCCTCGGGGTGTTCGTTGATGAACGCTGCAACTTCCGTCGACAGGTATCGCTGCATGCGACGCACCATGTCACGCGCACCACCTGCATCAGAATCACTACGCGACTCATCTTCCACCAGGAAGTCGACAACACGCTTATCGATCGTCAGATCGATACCGTGCTTACGCTTCACATCAGCCTTGAGAGCACTCAGCTTCTTCATCATGATCTTGCGCAACGTAGGCCGCGACAACGGCTGGAACGGCACGATCGCATCGATACGTCCCAGGAGCTCAGGCGGGAACTTACCGCCATCCGTGCTCTTAATGGACTCTTCGATGACCTTCTCATACTCACGCATGCTGGCCTCACTACCGTGATCATCGGCGTTGTACTCGCCAATGGTGCGATAGATCTCCGAACCAGCATTCGTCGTCAACACGATGTAGGTGTTCAAGAACGACACCTGTCGACCATCTTTGTCAGAGAGTCGACCATCATCGAGCACCTGGAGCAGCAGACGCACGACAAGCGGGGACGCCTTCTCGATCTCGTCAAAGAGCAGCACGCAGTGACTGGTTGCCCACACCTGACGCGACAACTCTTCGCGGAACAGATCCACACTGTCGTCACGACCCCATTCGGTCATATCGAACCGGATGAGGTGCCGCTGATCATCACCGAAAAGAATCTTCGCTAGTTGCTTCGTGACCTCCGTGTTGTGCGTCACGATGAAATCACCAGCCTGATACAGGTGCTCATCGTTGTCGACATAGATACAGGTCATGCTCTCTTTCGCGTCGAGCTTTTCGATAGAACGAATACCGACGTAATCGAACGCCTTCTCCAACGCTCGACTATGCCTATACTGACCCTCGATGGCAAGGCGCTTCTTTCGATCAAGACTGAAAAAACGAGGTTCATCCGAAACACGAGCCATCACACGAACTTCGTATTCAGTCGCTGCAAACAAACCCTTACGTGGTTCATGTCGTTTAATCCAACATTGCACCCCAAGAGAAAGCAACAGGATACGAACATCCTCAGCAAGTCGTTTCGATTCTGTGGCATAAGAAATACGATAATGATCGTACTCATCAATATAACCGTCGCAATCAAACAACCCTTGAACCAAAGACCACCGTTGTTCAATCGAAGCATTCAAATACTGCTCAGGGATAAATAGCGATAGCTCATGCACACCAATCAACTCAGAAGCTGAACCAACAAGCACATCTGCCTTCTGAACCTCTTGTTCCTTATCTGTACGGAAACACCACGAATGCGTACCCCGAGGTTGATCCCACGAAACAGCACCAATAGCTTGGCCAACACGAGCAACTATGTCTTCATCGATACCTGAATACATAGAAAGGTCGCGGCCCATAAACCAACCATTAGCAATCAACGCACCGAGCGCATACGGATCCACAGGGAGATTTGCCGTAGGCCACTGCACCGGCTGATTCATAGGAACAAAATATTCAACAGCGCTTTGTTTATTCATCAGAGATCCCAAAGTCTTAGTCGAATAAATTGTCGGACCATCATACGCCCCACTCCTATTGGGATAAACAGCCCACAGGTGGTTGTCAGAAACATCAAGAATGCGTCCGTCTACCAACGTCACTCGGTACACGTCGCGTTCCCCCTGAGGGAACACTCCGAGGACCTTCGTCGGAGAGCCATCGCGAGCAAACACGTAATCGCCAACAACAAGGTCACCAGCAAGTTTCCATGCCACAGAACCGTCCTCAGAAAAAACTGGTACACGAGTAGAATCTGTAGTGGCCTTGCCCGTACCTGTGGCCCCCGTGAACAACAGCGATGCCATCGGCTTACTGGGGTCATTCAACCCAGCAACACACAACTGCAAACGACGTGCGATCGATGTGGTAGCAAAATCCTGACTGAACACGCGCTTATCCAGTTCAGACTTGATCTCTGTAGCATCGACGTTAATTTCCACCTCAACACCGAACTCGATCTTGAGAACATCAGCAAGGAGCTTCTTGTCCATTCGCTCACCCAGGTAACGATGGCGTCCCACCATCGCATCGAGCACACGGATCGACTTACGAGGCTGCACGGAGGCAGGAACGTACCGATTCGTGTAGTCAAAGATCTGCTCGTACAGAGAGTCGTTGAAGATCCCCTCATCGACACCGTACTTCTTCGCCATACCCTTCAGAATCGCGATCGTCACCTCACGATTCGTCTGAGGGATGTTGATACGCGCCAGTCGCTCGACAAGCGGCAGATTCGATGCGATATGAGCATTGAACTCGTCATACGTGGTCGCAGCGATGACCTTGATACCACGCGAACCAGAGGCAGCAAGCAACGGCTTCAGTGCTTCCACAGCAGCAGCAGAAAGCTGCACCACCTGATGGAACTCGTCAATGAACAGCACGATCTCTCGACCCTCGGCTTGCGAGAAACTCTCAGCCTCGTCGAACAGAGCCTTGAGGCGCGCAGCCATCTCTTCAGGATTCGACAGGTTAGCGATCATCTTCGCCATGTCGACTTCCAGGTAGATACGCTCTGGATCATCTTGCATACAGGACTGCACCAGCACCGTGTTGTGCGTGACAACATGAGCTCGACCCACCTGGTACAGATGTGTCTCAGAGTCGACCATGATGCACGTCATCTCGACTTCACGACCAGTGTCGATCACCTCAGCGATCATATCACCAATCGCATCGAGAGAACGCTCTAGCTCACGCATATCAGCATCAACAACCCATACAGTCCCTTGGGACAAACGGTACGACTCACTGTCTCGCAGCGCTCGTAGCACAGCCTCTCGATCCTTCACTGAGCTGGTGATGTACGTGTACGGGATATGACGCTGATTCTCCGACTTAACAAAAACACTCGTCATCACCGGATGAGTCATCACCTCATCAGGTGTCAGACGCTTACCTGTCGCACGGTTGATAAACGTCGAACGCTCACCACCATCATGCACACGCTCCCACCCCATGCGATCCTCGATAGCAGCAAAGACTTCATCGGGCATCTCATTGGGAACGGTCACGTACCCACGCTCATCGATACGAACACCCCAGCCGAGCAAAGCACCACAGACATATGGATCAACTGGAAGAAGACGGCTCTGTCGCACAAGCGCACCAGAGGCAGGAAGCTGCCAGATAGGGCCACCGTCAGATCCGACAAAACCGGCATCCATAATTTCGCGCAGCGACATCGTTCGCTGCGCACCTTCTACATCACCAACCGATCGCACCGTCCACAGGTGCTCATCGTTGCAACGCACCTGATCGCCATAGTTCGTCACCACAACGTACTCGCGCTTGATTCCCTGAGGGAACACACCCGTTACGGTCACAGGCTCACCGTGCTCATCAAAGACACGATCGCCCACCTTGAGCAGACCCACACGCACGTATCCACGCTCATCGGCAACAGGGATCAACTCATCATTCGGATGAGCCTTACCGGTACCAGGTGGGGCCAACAGGATCACGTTACACATCTCAGGGCGAGCCAGAGAGCTCATCAGAGAGATCTTCTCATTCTCTCGGCCCACAATATCGCGAGCAGGCGGCGAAAGCTTGGCCGCAAAGTCTCGAAGCAGCGGGTATGCATCGTTCAAACGATCATCATCAAACAAATCTTTCCTCCATCTTTCAATCATTTCTATCGATTCGACTGGTGTACCAGTCATTCTAGCATAATTAGTGACTGCTATAGAAACAGGAAACCGCCCCCACTGGAAAAACCAGCAGGGGCGGCACCATGAAAGATCAGGTTCGATCAGAACTCAGGCTCGTCGATCTCGGCAACCTCTTCGACCTCAGGCTCGGAAACCTGGGCCTCAGCAGCAGCCTCAGTCTGCGCCTCCTTCTCAGCAGCCTTACGGGCCTTGTCGGCCTCGGCAGCAGCCTTGGAAGAGGCGTAGATCGTATCGAGAATGTTCTCGTCGATCGGCTCCAACTCGGACGGCTTCACCGTCTTGGAGTTGATGACCAAGCCCTTCTGCTTGCCAGAGGCAGACATGACATCCGCCTGAATGGCGTAAACAGTCGGACCAGGTCGACCGTTGCGCTCCGGCATCTGGACGATGTTATCGCCCGCAGCTGCAACGAACGCATCGCGCTGAGAAGCGCTGTAGCCAGCATGATGGTCGTAGACGGTCTTACCGTCGAGTTCCTTCTTGGTCGAAACCAGGTGAGGAACTCGCTGAGGAGCAGCGCCCTCAACAGGTCGAACCATCACGTCGAGGAAGGCACGCTTGCCATCCTTGGAATGAGCGTTGGGATACTCCACAACGACCAGTTCCACCGACTTCATCGAACCCTTACCACGTAGAGTAGCCATAATGACCACCCTCCTTTCTCATCTCATCCCGCAGGATGTCGGTCGAGGGTTAATCAGCCCTCTCACATACATGGACTTGTTCCATGCAGCGCTCTCTCATCATAGATGAAAGAAATCCTGAATGTCAAGGCGAATCTCATCCCAATTCCATGGAATCCATAGAATCCATTGATGAAGTCTCGCTCTCTTCCAACACCTGTTCCAGCTGAGGTACCAAACGCTCAGTCTCGCTCCACGTGCTTGTCCGCACGATTCCGGCAAGACCTTCATCGAAACTCACTGTTGCGCTACGGCGAATACGTTTCGCTACTGGCACCACATCACTAAGAGCACTCGTGAGAATGAGATCCCCGGTCTTCTTCGCTGACATCTGGCGTTCCAGATCATCAGCAACACGATTCATTCGACGGACATCATCGAGAGGAAGAACCATCTCGACAATGTCTTCCTGACCAGACTCATGCAGATACGCCTGAGCGTCATCAACAAGCTGTCGCCTTCTGCGCGCCCAGGTAACGAACCGATCGGCAACATGGCGACCAAGCGCCATGTCGACAACAGTATCAGAACGCACGTCGTGCAAATCCATACCCTTTGTCTGAGACAGCGCCCATCGCTCCCCTGGAACCACACTCACAGCACCACGATCGCCCTGATCGTCTTGATTATCCTCGCGCGCATCATCTTGTATCGCTTGCAATACAAGTCCTTTCCCGGACAGCATCGACACAAGATCTGCTGTTCGAGAAGCCAATGATGCACGAGCTCGCTCCAAGCGTTGCTTCAACGTAGTCCGACCAGCCTTACCACCGGCCACAAGCAAGCGTCCACCACTCACACCATGGGCAGCAACACCGAGCTTCTCAGCTTCATCAGCGTCCTTCATCTTCGGGATGGATCTATCTGCCAGCAGAGCTTCGAGACCAACGACTGCTTCGCGTCGCTTATCCACCGACTCCAACACGCCTTTCCACGAGTCGTCATCCTGACGCTGCCCGTCAACACCTACCGCTAGTGGCCCGAGCAACGATCGGTACTTACTGACGCAACGAGCGTGGTATTCCTCTTCCTCCAGATACAGCTTGTGCATCACCTCGGATTGTGGGGATACCGCGCCTGCCTGAAGACCGGCTTCCCAGTCAGCAGCACGCATACGCCAATACTCACGCTGCGTATCATGCTCTCGTAGACGAGCTCCATACGATCGAAGGCGCAGTGAGAATCCAACCAGATCATCATCAGCGCTCATACCCTGAGCCTGGGTCTTCATGCGCTGAGATTGCGTCACCATGAGCGTCTCCACATCCTGGCTCATCACGTTGAGCATCGGTGTACGCACAGAAAGAGCCTCGGGTGGGAGAGATTGCAGCACTTGGTACAGACCATTGACGCTGCGCTCCATAATCGTGTCATAACCACGCTGCACAAGCGCCTGACGCTCTCGATCGCCCAAACCCTCTCGCTGAGCTCGACGGTTCGCATATGTCTCGACTGCGATCATGGCTGATCCCATGGGAGAGCCAGGTCGATCGAGCAACTCAGTAACGAGCTCTGTTGCAACACTATTCGCGCGCCGCATCTCCGGTCGATGAGACCCATAACGCCACAACGTCTTGTCAGCAGGCAAGCACGCCAACAACAACTGAGGCAGTGACTCATCGAGCACCTTCTCATGAGCCCAACGCTTCACGAACGCAGCAACGTTCATGCGCTCATAGCCCACAGCACTGGACATATGAGCCACGTGCTGGTTCTCATCAAGCCACGAGTCAACACCGCGTCGCAACAGCGATATATCCGTGCTGGTGAGCTTGCCCTTTTGTTGCATGCCCTTCTCTGTACGCACACGTCGACCGAGCCCGGCATCGACCATGGCAAGGTGGCAGTGAACATGCAGGGTATCAACCTGGATCACACCCACGTAGCGCAGATCATCGAAACGATGCCCCATACGCTCCAAGCCATGCATAATCGCCATACGCAGACGCATCTGATCAATATGGCCTCGATAATCACCCTTGTTCTGTGCGACGAAGCCCTTGGGGACAACACCTGTCTCTTGAAGATACTCAGGGCTGAAAGACAGCACGGTTTTCATCACTGTATGCCCCTCGTCGAACAAACGCTGAATGTCAGCACTGGCACGGCGCACGCCTTCATCGGACAGTGACGGCTGACCATAACCGAATGCAACACCGCCTTGCCCAGACACATGCAGCACGTTGTCTTTGAGCTGATGCCTCGACACAGCTTTTTCTGTGGCACTCTCTCGTGCCATATAGCGCAGGATGAAGTCTTCCGTATCGTGTCGACGAATGGGCGTCACAGGCTCGGTTGCGCCCTTGCGCGCCATGTAGCGCATCACGTAAGCACCGGGTGTGCCACCGCGAGAACCGCCATGTTTACCCCCGCCTGGGGTTGGCACACTGAACTCGTTGACAACAACAATGCTCTGCTTCAAGCTCATGGTATCAACACACCTTTCGTTCTAATTGCTTCAAATTGCGTCTATTTTTTAAATAAAAATCATTACATACATACAGTACGGCGTTGACAGGGGCGGCAGGTATGCCCCACCGCCCCTGTCATTACTTGCTGCTCATGATGTCAGAATTCTGGATCATCGAGATCAGCAGCGTCAATCTCGTCCGCCGTTGCGACCGGTGCCGCAGCCTCCACAGCCTCACGAGCCGACAGACGCTTTCGCTCCGTATCTCGCTCGGCATCAGCAACAGCCTCGTGCAGATCCTCGATCGAATCAACCTCGGGCTGAACCAGAATCTCGGGCGCGTTCTGAGCAACCGAAGTGTTGATGACATCAGCAACGACCTCACGGAACGTCGACGCCAAAGCATCGGTCGTCAGGGTTGCACGCTGGCTCTCAACGTCGTCAACGACCTCAGGCTGAGCCTGGGCAACAGGAGCAGACTGGATCTCGGTTTCAGCCTCAGGCGCAACCTCGGCCTCAGTTTCATCTGCACGCTGAGCGGCCTGAGCGTTGCGCATGAGCGCATCGAAGAGAGGCGAGTCCATGACGGGTAGCACGGTCGACTCACCGCTGAGAGCCTGAGCAATCGATGCACCCTCGGCCTCGTTGGTGCGACCATCGGTACCCTCGTCATCGAACTGAGACTCCATCCCAGCAAAGACATCATTCACGTGATCCGTGCGCTCCAGCGCATGATCGACAGCCTTCTCGCTCTCATGATCACGAGCACGGATCTGAGCGAGGTAGTCCGGGAAGTAGTCGGACAGATCCAGACCCGATGTCACAGCGTCGACAACCAGGCCATCCCGATCGACGACATCGAGGAATGCCAGTGGTGCTTCGTTCTCGTTACGAGGTGCGATAACAACACCCTCGTAATGGGCCGGGAGCATCCACACCTGGTTGAGCAGATCGCTGGGTGGCTCAAAGCCCTCGTTGAAAAAGCCCTTTTCGACCAGCGACACCAGCTGCTCGTCAGTGAACTCGTAGAATGCATCGACAGTTGTTGCACCGCCGTCCATCTGATCGAAATCCACCTCTGTCACACCATAGGCGATCTCAGGCGATCCATAGGGAACAAGTCCCACGAGACGACCTCGGACGTGGAGGACAGGCCGGTAATTCGACCTGGCCCCGTGGTTGGTGAAGTACAAGGTGTCAACGAGCACCTTGATGTCAGCTTCACCCTTGACCTCGCGAGACTCAACGCCTCGCATCGATAGCGCGTGTCGCGCCCAGCGGTTGGAGCGCTTCATGCCAGTTACTGTACTCATGTTCCTTCTTTCTTTGTTGGTTGGTGGATACCCCAACGCGATCAGCGTTGGCGAGACTTCTTCTCTGCCTTCTTCGCCAGCTCCAACGTCTCAGACAACTTCTCAGACATCTTGTCAAGCGCCTTGGTACTCGTATCGAACTCAGCACGATCAACCCAACGACGCATCGCTGCAAACACCTTGTTCATGCCACGATGGCCAAGTGCGCACAACCAGATCACACCAGCGGAAATCACGATCGTAATGAGCAGCATCGGAGCGACCCAGTACGCGATGAAAGCTTCCGTACTCGGAGCATTCGCACTCGTCACGCCAAGACCGTCTTGGACGAGACGGCCCATGTTCGGAATGACCTTCAAGGCACCCCACAGCATGATCCATAGGCTCACGAGAACCCACGAGACAAAGCCGATGACGCGCGCCACAACGTAGACACCCATGCGAGCACTGCGCTTAATCGAACCCTTCTCATCAAGGGTCATAGGCGTGCGAGCAGTGTTAATGAGAGAAGACAGATTCATAACAGATTCCTTTCAGGTTATTGGTGAAAAAGTGGAAGAACGAGTGGGACCGCACCCATCATCGCTCAGTAGGTTCGATCGCGTCCCGGAGCACCGGCCCAACCGGTGATGTCCGAGATCGAACCATCGCTATCAAGCGTGTAACGCATCGTGGAGTACGACGTGCTCGTCGCCTTGCCATCGGTGCTCGTGGTCGTAATACCAACGACAGCAAAGTACGTATACTTCGTGCCGTCAACGTCTGTCACAGAGGTCGTGAAACTGTCGAGGGACGAGTTTGCGCCCTCATAAGCGAAATACGTCTTACCGGACGAGTCCGTACGCCAGGCTCCTGCATCCTCCCCCGGCATGAACACCGTGAGGAACTGAGAGGTCTCATCCAGATGCCAGCGATCGATGAGCGCCTGTCGCGCAGAGATGTACTCATCCCCGCTCGACCACGTGAGCGCCTGCTTCATGATGGCCTTCACGGCCTCATCATCGCTGTGCTTACGAGCGGGAGACATGCCGGTTGCTTCAGCCGAGACAGTCTCCTGGTGATCGACAGTCGACGATTCCAACGATGCAAGCTGCGATTGCAGCTGTTGCACCTGCTCAGCGGTGCGAGCATTCTCATCGGCCACATGATCACTGTGCGTTGCCGCGACACCGACACCACCCAGGAGGATCGCGCTTCCTGCGATCAGCGCACCGAACCGTGCAATAACAGGCGTCTTCTTGTTCTCTTGCGTCATCTCAGCCAACTCCATTCTCGTGAGCCGTATCGTCACTGACGAGCAGTCGCGCACCAGCAGTCGTCACTCCGGTGTGAACACCGGAGAAAGTGCCCGAGGCAGCGTCGTATGTGGCCGTCGTCCATGCCAGCAGCGTGCCGTCAGAACTCTTGCACAGCCAAGCGATCGGCAATGCCGACGTGTCTGTCACGCCATAGGTGACAACCGATTCCCATTCGTACTGATCAGCGGGCAATGCACTCGTCTGACCCGAAGCGTCTTTCGCCAGCGGCGCGTACCAACGCACGGCAGCGCCATCAGGTACAAGCTCACTAAGCCGAGCATGCAGATCAGCCACACGCTGCGCATCCGCGTCCGAGGTACTCGTCGACCAGCCACGATATTCGTTCTGGAGGTCGGCTACCTGCTGGCTCTTCTCCTGGAGAGAATTCACAGCAGCCTTTGCCCCCTCAACGTCAGGCACAACTTCGGATGCCTGCTGAGCCTGAGCAACCTGGGCAGTCAAGGTCTGGATCTCAGCGCTTCGATCGATTGGAGCACTCTGAGTACCCACGATCGCAATGCCGATTCCCATCGCAGCCAGGCCCAAGCCCGCTGCGATCTTCAGATCGATACGACGCTTCTTACCGTCACCGTCGTCGTGAGCCTTCTTTTCGGCGCGCTGAGCCTTCTTACGTTCAAGCTCATCGGCCAATTCCTGGCCACTCTTCCAATGCGTTTTCGGCGTTGGTGTCTTCGCCCATTCACTGAGCTTGCTCATTCGATCCGCCATGGTCATCACTCCCTTTCTCTATCTCTTTTCCATTGACGTGATTTCACTCGTGTATCAACATAATCAATCATACCACAACACCCCGTACCAGATGCAATCATCCAGTACGGGGTGCCATGAGTGATGCTACATGATCACGGACCAGGGGTCAGACGAGAGTTCTTATCGCCCTGACCCTTTTGCATCGTGGACGGAACCGTCACCGATGCAAACTTCGAGGAAGACTCCTTCGTGGTGTTTCGGTACGCGACATAGTCCGTATCGAGACCGGTCGAACCAGTGTAGAACTGGCCCACTGTCGGAGCGCGATCGTTGAGCGAACCCGAGACGATCTCGCCCTGGGGCTCGTAGTTACCCTCGCCCCAGACTTCCTTCACAGAGTCCTCACCAACGTACATGACCGTGTGCGACACACCGCCAGTTGTACGCAGGAGGATGTCACCGGGCTGAAGCTTGGACTTGTCGCCGTTGTAGTCGATCTTGGTCCACTTCGAACCACCCTGACCCTGAAGATACTCTAGCTGATTGGACACGCCACCAGCCGGGTACGTATCGTCAGTACCAGACCAGCGAACAGCGGTGGCAACAGTACGGTCGCACGAGGCAAAGTAGTTATCCGACTCACCGAGCACCTCCTTGTGGAGGTACTTGTAGATGTCGGTGCCATCGTTACCCTTACCATCGTCGTTGTACGGCCATGCGTAAGAGATCGCAGCCTTGACCATCGTGGAGTTATCCACCTTGCCACCGTGCGACTTGCACTTGCTGGCAGCAGCGGCAACGGAGCTACTGTTCGCACCGGTCACAGCGCTGCCCGACTGAGCCAGGATCGAATCAGCGAGAGACTTGTTCTTCTCCCAGCCGCCCATCTTGGCAAACCAGGTACCAGCAGCGCTCTCGCGAGAGCCGAGCGTACCGTCGTTGATACCTTCCCACTTCGTGAGGAAGTACGAGGTCGACGCAGAGACGCTACCGCCCTCGGAGTTATCGATCAGAGCCTTCACCTGAGCCACGCGAGCCGGATCGTCCTTTGAAATCATGAAGCCGAGCTGGGTTTCCAGCGTCGACCACGGCTTACCGATCGATTGTGCGTACTCGGTGAGCAGCGCGTTACGACCGTTTGTCCACTGACCCAGACCAATACCCATGAGATCGATCGCAGGGAAACGTGCCGAATACGCAGGATCCACCTGTGCAATCTTGAAGCCCTTGGCCTCAGCGTCTTGCTTACGAGGACCAATCGTGAACTTCTCGTCAAAGATCGTCTCCACACTGGTTGGATCGATACCCGACTCGTGCGACCAGTTGCCCAGAACACCAGCAATGTTCTCATCCGACATACCCCAGGCAGAGAGCACAGAGTACACAGTCTTGGCATTCTCTTCGGTCTTGGCAGATACATCACCAACAGCGCCGTCTGCTGCCTTTGCTGCGTTTTCAACAGCCACAGTGCATGGCTCTAGCAACCCATCGCTGCGAGCAGCCATGTCGCCATCACGCAACGCAACCGCGCCACCAGCAATAACAGCACCCGCGCCAACAGCCGTTGCCACAACCGTTGCAACAGTCGCGGTCGCCGCCGACACAGCTCCACCTAGTGCGCTGGCAACAGCTGCACCGGCTCCTGTGAAGAAACCAACGACAGCCTTTGCTGCTGCAACAACAGCACCTGTGATCGCAGACCACAGTGACTGAGCCGCTGCCATGATCGACATCATCACCGTCTTGAGCCAATTGAGAAACACAGTCAGCGCAGCGGCTTGCGCCGCAGCAGGAGCCGCTGCTCCAGCAGCAGCTCCGGTCGCAGCCTTACGAGCACCGCCCTGACCCTGGCCTCCCTGGATACCGTCACCCAGCAGACCACCGTCACCGGGCTCAGCGCCACCAGAACCCATCACATCGGTACCGTTCGCTCCTGTGTCAGCTCCCGTGTCCACAGGCTCATTGGGCTGAGCAGACGGTTCAATACCGGCATCTTGACTCTGAGGGAGCTTTTCAATCCCCTCTGGTTTCATACCTATCTCCTTTTCGTTCATTCGAGCTCTTATCCGTTCTTTCGTCCCGTCCCACACTCAGTACAACGTCAACACATTGGCATTTGTATTCTGCACTGTGTTCGTTCGCACATTACGCAGCTCGATCTCCAGATTAAGCAGATCGTTGTAGGACGTGACCTGGTACGCCTTCTTGTGGTCGTAATAGGTCTGCCACGACGTGATGAGGTTGCTACGCAGATCCAGCAACGGCTTCACGAACGTGTCACGGTTCGTGTACGAACTCAGTGGCGTTCCATTGGTCAGAGTGAACTCAACCTTTTGCCAATCAGGAGCCGGTGCAGACAGCGCAGCCTGAGACTTCATGAAGTCCACGTAGCTCATGCCCTTGGGGACAACCTGATCGAGGTAGCCCTCGTTCACGGTGCCGTGTCGCCAATCGAAGTCGTAACCACCAGGCACAACAGTCTTGGACGACAGGAACAGCGTCGACTCACCGGTCTTGCTGCTCTTCGCATCCTGACCAGTCACCTGATCACCCGCAATGACATCGGGAACCACCGGCTCATTGAGCTGAAGCATCGTGCCACGATCGTTCACAGAGGTTGTAGAGATCTGCGAGGTGTACTGGTCGATCTTCGCCAGATCAGCCTTCATCTGAAGCAACTGGCCATCCATCGCATCTCGCAGCTTCTGCTCGGCATCACGAGTCACAGCCTCGTGGTAGACATCGCCCGCATTGAACTCAGTACCAGCCGTTCCAAGGTTCATGCTGACAGATCCCGATGCCACAGGGTTGAACGCAATACGCATCTGATCGTACTGCTGGAAAGACTTATCGCCTGCGTTGGGATCAGTCTTCGACGAAGACGATCCACCGGACTGGGGCTCACTGGCAGCGCCCTCACCCTCCTTGTAGGAGATCTCTCGATTGATACGAATCGTCATATCGAGGATCTGGAGATCAAAGCCGTTCGGATTATCCAAGACAACCGCCATGTACTTGGCGTTGTTGCCAAACGTCACGTAACGAGCCGTGATCGACTTACCCTTCAACGAGTGCTGATGGAGCTCGCGATCGGTGCCCGTCAGGAACACCTGGTAGTCATCCGCGTTCGCGGGAAGACGTGCCTCGTCACGAGCATTGAGAAGCACCATTGTGCGAGTCTTAGACGGATCTGTGTACACACCCATCACGCGACCGGTTGCCTGCGTGCGAGAGGTCGTAAAACTCTGCGTGTACATCGCCGTCGCGCTGAGCTGTTCCTGGGCATTCGTGTACGACGACACACCTGCACCAGTCAACAGTGCTGCGCCCGTCAGACTGAAAACAGCCACAGCGACACCAAATCGCTCCATCGCGTGGTGCGAATCAAACTTGAAGCGGGTCTGGAATGCCTTAAACTTCGCAGCGAAACTAGACGAGGTATCGTCAGCCACTACAGTGTCTACAGCGGCATCATCACGAACGTCATCCACAGATACATTCTGATTCTCACCGTTCTTTTTACCTTTACCCCATGCCATATTGTGATCCTTTCGATTCGTGTTCTATGTTTTTAATCTGGGAGTGCGTGTGGATAGCAACAGCCGGAGCCGGATGAACCGGCCCCGGCTGTCACAGTGACCTTTTGACCATCGTTGCGCTGTTAACCTATCACGGCCACATGGTCAGAAGATACGGCAGAATCGTGCCTCCGCCGAGATCCTCAATCGTGGTCTTACCACCCTCGGCAATACCGAAGACGAGAGAGCCACCACCGGCCATCGCTGCACCACCGATAATGATGAGCAGCGCGACAGTCACCCAAGAAGTCTGAGCGGCCGACTGGCCACCAAACAACTTGCTGAAGAACTTGTAAGCGCCCCACACGACCGCAGCCGTACCGAGCAGCACGATGACCAGACCACCAATGAACTTGATGTAGGTCGTCGCATTGACGAGGAAGCTCTTCAGATCCCAGTCCGCAACAAGCGGGTTATCCGCGATCGCGAAGAGTGCACGATTCGCCTGGGCGTTGAGGACATCGATCGTCTGAGTAGCGAGAATATCGAGAGACATGATCTCTCCTTTCGTTTGAAAATAGCTGACATGTGCATCTGGCCAGAGCCCGGCGGGTTGTCAGATGCCTACACTCATGACCTAGATACATACTACACAACCCACGTGCATCGAGCAAGTGAAACGCCCTCGATCACACTGAAGATCCAGCATAATCGAGGGCGTCATGAGTGTCACATGAACACTCTCACACAGTCACCATGGGCTCACGAGGGCATCGGCGGCATCGAAGAACCACCCGAAGGCTTCACGCCTTTCAGGCCCTTGCCCGCCTTACCCGATGCACCCTGACGAGGCGCACTCAGAGAGCGCGAACCACGAGACGGTGCCGGTCGAGACGGCGCAGGAGTCTGTGCTGGAGCCTGCGTCTGCGTCGGTGCCTGCTGCTGAGGCTGCGCCTGAGGCTGACGAACCTGCTGACGCTGAGCACCCACAGCACCACGCTGCGGCTGAGACTGAGTCTGCTGTGGCTGGCTCTGACGCGCTGGCTGCACGGGACGTGAAGCCTCAGCAGACTGACGGTGAGCCTTCGCCTCCTGACCCTTGGTCTGAGCACTCTGGACATCACCCAGGGCCTTCTGGCCATCCTGAGCAGCGCCTGCGACATCACCGGAGTAAGCCTTGGCAGCTGCCTTACCACCGTGCCACACGGCCTTCACACCAGACGTTGCCTGATCAACACGTGCCTTATCGGCCTTGTTGTGAGCATCCATCGTCGACTGAATCGACCCTGCCGTCTCACTCATAGCGTCATCGGCATTGTTGGCAACCTTGCTCGATGCGGTTGCATCAGCCTGCGGACCAGCCTCAAGCTGAGCTGGCTCAGACAAACCACCACGAGCATCAACTTCACTTGCGAGCTGACGATCCGACTCGGATGTCATCAGTGCGCTGGAGTTGTCATTGCTTGTGCTGTTGTCGACGTTCACGCCGCCCGATCCGTCGCTGAGCAGCAAACCGCCACCACCGCCGCCAGGAGCGTTCGGATCACCACCGGATGCACCGGGACCGATCTCATCCGGGCCAGGGCCATCGGTACCGTTGATGGATAGCATCGATCCACCGCCCATACCCGAGACACCGCCGTTTCCATCCTGAATACCGCCAGAGCCAGCCATGAGACCGCTCGATGCACCGCCGCGTCCCGAGCCAGAGCCCAGACCACCACGACCGCTCATCAGACGGTTAGCAGCAGCAGAGCCAACGCCTGCGCCAACGCCACCAGCCAGAGCGGGCATCAGCTTGCCGCCACCAGCAGGGGGAGCAACATTCGTGTCCAGGAACTTATCGACAATCTTCGTGACAGCCTCGTTGAGACCCTTCACGAATGCACCACGGAAGTGCATCATCTTCCACGTCAGGAGAATCAGCAGCACAGTGGACACCAGCGACGTGAAGAGCGTGACGTTACCACTGTTCTTCAGGTAAACGCCAAAACCACCCATCGAGTTGAACATATGTTCCAAGCCGCCCTCGAAGATACCGGGAATCGACAGAATGATCTCCTGGACGAGACGATAGATGAACATGGTTGCGATGATCTCGGTAATCATCGTAAAGGTGTAAATAACAACCTTCGCGATACCTGCCATGGAACCCAGCGTTGCGAACGGAACCGCCGTGATGATGTGCATCGAGTTCTTGATCGCGCCGGTGAACATACCGAATGCGTAACCGAGGCCGAGCACGATGAAGCAGAGCAGAGTCACAGCGCCGTTTACCCAGTAGAGCCAGCTCACGCCAGCAGAACCAACCAGATTCACCGAGTTGTGGTACTCACGAGTAGCAGACGACACCGCGTTGCTCGACGAGTAGGTGGTTGCCGAGTTCTTGTCGAACGTCGTGTTCAAGTAGTTATACATGGACAGCGCAGACAAGTTCGCACCGTTGAAGTTCTCGCCCAACATAACCCAGTCACCAGCGTACTTATCACCGCTCGTCGTGAACGTGATGGTGCCGCTTTCACCGGACGCCTGGAGACCAGATCCCTCACGAACCTTCAGCACCGGATTATCCGATGCCTTGGTCGCAGAACAACCCTTGCCATCAGCCTTGGTCGAACCATCGGCCTGGACATTGAACCAGGTCGTCGCACAGCTCTTGACCTGCTCCTGGCCGCTCGATGCTTGCTGGCTGATACGACCCTTAATGGCCGTATCAAAGTCAGATGCCTGGTACGACTGAGCAGTCGTGTAGCGCAGAAGCATCTCCATGGCAGCGACATAGGTGAAATCCTTCAGACCGCCGCTCGATGTCGTATCTGCCTTCGCAGCCTCCGTGGAGATAGAGCCAAGGCCAGACACATCAATATCCGACACAGACGAGAATGCACCCGAGTTCGCAAGCTTGTTGATCGCCACAGTCGTCTGACGCAGCTTGTTCACAGATGCGCCGGTCGGAGCCTGCTTAGACGAATCCCACTGAAGCGTGGCATTGTCCGGCACAGCAAGGCGGTCCTTCTTCGCCCAGTTCTCGAAGTCCACAAAGGTGGAGATCACAACGCGCGTCGCACCCATACCAGCACCTGCTGTCGCGTCCTTCATGACACCCAGCGAAGCCGTGTACATCGATCCGATAAGAGGCAGACCCACACCGAGGAAAAGCACGCGGATAACCAGCTTCTTCAAGCCACCGAGAGCATTGCCCTTCTTCCACATGAGAGACGAGATGATGAACACAAAGAGGAAGAGCGGAATGAGCACAGTCCATGACAGGTTCACAAGCGCCTGATACCAGCCGCTAAACCACGTATCCAAACTCTGCATCCACACCGGCACACCCTGTCCACCGGTCATACCGTTGGCCATTGCCGTGCTCGATGCGGAGATCGCAGAGAAGAAGAGCTTGAACGGGTTGAGGGTTTCTAGCAGCCAGATCACAGCCGAGAAGATCGTATCGATACCACCAGCGAGCAAATACAGCAGGGCCATGATGGAACCAAACGCCATGTTCTGGAAGTGAAGCCCCAGACCCGTCGACGTGGAATCAAGACCCAACGCGTTCAACAGCGAGCCATACTGCGCATATGCGAGAACGCCGCTATACGCGGAGTTTGCACTGCTCGAATCGTTGTCGCGAACTTTCAACGAGTCATAACCCACCGTGTTCGATGAACCCGTGGCCTTAGAAACGAGCCAGCCGGAGAAGCTCGACACATCATCGTCTCCGTAACCCAGCAAGTTTCCACCCTCACTGGCATTCTGAGCGATCGTCGTCCAGCCCTCATCCGCCGAGAGACCATCGCCTTCACCAGGCTTAGTCGCATCGGAGAAGTAGGCAGTGACGTTAGACGAGAGCGTGTAGAAGTCATACTTCTCAGCCTTGTCCTTGTCAGCGTACGCACTTCCGCCGATCATGGTGAGACCAAAGACGGCAATGAGCACAGCTGCGACAAACGACATCGCACGGGTGAAGCCCCGAACTGCTCGAACACGGCTTGTGAGCATCAAACTCTCTCCTTTCTTTTCATGGTTCTTGTTCACTTGTTCTTCCTTTCAGCGTTTTTGCGGGCTTTCTGCCGGGCCATCACAGATCCTCTGTGTCGACCGGGAGCAACACTTCCATCGTAGGTAATGTCGCGCACGTGAGCATGGAGACCGAGCGCAAGGTCACGCTTGAAGACAACGTTGACCGTCCCTCGTCGCAAGAATGTGAGCCCCTCACCTCGTTGAGTGATGACCTTCGTCATGTCGACAGGAATCTGCTTGGCCAGCTTCTTCTCATACACAGGCACGAGAGCATCGCTCATCGCACCGAGCGCCGTCCAATCAGCCTCATCGAAGTGGTTGAACTCCGAGTCATCCAGCATCGCCTTCACGCCGTTGTAGCACAGGGCGACACGGCCATTGCGACGGAAGAGGCGCTGGAACTGCTCAGTCATGTACGGCTTCACACCCTTATCGATCAACTCAGCACCGTGGATGATCAGTGTGTCACCTTCGCCCAAGGCCGAAGCCGCGAACGCCAGCACATTGACGAGCTGTGCCATCGCAACACCCTTCCCACGATCCACCAGAGCCGAAAAGTCATAGATGACGCGACGAGCCTTTTGGGTTCCATCAATGACATCGTTCGTGATGACGTTGAACAAGTCACCGTTTGCACTCAGCATGGACTTGAAGACAGAAGACAGCACAGAGTATGCGTGCACCATCTCATCATCACGGTTAGCCCTGCCGGTCAGCGCTTTATAGCGCTGATCCAGATACGTGACAAACAGCTTCAGCTGCGGTACCTGATCATGCGGCACACCCACAAGACGCAAACGATCCTGATTGTCCTTCGCGTTACGCGCCCACATGTTCTGATCCACATAGAACTGTTCCAGAGTGTCCTTCAGCTGACCTTGGATGATCGTCCGATCGTCATCAGTAGGCTGATACACCTGCTCGGTCAGAAGCACCATCTTTTCCAGGTGAGTCGAGAACAGCGAGAGCTGATCCTTGCGATCACCGAAGACCTCAAAGGGGTTGACATCACCTTGCGACATGTCGATGCGCGCAGTGATCGTGTCCATACGAGGACCGAGAACACCCGTCAGATCAGCGCCATCGAGAATGATGTGCACAACGCGCTTGTTGTTGATCAGAGCCGCCTGTGAGATCTTCGATGCCCACATATCGGCAACCTGAGCCTTGTTCATGATCTCAGCGCGAGACTTCTCATCATCGGCAACCACCACGTGATGACTGTACTGATCAACGTCCATGAGGACGCCCGAGTTGTTCACGTCACCGACCATGTAGCCGACGAACTCGCCACCACGGTCATTGAGACCGTTGGTGACAAGGTTGAACGCACCCGCCAGCTCAGTCGAGGTGAAGTGGAAGCCCTTGCCTTTCTTCGAGGCGTTAGGGGCAAACAGCGTCGCCAACTCCTGGCGCTGAAGACCAGGATGTGCAGCGATCGACAGGTTGCCAACGCTATCGATGTACCGATGACGCAGATCATCGATGACATCATCGAGGATCTCCAACGAGGGAGCCTTCAAGAGAATGCGGTAGTGCACAGACAGGTAGGCAGCGCCGTCCTGGATTTCAGCGATCGCCTGCTCAACCTCAGCAGACACCTTCGATGCCTTGCGACGGGACGACTTCGTGCCGTTCTCGCTCTGCTCCTGCTCGTCGAGACGATCGAGGCGCTCAGACGCCTTAATCTTGTCCTTGAGCCAGGACTCAGTCACGCGCGAGACCTGCTGAAGCAAAACCGCCGTCACGTTCTGAGGCAGATAGGGAATGAGGTTCACACCCCAGAACGGAGGGAGCTCATCACGGGCGCTCTCGTCGTGGAAGTAGCCCAGGATGCATCCGACGTTACCGTCGATCTCGAAGTAGTCGCTGTGAAATACATAGCCCTGGCGAGGCTTCACAGCCAGAAGATGTGCATACTCCTTAAACGTTGTGCCATTGGTCTTCGAGAACAGCGCCTTACGCTCCTTACGAGACATACCCTTCAGGCTTCTCTGCTGCGATGCAGCACGATCACGCGCCTCATCAGCAGCCATCGAGGCACTCGCTTCGCGAACACGCGAGGTCGCCATGCCCCACGGCGATGACTCATCCGATGCGATCACATTCGTGACACTATCCTTTTTCGCCATAGATGCCACTCCTTTCACTTCAATAATTACTGTCGTGGTCGATTGAAGACCGATTATGGTCGTTCCTCAGGCTATTCTACACGAAAACCAGGCAAAAGCCCATCGCACAGTACCTGTTTGGAGGCATTAGATACGCAACAACCCCGGACGTTACCATCCGGGGTTGCTGGCTCTGTGACACACAGATCAGTGCGTGACGACGGGTCCGTAATGAGTCCGCAGGAGCTCGATCGTCTCATCATACGTGAGCATCGCGATTTGCTTGAACATCAGCGACGAATCAGCCGCTTCGGCATCGAGCAGGTTGTGCGCCTTGCGTAGATCCTCTTCATTGCTGGCAATGAGAATCAGGTACTGATGGATGCTGAAGAAACTGGAGCCCACGTAGCTCTTCAAAGACTCGTACTGTTCGTCCATGAGCGCAACCAGTTCAGGATCACGAGCCTCAGGATCCAAAGCACGATTACGCCTCTCTAGCGTTGCAATCTGTGTATGAACGCGCTGAGGTTCCTTCGTGGTGATGAACTCTAGCTCGACACCCGGTTCCAACTTGCGATAGAAACGATCGTTACGGTTCAGAATCGCATTTCGATCCTGATCAAACAGCAGACGCGACGCGGATCCCACGACAGCGTACGCCTGGCCCACCATGCCATCCGCATAGGTAATGAAAGCCGTCTTCTCGTCGACATCCTTGATGCCGACGATCGAGTGGAACTGACCGGGGCTCGAATCAGATCGCGTCAGCACCTTGCGCGCCGTTTTCGGTAGATAGTCGAATAGAGCCATGATCATCTCACCGCGCATCTCTTTAGTCTTCGAGTACGCAGCGAAATACGCCGTGGCAGCAATCCACCAAATCGAGATGAACACCAAATAGCCGAAACTTGCGCCCTTGAGTGGCGTGCCCATGAGCAGCCACATAAGGATCACAATGCTACCGATCCAGGCGAAGATCACCTTCATCGGAAGTGGCTTCAGCTTGACGGAGTTATTCGACAGGCTCAGCTCATGATCGAGGATCGTCCGATCCAGCGAGACGGGAATGGAATACCGTTCTTTAACAGCCATTCACAACTCTCCTTTCTTACCTCACATCCGTCACATCACTTGTCGAACGAGAACGCAATACCGCGCGTCCCATCCGGCTTATCTTCCAGGGACAAATACGCATCGAAGGTCTTGCCGGTCTTCTTGGACTTCATGCCTTTGACCTTAACCTTTTCCCCAGCCTCGATCTTCTCACGCTGTTCATCAGTCAGCTTCACGCCAAGCATCGACTTGGGGGCAACACCCCTCTTTGCAGCCGAGGTCGGCTTGGTGTAATCAGGGTTGAAACCAACAAACTTACGCCCATTGAACTCATTCTCCCCAAGAGCCCCAATGACGGTGAAGTCATCCCCCGTCTTCCTAGACGTGGCAGTGATCTCGATGTCCTTACCAGCCAGGAGATCCATGCACTCCTGATCGGTGAAACGATGGCCACTCCACGTACGGTTGAACTTCACGTGCTGACCGTTCTTGGCCCACGTACCCTCGAAGTATTCCTTCTCGACAAATTCGCTCATTCCAAGTTCCTTTCGCATTGTTTGTGCATTCGCCGTCATGACGGCAATATCATCTGTGATCAGTCCGGCCACTTCAGCCAGAACATCGTCTGCATTCTTCTGACCCTTGGCCACAGCCTTCATGTCAGCGAACACTCGTTCAGTGATCGTGAGATCACCAATATGAGTTCCTGGCAACAGCCGGTAGCTCATGTCACCATGCTCAGTGAGAGCAATCTTGCCCCTCGTTTCAGTCATGAGAGGATACCGAGCCTTCGAGCTTGACACCTCAGCGAAGGTGCTGGTGCGCGTTGCACCAGTGCCCACGTCTCGCCTCTCCAGTTGCTTCATGAGCCACTTAACGGTGGGGGCCGCAGGGCGCGGTGGAACACCCTCGTGAACGAACGGCTGAGCCTGGGTACCCAGACCCGTCACGTTGTTCTCATCATCATCATCGTCTGCCATCGATGCGCCACCAAGAACAGACTTCCAACCCGGCTTCTTCGGCACCGAGCACGAACCCGTGTAGGAGGGGAAGTCAGTGACGTGACCCTTCTGAGCCTCGTACTCATAGTCCTCTGCGAGAACCGCGAGGGCAGAGCGAGCCAGCAGCTCATAGATCATGGCACCCGTCTTGCCGTACTTCGCCTCCACATCCGCAAGCGACTTCGGGACATTGGGACCAGGACGGTTTGCACCGTGGGCACCAGAGTCCTTGACGTGCGTCGAACGAGCCGCAGTGTGCGTCAGCAGAGCTGGATCGATACCGACAGCGCGAGCGATTGCAGAGGCGTTGCTCACAAGCTCCGCGAATTGCTCCTTGGTGACGTGCTTGTCTTCGGTGCGGGGGTACGAAACGACTTGGGCTTCGTACATTTTTTGATAGATTTTCAGCACATCCGCCGCCTTCACGCCCTTAGCGCTCAGAAGTGCTGACAGACCAGCCAGATCCAGCATCCTGGGTGGACCAGATCGCTTCATGGTCTTAGAGTCCACCGTCACGCTCGATGCGTGAAGACCGCTGAGATCCACATCGCTTTCCTTGGCATGTCGCTGAGCATCGGGATCGGAGTACATGACACCGTTCTCATCACGGAAACGGGACTCGTAGAACGGCACCTTCTTCCACGACTTGTGAGCCTTCAGCTGATCACCCACGAGCACGGTCATGGCCGACTTCAGTCGACCCTGGCGCAGCACAGTGCGCTGACCCGCAAGCTGGGAGGCAACACGGGTCCACTGCATCGAGAGGAAATCCCACCTTGATCGCAGCCACGCCATGCGGTACTCATCGTGATCTTCCATCGAAGTCAGACGCTTACGCGACGTAAACGCCTTCTTGATCGAGGCTGGAGCCTCATCGGTGAAATACATGCGCGAGATAGGCTTTGTGTCCAGTCCGAGGGCAGCGATGATTTCCCAGGCTAGTAGCCCTCCTTCTCCCGATGGATCAACATCGGTAGCGATGCAAATTTCATCGCAGGAACGGAACGCCGTGCGGATGTCGGACAGCAGTTTCGACACACCATCCTTCTTCTCTCGCTCGAAAGCAAGATCGTTCACATCCCACGGCAGATCACTCAGCACCCACGACGCATACTGCGTGCGCTTCGACGAATCCACCTGATCCACCGGCTGCTTCAGCTCGAAGAGGTGGCCGCGAGCAAACGCAATCACATAGTTCTCGCCGTTACAGGTTCCAGTCTGACCACCAAGCGCCTTCGCGAAATTACGCGCTGCGCTCGGCTTCTCAGTCAGAATTCCAACTGTCATATATCCTCCAAATCATCGAAAACGTTCATATACGAGTATAACGAGTATATCAGAGTCGTTCAAAGACCACCATCATTTCACCGCGATGCTTCTGACGCGACCTCGCACGCTGGAAATGATTACGCGATGCCGACGCATCGATCTCATCTGCCAGGTGCCATTGTTCACCTAGTGCGCTCTGAGCCACTGCCGACATACGCTTGCGCCACTTCTCACTGATCTGGAAAGCGAAAACACGCGTCGACGGAGCAACGCTCATGGAGACAACCTGTTTCCACCATTCCAAGAACGCCTCGTCATCCAGATTCTCAGCGCCTTGAGAAGTGTAGATCTCCGTATCTCCATACGGCGGGCACGTCAGAACCATCTCATGCGAGCCACCTCGCATATCACGGGTCGCACTGTCACCGAGCGACACACTGACATTCGTCAGACTCAGACGATCGATAAGACCCTGGTGAGCCTCTACCACTGCCTCAGAAATATCTGTGCCGGTATACGTCACACCGCGCTGAGCACAGGTGAGCATACGCTCACCCCACCCGCTGCACGGGTCGTACATGTGCGTCGGCTCATACCGATCGAGAACAGCCACCATAGCGGTGTTGACAAACGTCGAGTACGAACGGATCTCACCACTGATAGACAGACCTCGCACGATCTCTAGGGCCGACTCAGGAAGCTTACCCAGATACTGCAATCGATTAGCAAGCAAACGTGCACGTAGACGGCCCCACTTGCGGTGATGTACCTCGTCGGCCTCCCACATCTGCAACTCGCGAGCATAGAACGTCTCCCACGTGCCGCTACGGGCAAGCCAGGAGATCTGCCTCGAACCAGCATTCGTGACATCAATATCCGCCCACTGCTGCACCTGCTCACTCAGACCTTCCCTGAGATCAGTCAGAGATTCAGGTAGATCGAGCCAGGAGTACTCACGATCCCAGTCGTGGCCATCAGGAGCCCCGAGAGCAAACCACAGATGAGCATCCCACAGAGACTCAGAACCATCCCACAGCGTCACATAATTCAACTGCGCTTCGCGAGCAGCTGCACGCTTACGCACGTCTCGCTCAGTCCACGTCCCAAGCGCATTGAGGTAATACTGCGACTTCTCACCCTTCTTACACCAGGTCTGTACTGTCTTCTGGTCCATATCGCGATCGACCTCATACCAGTGCCCGCCATGCGACCACGAGCCATTGAGCTCGATGAAAAGATCACGCTCAGGGATATAAAAATCAACAGCAAAGGGATAGCGGTTTTCATCACGATGCTGTCGCACCACGGTCATACCGTGGTGATCTGCATACTCAACAAGCAGCTCATGAAGCGCGTCCTCTGATGAAGAGGTAGCCAATGTGGCATTACGTTTCTTCGTCGCCAACGACTGCTGTTGCACACATGCGCTTGACATGCGTTTGGAGATCTCTCGACGAGATTCCTCACGCATAGTCCATGAAGGAAAGCCATACCTTTCGATACTCGTTTGGCGAGCTTTCTCAGCCCATTGCTTCCCATACTGCTCAGCCCGTTGCCTCTGAGCCGCACGAGCATCAGGAGTTTGACTGGGATGGTCAACGCCATAACGCGATCGTGAAGTTTTTACCGCACGTGCGCTACGCTGTGCGATCTCATCCGAGGTCAAAACACGCGTATATCTCTCGCGAGAATAACGAGTCGTTTTGGCTTTCTTCCGAGCCTCGTCAGCAAACACCGAGCCCTCGGCCAACGTGTACCGAGCACCGTAGCGCTCTTCTCTCGTCCGAGCCGCCTTCTCCTGGTATTCATCGAGCTTGAACGGATTGTCCGTACCGTGCTGAGCGATCATACCCGCCTGCATAGTGCCACGACGAAAACGACGATCGGCATCACGGAATTCTCCACCCAGATCCAGAGCTGTGAACAGCTCGGAAAGCTTGATGAGATTCACCGCGTCGTGCAACCCAAAATGCTCCAACACCCCGGCCTTGTCCAGATCGCACGCAGCATACTGTTCTAGCACGTCACGCACAGTCTCCTGGGCAACACGCTGCCGCACATGCTCGATCTTGTATGCTGTTCGATCCACACCTGTCAGCTCAGTCCTCACTGACGCATTGTGATACCCAGGATCGACATCAGTGGCTGCGATGACACGCTCACGCGACCAACCACGGCACACCAGGTCAGTCACGCTACCCTCAGGAAATAGTTTTGCTTCATTCATGAGGCAATTCTATCATCGGTACAAGGGTAGTGCAACCCTATCTTCCCTCCCATGGCTCATTGATTATTCTGGTAAACCAGCATATCATAGAGTTATGGCACACAATCTTGCTCCACATCAGCCACAACCACCAAAAGGAGTTTTCGTGATCACCAATCTCAAAAACATCAGACCCCAAATACGACGGAGATAGTCCAATCCCATCAATCGTCACCATTGACATTGAATCATGCGATCGCTCATTGTCCCAGCATGTCATCGTCTTCAACACAGCCAACGGATACACGATCGACTACTCCAATGGATCCTTTAGCCCGATCGAGCGCTAATTCCCACCGGAAGACAACGCCCCGTAGCTTTTGCTGCGGGGCGTTGTCTATGCTACTCCACGATCCGCAGATTGCCGCGCTGCACGGACTCGTCTTTGCTGAGCTCTCGGGCCTTATCCCGGAGCTTCGCACGTGCATCAACAACCGTCTTGTGCGTGAGATCGATAGAGGTCGCAGTTGCATTGTTGAAAAGACGCGGCTCCGTCTTGTCGACAAGCAACCACGTGAGCATGAGCTCCAGCTCATAGAGCTGTTTCTCAGCGCTGAGCGCACGCTTCGTCATCGCATCGAGATCCTTCTGGGCGCGCTGTTGGTTATCCAGCACCTGCTCCACCTTCATCTCAATCGCAGCCACACGACCTTGACCTGTGCGCAACACTTCAGCAGCACGACGAGTATTCTCGTCCACACCAGGGATCTCGATGTCGAGCGCACTCATCACCAACGCTGTGATCAACGAACCCGATGACAGCGTTTTGCTCTGCGTCTTTGGTGTTGGGGCAGCACCAAGCTCTGGTGCACCCAGGCGCGTCAGCTCGTCTCGAATCGCTTGCACGATGATGGCAGGCAAATCTCGGGGCCTTGTCGAATCACCATCAAAGGCAAAACGAACATCGCCCTCGATCGTCGTGGGGATTTCACTACCGTCACGATGACGCAACGCCATCGGAACAGGCTCATACAGGCGCTCTGCTGATTGCTGGGACTGCTGAGCATCGCTATCCGGCTTACTGTGCTCGATGTGCGCATGCTCATCTTGGTGGGCTTCTCCCGTAGGTGAAGCCTTCTCATCGAGATCAACACCAGTGTCTGTACCCGTAATGCTGTCAGCTTCGGTGATCAGATCATCGGGTTCGTTGCGTTGCGGCTCAGGCGGCGTGGAGCCGACACCGGACGCACCCACCGGAGAACCGTTCCCGGCGTTGTTACCGCCATTCGCATTACCGCCGCCCGATCGGCCAGATTGCCTCTGTCCATGGACAGGCTGAACGCGAGCGCTACGCGCAGACACAACAGCCTGTCGCTGATTCGCTCCAGACATACGATCGCGCAACTCTTTCTGAGCCGCATACAAAGGATCGAACACCTCAGGCGATGGCTCATCGTACTCAAAATTGCTCATTGCTTACTCTCCCCGTACTCTCCCTGTGCTCGCTTACTCTTCACCGTCTTCATCATCCAACAGGTAGCTATCGCCACGAGTCAAACCGATGATCGTCGACGCCATCGACATAACAGTCTTTTCGAGGTTGGCAACATTGCTGGCCAACGAGATCTGCGCATCCACAAGCTGCGCCAGACGCGCTTGCTCTAGCGTCGGTAGATCGTAGTCTCCGTTCTTACGGGCAACGTGACCATCGATACACTCGATGATGAACTCATTGGCGCTGAGACCCTCTTTCTCGGCCCAGTAATCTACCTTGTCACGCACACTTGCTGGCATACGCACATTGAGCCGAACCATCGGCTCTCCTGCTTCGCCAGCCCCTCCAGTCTTTCCAGTCTTTGTCTTGGTCACTGCCATTGCAACCTCCTGTCTTGCTTGTTGTCTCTGTGTTGTGGCTCTTCGTTTTTCCTGATAACTAAGTATAACACAGAGCCTTGGCACACTCCCGTGTGCCGAGCATCATCATGATCTGTCAGTACTGTACCCCCCACCAGACAACAGAAAGAAGAGGTGGCCCATGACTGCATCCATCGTAGATGTCGCCGCATACATCCTCGCTCGTGAGAGCACAATGGTGACGATGAAGCTCCATAAGCTTGCGTTTTACGCACAGGCTGAACATCTTGTTCGTCACACATCCCCTCTGTTTCCAGAGGATTTCCACGCATGGATCGTCGGCCCTGTGAGCCCAGAGCTCTACCACCTTCATCGGGGCAAGCTCTTGATTCGACCAGAAGAACTGCCCTCCGGTAACCCCTCGGCTCTCACCGATGCAGAGCGAGCTCTCATCGATCGTGTCTGTACTGCTATGGGTAGCATGACCCACGCCGCACTGAGCAAAAGAATGTATCGCGAGCTTCCATGGGCAGATGCTTACGCACGACACACATCATCATCGCTCTCTCATCTGGTACACCTCCCCATCGTCACCACTGATGAGATCATCACCCAGGACGCAATGCGTGACTACTACAGCGAGCACCGGCTTGTCTCTTGATCAGCACACTACCGTGTGCCGGGAATCGTACGGATTCCCTCCCTCATCACCCCCCATTTCTCCACACCTCTCAACAAGAAAGGCCCATACCACCATGGCCAAGAAGCGTAAGAATCACGCCACCACCTCATTCCGCGACGTACACGATCATCGCGCAGATGAGCTCGCATTCGATCTCATGAGCGAAGCCCGAGACATCACCTTCGATGTCGTGGAGCGCAACAACAGCGTCATCACTCTCCACGCTCACGCCAACAGCGCTGACGTGGATCCGATCGTCGTCATCGTGACCGCTACTGATTACATCGTCGACGGCGCTCACTGCGACACGGTTGCTCAGACGATCGATGCTCTCACATCTGCACCGACCAACTAAGGAAAGATCCTCCATCATGGCTATCAACATCTGTCATATCACTGGCGACAACGCACAGAAGGCGTTCATCGATCGAGTGATCTCCCGTAGTGACCAGATCTACCCAAACACTGACCATAATGTCATTCGATCAGTTGCTGGTCAGTTGCTGGATTACACGTTTGGAGATCTCGACATGCTCGCAGATATGCTGCGTGTCGACGTGCCGTGGTTGCTCAGCGGCCATGGTTGGTGTCCATCTATCTCCCACTAAACAGAAAAGAGACACCCCATACCTATGAATCCCATGATTGAAATCATCGAGAACGACGATGGATCGATTACTACACGAGAACCCGCCACAGCAGACCTTTACCTCTTCGGTACAATCCGAATTCCTGAAAATGTTGCCCGAATCATCGCATTCATCGGGGCAATCGCCATCGCCTTCCTCGCTGTTCATATCGTTAATAACCACACACAGCCTGACCCATTCGTCTCAGGCCCTGGTGTGCTCTCATCATCCGAGAAATACATCGCATTCGACGGTCCTGCACAGCGCACGTATCAGCCAAGCGAAGGCACAATCACCTACTGCGATCCTGATGATCATGGTCGTCCCACATGCGCCTACGGTCTCCTGACTCCAGAAAACCGCGAGAAGGGTAGGAATTACCAACGTCATGACGTTGATTTCAACCCCAGCGGCTGGCCCGAGACTAACACTTATGTTGAATACTTCGGACCACTCTGGGTCAAGACGCCTATGCTCGGAACGCAACTAGGCGGAGACTTCGTTCCCAATAACACCATTACGGGAACCGAATACCTGAATAACTCCGGGCATACGGGCAATGGTTATTTCAAGAACGGACTCCAATACCCCGAGCATCTCGCCGCACAGTATCTCGACGATCAGTACAACGCGCAATGCCCGTTGTACTACGCAGTCACAGCTAACTACGAGGCAGATGAGCTTATTCCACGAAGCCTGACAGTTGATATTGAAGCGTGTGATCAGTCGCTCTCTAAGCGAATGACAATCTACAACGTTGAAACCACCTACGACATCAATTACCACACAGGCGAAACCCGCGAACAGTAAAGGACGTAAACATGCTCAATCATTATTTTGCTAAACCAAACATTTCACCTGATGAATTGATTAGAAAAACCATCTTCCTTATCGTCTCAATGGTACTGACTATTACGCTGATAGGGTATTTGTTTGGATTCTTTAATAACCTCCCCCAGCCCAATCAATCCGGTGTCACCAGCAATTACTACAGCATCGGAGGCCCGGCGCAGCATCCGTACCAGACTGACGCATCCTCTGATGGTACCATCGCGTACTGCCCTCTCGACGAGCTGAGTCGCCCGACGTGCGCGTATGGCGTTCTCACCACCGAGAGTAGGCTCCAAGCCAAAGAGCGCGGCAGGCAAGACATCAATATCAACCCTACCGGATGGCCCAAAAAGAACCGAAAGGTCACCATCTATAGTGCCACCTATGGCAGAGACGACAAACCCTATTACGGATGGTTCTGGAACCGCTCACACATGATCGCTGATTCGCTCGGTGGAGATCCCGTGAAAGAAAACCTTGTCACCGGAACACGTACTCAGAACGTCGGCATCGATAACAACCACACTGGCGGTATGGCGTACGCAGAGACCAAGGCGCGTGACTATCTGGATAACCCAGCCAACGCACAATGTCCGCTCTACTATGCTGTGACACCCAACTACATCAACAGCGAACTAATCCCTCGCACCGTCACCATCGACATGGAATCGTGCGACCAGTCCATTTCCGAGCACATTACAGTGTTCAATACCGCTAACCATTGGGATATTAACTACCACAATGGGGAAATCCACGATGGTGGTTTGAAAGAAAAGCTTCAATAGATCCCAGGAGGAAAAATGGAAACCTTTAACGCTATCATGAAGGCACTTATTTTTATTGTAATGACAGGTGCTGCCGCGATAGCCATGTTCGTTGCAGCTTGCTACTTTATTCTTGGCAGCAAGGGTGAAGAAGATCGCTTCGCTATCATTATGATTTTTGGAGTGCCAAGCGCCTTGTCCAGTGTAATCGCCTTGTGGGGCATGATCAACGTCATTTACTACTGGCTCATTCCAGCGATCTGGTAACAACAAACAACAACCGAAAGAAGGCGATTTCGAAATGACAAAGCACACATGTCTCTGCTGCGACTACAGCGATCAATTCCCATGTGACTGTACGGATTGCAACGGTTTCGATGATTGCGATTGCTTCTACTGTCATGGGGATGAAGGATATTGGTCTTACTAACCCACATTGACAACACCCAAAAGGAGCCCGATGAACATCAACATTGACACGAGTAACATCGATCTCGTCCACAATCCAGATATTCTGGCGCTAGTGCTCAAGAGTCTCCCCAAGGCTCACATTGTCCACGTTGAATTTTTCGACGGTGATACTTACGAATTCGTCACAACGATTCGTGATACCCTCATCTGCACCAACGAAACTATTGGGGAGTTGAACCCATCAGAATTCACCAGCTTCGTCCAAGGTAAGAATCCCAAATACGAAGACGCATGCTATATCGATTTCAGCCAACCATCCCCTGAGCAGAATATCAAGAGTCAAGACATCTCACTCAATAGGGCGATGCATGCTAAGCCCGGCGAACTACTACATATCGCAAATAGACGTATTATCGCTTGCGATGGTTTCTTCATTGATCTGGACAACGAGCTACAGCAACTATCGCGATCTCAGATCGCAACTATGTTGTTCCTCAATGACACACCGTCAACCAATCTCAAAAAGCTCTTCTCATAGCAAAGAATTTTAGAAGAAAGAAGAAAAACAATGGTAACTATCTACGACAAGCCTCTTCTCGTCATCCGTAACGGTGAGATCAGGACGGAAGGGTACTGGAAAATTACCGTCCCTGGGACCGTCGTCCTTGTCTCCGGCCAGCGGTTCATGTTCCTGTCGAGCGACAACACCAGGGACGGTTTCTGGCTGATGCTGGGTGAGCAGACTCAGCTGACTGTCCAGGAATTCTATGACAAGTTTGAGATGGAATTTGTCGTGGTTGTCATCGACACCGCCAACTGAAAAGAAGGAGCACACTCATGCCTCACGTACCTCTCGACATCGATTGGCGACAATGGGAAAAGGCCGGCCCCGATGTCGGCCTCTTTGAAGACTCCTACATGCATCGCCAGACATGGTTCGATGACTGGAACTACGTCTACCATGTTGCGTTGTGGGAGAACTTCAACGACAACGAAGATCCCGCCTCACTAATCGTCACCCGCGTCGAAAAGATGGGCGACAGCCCATACAAGCAGACCTCTCGTGCTATCGGTGATTCCGGTAATCCCGAGTACTGGTCTGAGCTCGATCGCTTGTTCGGCTCGCGCCGATCGTGGAACAACGTTCTGAGCAACTTCCACGACTACGTGAAGCACCACCCCTACAGCCGCTACGGCGACAACAACTAAGCGCAAGACGCTGAGCACACACCCCGTTACCACGCTGCCTGATACAGAACGTACACAGTGCAGCAACTGGTAACGGGGCTCTCTCTCTCTCTCTCTCTCTCTCTCTGATTTATGCTCTGTTTCCATGCAATAGAATTGCATCGGTAGAGGTACAGAGACCACTACCACACACAACCCGAAAGGATAACAACATGGCTGACGAATACGGCTTTGCAACCACTGAAGAAGAGTTCAAGGCTCTCATTGACGAACTGCTGGGTAAGGTGCCTGACGAAAAGACTCAGCAGGCCAACGCTCGAAAGGCTCTCTCCGAAATCATCGGCATCGACCTGGACAAGGTTGAAAAGCTCATTAACGGTGGTCAGATTGTCTTCTCTCAAGAAGAGATGTTTGATACGACCGAAAAGAACGAGCCGTCTGAACAGGGAGAGCCTGAGTCTGTGCTCGCAGAAGACCTGTTCACCGCTCAGGATCCCAATGGGCTCCAGAGTACCTACAAGGCGATCGAACTCCCCTTCGGAACCGTCATCTCCATCGAGGGTGACGAGTTCCTCCACGCTCTCATCGATCATGGCGAACACGGTCACAGTGTGTGGGTCAACACCATGACTGAGCTACTCGATGATGACGCTGTGGCTGAACTCGCTCGCAATGCCAACGGCAACGTCACGATCATCCACTTCGGCTGATCCGCGACATCTTGCATCAACAGAGGAATACATATGCCTAACCATCAAGAGTTCATAGGTAACGCAGAAGCATTCGTTGAATTGCTCAACGACATGCTCAACGAGGCTTTTCTCGATGAAATCTCTGAAGAAAATGAATCCGACTTCGATGTCAAGGCCGATCTCGATCGCGCTCTTGATTACTTCTGCGACACCTTCAACGTCAACATTGATAAGTCTCTTATCACCGATAGGGACAATGGGGATAATCCCATTGATACCTCCGAAAAGGCTGACAAGGCAATCGCAGAAGATAGGATCGAGCCAGAAGAGCTCACTGGTGACATGTTCGAAGCCGAAGGACCTGATGGCACTCGCCATGTCTTCAAGGCGAGTGGCTTCTCCGCCGGTACGATCATTGATCCACCGGGGTGCAATACGTTCTATCACGTCCATCGACCACACAACCCCAATGAACCTTTTTGCGTGT